GACGGTTTCACGGCAATGTTGTGATACTCTACCTCCGGTACGGGAAGATCAAGCATATCCGCCGTTTTGATGTCCGCAACCTGTTTGAACATTGCCATCAGTTCGGGCAGATTATTGAATTTCGCAAAGCGTGTTTTCGCTCTGTATCCTGTTCCTTCGGGCGTAAGCTCGACTGCCGTGACCGTCTCGCCGAACATCGACGCCCAAGCGTCAAAGTGCTGCAAATCGTGGTCTTGAAGCGTTCGGTACTGCAAATACCGTTGTATAGTATAAAGTTCTACCATACTGTTTGAGATCGGCGTACCCGTCGCAAACACAACGCCACGCCCTCCGGTAATCTCATCAAGATAGCGGCACTTCATAAAAAGGTCGGAAGATTTCTGCGCTTCCGTCTGAGCGATACCGCCCACATTCCTCATTTTGGTGTAAAGATACAGATTCTTGTAATAATGACTTTCATCTATGAAAAGCCTGTCTATACCGAGTTCTTCAAAGGTTACGACATCATCCTTTCTTGATTGATCGTTTAATTTTTCCAGCTTCGTTTGCAGGGATTTTTTCGTCTTTTCAAGCTGCTTGACCGAAAAACGGTCGCCACGGTTTCGCTTTATATCCGCAATCCCTTCAATAATATCGTCAAGCTGCTGCTGTAAAACAGCCCTCTGCCGTTCAATGCTTATCGGGATTTTTTCAAACTGCGAATGACCAATAATCACGGCGTCGTAATCTCCCGTCGCAATACGGCCGCAGAAGCGTTTGCGGTTTTTCATCTCAAAGTCTTTCTTCGTAGCGACCAAGATATTCGCCGCTGGATAGAGCTGCAAGAACTCCGCCGCCCACTGCTCTGTTAAGTGGTTGGGGACAACAAAGAGAGATTTATTGCAAAGTCCGAGCCGCTTGGATTCCATTGCGGCGGCAGTCATTTCAAAGGTCTTGCCTGCGCCCACGGCGTGTGCTAAGAGTGTATTGCCGCCGTAAAGAATATGGGCGACCGCATTTTTCTGATGTTCCCGAAGCTCAATTTCAGGATTCATACCACTGAAAGTGATATGGCTTCCGTCATACTCACGAGGGCGGATACTGTTGAACTTGTCGTTATACAGCCGTACCAGCTTTTCCCGTCTTGCGGGATCACGCCATACCCAATCCTGAAAGCCCTGCTTAATAAGCTCCTGCTTTGACTGGGCGATAGCGGTTTCTTTTTTATTGAGGATAGCCCTCTTTTTGCCCTCATCATCTTCCATATAGTCAAAGACACGCACATCTTTCATATTGAGCGTATCTTCAATAATTTTGTAGGCATTGACACGCTTCGTGCCGTAGGTGTTGTAGGCTTTCAGGTTTCCACGGTCATAGGATTTTCCCTCCACATTCCATTCGCCCGTCAGCTTTGAGTAATGGACTTTAATATTCCATCTCGCATAAACGGGCGTATCCAAAAACTCATACATAAACTGCTGTGCGATTTCTTCCGGCAGCCAAGTTGTACCGAGTTGTACGAAAATCTCGCTGGCAGTCAGGTCTTTCGGCTGTACCTTTTCCAGAGCTTCTACATTGATGTTGTAATCTTCGGGATAAACTTCTGCGGATTTTTTCGCCCAAGCGAGCTTTTCCCGCACATTGCCGGAGAGGTATTCGTCCGCCATCAGGTACTTTTGCTCATCACTGCCGCCGTAGCCGTACATCGGATTCAGGAAGATAACGCCTTTTAATTCCTCATAGATTTCCTGCTCGGTCTTGCCCGTAAGGGAACACATATATTCCATATCCACACAGGCTTTTTCGCCCATAGATACGGCAAGCGCTTCGCTGACGGTATCCACCGAGGTAACGGGTGTGTGTGGCTTGATCGTCCGCTTCGTGAACATATCCGCCTTGCGCTCCAGTTCTCCATTTTCGTCCAGCACCTCCAGTGCGGAAAGCAGGGCAAAGGAACTGTCCTGCGAAAAGGCGGACACATTCGCACGGGAATTGATCAGTCCGTACTTATTGGAAAAAGTATCGTAAAGCGCATTTAGCTTCTGCTGTTCCTTTTCGACTTCATAATCTGGATAGTCGGCAGTCTGCATTTCAATCAGGCTGCGAACACTGTCCCTTATGGCAATCATACCTTTAATCCGGTTTTCAGCCGTTGCCGAACATTCAACCGGAGTCATTCGGGAATTTTCACGGTAATAGATTTTATTGTCCACAACCGTATAGGAAAAGTTGCGTACTTCGGGATCGGCGGGAATGGAGTTATCTTCTTCGGTCAGTTCCTCGTCCACTTCGTAATCCGTGATCTCTGCGTGGATATTGGAGATGGCTTCGTCCAAAAGCTCCGCAAGGTCAGCATTTTCATAGGATACAACGGTATCTTCCTCGCCGAATCTGCCGGACACGGTTTTCCATTCGCCTAATACCATTTCAGGGTGATCGACAAAGTAGGCGTTCATCTTCACACCGTTTTCGTCGGTATTCAGGTGTACCCACTCCGGCTCAAGGTCAATAAGTCTGTCACGCTTCTGTAATATCAAAATATCCGAAACGACCTCTGTTCCGGCGTTTCCCTTAAAGGTGTTATTGGGCAGGCGGATTGCGCCGAGCAGGTCGGCTCTCTGTGCGATATACTTCCGCACGGCTGGATTTTCCTTATCCATTGTGCCTTTACTTGTAATAAGTGCCATCACGCCGCCCGGTCTGAGCTTGTCTAAGGACTTCGCAAAAAAGTAGTCGTGAATTAAAAAGTTATGCTTGTTATACCTCCTGTCATTCACTCGAATATCGCCGAAAGGCACATTGCCGATCACAGCGTCAAAGAAGCTGTCGGGGATATTTGCTTCCTCAAAGGCTAAAGCCGCTATCGAGGTTTTCTGATAAAGCTGCTGTGCGATACCCGCCGAAATCTTATCAATCTCCACGCCGTAGATTTTGCTGTCCTGCATAGACTGGGGCAGCATACCGATAAAGTTGCCGATCCCGCAGGAAGGCTCTAAGATATTGCCCTCCCGAAAGCCCATCTGCTCCATTGCCTTGTAGATTGCGGAAATGACAACGGGCGGGGTGTAGAAAGCGGTCAGGGTGCTTGCCCTTGCGCTTTCATACTCATCGGGAGAAAGGGCGGTATAAAGCTCGATAAACTCGTCCGCCCACGAGGAATTATTTTCATCAAATGCTTCTGGAATACCGCCCCAACCGACATACTGTGAGAGGATTTCCTGTTCTTCGGGCGTTGCAAAGCGGTTGTCAAACTCACATTCCTTCAGCACATTGATTGCCGCCATATTTCTGCGGAAGCGTTCTTTTTTGCCTGCCTCCGGCACTTCGTGGGAAGCAAGGTCAAAGGTATGCCGTTCGGATAACGGGATTTCAGGGTGCAGATCAAAGGTCTGTACCCGTGAGCGCTTCGGCTGGCTGAAAGCAGGCGTGAATGGCTCGGCTTCATTTTGCTCAGGCTGTTCGGCAGATGTATTCTGCTTTTCCCGTTCCACATAAAGCCATTCGGCAGCTTCCTTTTCGGAAACAGATTTTTTGACATCTTCCAAGTAGTCGTTTGCCTGCCACTCGCTCTTAAATTCCTCGCTGACGCCCTCATCGTCGATATAGATTGCTTCCGTCAAATCGTCCCAAATGGCATAGCCCTCATCGGTTTCAATGACGAAAAATCTCTCGTCGGGCGGGAGCGTATTTTCTGCCGCAATATGCTCCGCTTGCCTGAGCATTTCATCTGCCCTGTCCTTTGCAAGATAGGGCGAATCAATGATTTCTATGCTCTGCGCCGGCGGATCAAGATGCTCTGCAAACTCTCTTGATATGGTATTGCCTTCCTTGTCTTTATAGAAAACCACCTTAAAAGGCACACCGTAATATGTTTCCTCTCTTATGTCGCTTGCGAACTGATAGGGACTGGTGTATTCAATGCTTTCCCGCACCGTTCCGTCCGTATGAAGATAGTCGATCCTTCCGACTGGCTGCGACTGCACTGGATCTTCTTTATTAGTCGATACGATATTTCGGGTGCTGCGCTCTCCGTTTTCCAAAGAGCAGACCGACACATCAAAGCCACGGTCAAGCAGCATATTGACATAGGTTTCCAAGCGGTTTGACGGAAAGCCGCACATCTGTGTTCGCTGATTGCCGCCGATGGAACGGGAAGCAAGATTTAATTCCAGCGCTTCGCTTACGGTCTGTGCGTCCTCACCGTAGGCTTCAAAGAAATCGCCCATTTGATACAGCACAAGACTGTCAGGATTATCTTCCTTGATTTCGCTGTACTCACGATAAGTGTCCGTAAAGCTGCTGCGCTCGTTCTGCTGAACAAGGCGCATAAAGCTGTCCTTGCGTTCCAAACGAGGCTGCGGATTTTGTATAGAGCGATCCATCAGCTCAACATTCCAATCGTCTACCCGTGTGATTTCAAAAGGCTTTCCTTCCAAATACACTCTGTCTCCCACCTGATATGAGGCTGCAAACAGAGCTTTTTGATGTTCCCGTGCCGCTGCCTGCTCAATCCTTGACACTACATCATCGGGCAGACCGTCCACATAGTAGCGGATTTCGCCCTCGCTGCTGATATGAGCAATCGTTTGGTAATCTCCGTTTTCTTCAACGGCTCTGTTCCAGACAGTAAGACCGTTTCCGAGATACCCCATACCAATGTTAAAGGCGGGCGATTCAGCCGGATCAGCTTTTTCCTCCGGCTGAAGGTAATCGCCGAGTCCTTCGTTTCGGACAGCCTGAATATAATCGTCTTGCAGGATAGTGTCGGGAGTGATGACTGCCAAAACCTTGTTTTTCATATCCTCCTCAAAAGAGTAGGACGGGCTTAGATCACGGGGTGTAACATAGAATTTTTTAATATCCCCGTTGTAGCTCTGAACAGCCTGCTGGAACTTTCTTAAATCCCCGGCAGTAAAAATCTCCTGCGTTACCCAATACATCTCATTGCCGTTTACCAAAGCGGTTTCCTTGAAACGCATATTATGGGGAATGAGCTTTTCAAACTCGATAGAATTGAAACGAGGCTGCTGCTCTGCAACCGCCGTTTGATTCGTTACCTTCAAGTGGTCGTTCATCGGGTTTTCCCGCACCCTGCGGTCAAATTCCGCCCGTTCCAATTCCTTTTGGAATAGCGGATACTGCATATCGTGAAGAACGACACGCTTATCATCAAAGGCAAGGATTTCGTATTCGTCAGCGCCCATATATACCGTATCGCCGAGATGATAGGCGTAGTGTGCTTCCTGCTGCGGCTCTCTTTCAGCCGCCTGCGCCGATTCCCGTTCGGGTGGAGCAGAGTAGAGGATTTCACGGTTTCTCTGTTCTTCGGCAAGTTCCGCTCGGCGTTCCTCCTGCTTTTGGAGCCACTGTGGATAAATCTCTTTTTCCTTTGGATTGAGATAACGGTCGAGGCGTATCAGCTCGGCAATCCGCTTTTCTACCTGAGTCCAATTCAGCCGGATATGCGGCTTGTCATTGCCAATACCTTTTGAGATCAAAATGCCTTTTCCGTCGTGCTGCTCATCAATGCCTGCGCCGACAATCACGGGATAAGCACCGCCCCAACCGTATTCCTCTTTCAGAAAATCGGCGTTTTCTTTTGCGGACAAACTTTTTTCAAACTGCTCATAGATACGGAACTTTCCCTCAGATACGCCGCTACCACGAGTGAGAACAGCGTCGATAATCTCCTGAGAAAAAGAAAAAGCAGAGGTCTTTTCCTCTGCCTGCATTTCCAAAAAATTCAGTTGTCCGTCCATAGACGGTAATGGCTTCATCGTGTCCTGCAATTCACCGAGAAGCCGCATTGCTTCAAAGTATTGTGCAATCACGCCCCAATCATAGAAACTTTGTGCTGTTCTGTTATCGTAATTTCCCTCCCAAAGCTGGAGCACATTCTGCCAAGTTTTGTACCCGACTCGCCGCCCGTCGCTCAAAATCAGTTCGGTATAGTCGTTATTGAAAACACCCTTGATATATTCGGTACGGGCGGCGTTATCGGGATTGCTTTCATAGAAAGCACAAATTTCCTCTTTCGAGGCTCTCAGGTGTGGCGTTGTGCCGAGGATTTCACGAATGGTATCGTCCCCGCTGAAAAACAGCAGGCTTTTGTCCTCGTTGCTTCGGTCATAATAATCTAAGCGAAGATGACCTCCGCTTTCACGATCTCCTGCACTCTGTTCCTCAGATTGTTCATTCCCTGCACCCACTTTATCATATCCGCCGCTTTCAGGCTCTCGGTCAAGCCCTCCTGCGCCGCCATCTGCTTCATCAGGGTTTCTTCCAGCTTCATCGCTGTCTGCTCTGTTTCCGCTAAATGCTGTGTCAGGGTGCAGCTCGTCAGAAGATTGTAGTATCGGATTTTGTGGTGTTCTTTGAGAAATTTCCGCCTCATCTGAGCGTACCTGCCCAAAGTTACCTCCGGCTGCTGCGGCATTGTCAGGTCGGGAAGATTGTAATCGCCCTGCATTGTGTATGTCAGCTCGTTCATTTTCAAAGCTCCTTTCGCTTTTATTTTCAGCCTTATTGTAATCAGGTTTTTCTCTGTCCGCAATGATGCGATTTTGCCTTTCAAGAGCAAGAACGGTACGGGAGATTTCCCCAAGCCCCATCTCCGCAATATCGCTTGACGCAATGCCGAGGGCGTTTAAGGTTTCGGGCGTATTGAAATTTGTGATAACGGAAAAATCCTCCGCTTCATAAAACGGCTCGGTATCTATTCCAAGCCTTGTCATCATCATATACGCCACGCTGTTTGTTACCGCCTTTTTATACATAGCGGTAATCATATCCTCCGAAAGACCGTAGAGGAAGCTATCATCTGCGGCATACATCAGATCGCCCAAATAGTCGGGAATATTATCTTCCACAGCGTTTTTAGCGGCGCTCAGCACTGCGTCCGCAAGGCTTTCCCTGTTTTCCAGCTCGCCGAAGGTGCTTTCAAGGGATTCGATCACATCATCCGTATATTCCGGCTTCATCTCCCAAATCGGAACGGGGCGGGAATAGCGGCTTTCGTGGGTATCGGAAATATCGAAGTAATGGGTTAAGCGCTGCCTGCTCCGGTCGGCGTCCTCAAATACGGCGATACCCTTAGCGCCACGGTTTACCCAACGCTCGAATTTATCGTTCCATCGCTCGATTTCCAATACCGCCGTTGCGTCCGGTCTTTGGGCGTAGATGAGAAGCTGCTCGTCAAAGCGCAGACGGTAGTTCCGGCAGGCGCAGCGTAAAAAGGCTTGCCAGTTCTGAACATCGGAAACAACAGCGTGTGCGGTACGGCGGTACAGCTCGGAAATCAGGTCGTACTTTCGTGCCATCGGTTATGCACCTCCTATCTTTCATAGTCTTTCTGTTTCGGTTTTACGGGAATACCGTTTTTATCATAACTTTTCGGATCGGCGGCAGGGGTATCCCAACCGAACATTGAGCCTGCCTTCATTGCTTCTGCCTGACCTTTCGACAAGCCGAGTTTTTCGTTCATCTCATTCACAAGGGCGTTTGTTTCACTGGGCTTGCCGCCCTGAATATCCGTGCGGTAAAATCCGCTTTCGCCCTTTTTGACAATGCCGGCGCAGTTTTCCGTCTGCACGAACACATAGCACTGTTCCGGCAGAGAAGAACGGAGCGGTATCACGGTATTGCCGTTTTGCTCCATTCGCTCGGCAAACTCGCAGATATGGTAGAGGTTGCTGCCAACTTCCAAATTGTAATCGTCAATATATCGGCAGGTACGGTCAAGCTGTTCTCCGTCGCTCAGGGTAATGCGAATTTTATCTCCATCGGGGATTTTGAACTTTTCTTTGTAATCCGGCGTAATAAAGCGGATTCCACGGCTCGCTTTTTCCATATGGCGGTCGAGCCATTCCCGCACATAGCAGTAACAGTAAAAGTTATAATCCCCACGAGCAGGATTGCACCGTATCAGGAAAGCGTGTTTTTCGGTATCGGCACGAAAACCGTACTCGGTCGTATAGTTTCCCTGAAAGGCGCTGTCGGGATATTTCTCTGCATACTGCGCCATAGCCGTGCGGCTCTTTAACAGCCCATATTCTTCGGAACGCAGGGCGTTGATAACCTCGTCCAGCTCACTTTTGAACTCGTTTGTTTTCAAATCCCGCCTGTGGTTAAACCAAGAGGAAAAGAATTCTTTGCCGCCTGCGCCGAAGTCGCCACGAAGATAACCGATACTTCCGGTTTGTCCCTCGATCTGCGTACTTTGCCTGTAAGTGTATTTCTGCTCGTCAGAATGAAGCGGTCGAATTGTGAAAGCCATTTCTGTCTGCTCCTTTCTTTTGCCTAAATCGTGTTTTCCTCTGACTTCTGCTCATCATCAGCACCTCCCAAATAGGAAAAGAGCCTGTTTTTTGCGATCTGCTCCTGAAGCTCTGTGATAACCGTCATATCGGAAACGGATATATCGGGGATTTTCAAAATGCTTTGCAGGCTCAGCCCCTTCAAATCCTTTTCGGTTTTACAGCCGGAATCATAGAGCTTCGCCAGCACCTTTACTTTCTGCTGCAAAGCGGTGTTTGCGTTTTTCTTCGCTGCCATTTTCTTTTACCTCCCATCTTAGTTTTTAGCGTAGTCAGAATAGACACGCTGCATTTTATGCCTTGCCCTGCGTACTTCGGGGGAGCAGCCGAGTTCAGGGTATTTCGCCTGAATTTTCTGTCTTGTCCTTCGGATACTCTCAAAGCAGGGGATACCGTAATCCTTGTAATTGCTCATCACATCTTCAAAGCTGAAATGGCTGATACCGTGGGTATCATAGATACACGCCTTGCTGACGAGCAGATACAGCTTCATATCGTCATTTCGTGCTTCGGGGTGTTCCTTTAACACCATAAGCACTCGGTTTTCAATCGTTTTCAGGTTTCTCATTATAAGCCTCCCAAAATAGAAGAAGGGGCGGAGTTTTTAAGCCCCGCCCCCGCAGAAGTTCTTACTTTTTCTTTCTGTTACGGATCTGCAAAAAGATAAAGCCGCCTACGATAAAGACGACCAAAGCAATTCCGATGATCGCTTTCAGTTCCATCAGTTACCCTCCTTTTTCTTCTTTTTCTTAAATCCGAGAATACCGCAGGCTGCTATGCCGGCTGCCGACACACCCGCAAGGACAAGCCAAAGACCGAGCTTGCTGTCATCTCCGGTTTTCGGCGTATCTCTCAGCTCGTTGTGCATTTCAACGACCGTGGTAGAGCCTGTCTGTACCGCAGCCTCCTTGTCGGCAGGCAGGATATACATAGCGGAAGCCGAATTGTTCACTTCGGAAATCTTGTACTCGCCGATCCGCAGTCCTTCAAGGAAAATCTCGCCGTTTTCGTCTGTTTCAAGGGTGACATCATAGCCGTTTGCTCCGGTAATGCGAAAAGCGAAGCCTTCCACCTTTCCGTCAGACGATGTTTTTACGATTTTCAGGTTTCCACGCATAGGCTCGTTTGCGAAGCCTTTGCCCTCCGTGTTTTCCACCTGATAGGTCTTACCGTCCGTGTCGATGAATACCTCGTACACACCCTCGTCACGGATATACGAATCCGGGCTTGCTGATTCCAAAATGAAGTAGCGCCCATAGAGCAGATCGTTCATTTCATACTGCCCGATTTCCTTTTCGGTCGGTGTGCCGATCAGCTCGTCCTCGCTGTCCAGCTCGCCGTTATCGTTGGAGTCCTTATAGACCTCAAACACAGCGCCCGTCAGCTTCGTATCGGTATATTCAGCGTCCACCTTCGTAAGAGCGATGTTGCCACGCACCAGCTTATTGACGATTTCAATCTCAACGACCTGCTCATTCTCTGAGATGTTCACATCATAGACCGTTTCGTCAAGCACGAATCCGGTCGGCTGCTTGATCTCACGGATATACCAGCTTCCGTAAGGCACATTCTCAAAGGAGAAGCTGCCATCGTCGCCGGATACGACGGTCATCAGGGCATTTTCTTCGGTAAATTCCACATCATCGCTCTTAAACAGACCAATGAGCGCACCGCCGAGTCCCTCGCCGTTCTCGTCCACCTTTTTGCCGGACACCGAGCCATAAATCAGCTTGTTTTCCATCGGCTCTCCGTCATTTACGGCAATCACAACCGTTGCGGCTTCCTGTCCCGCATACTCAAATACAACGGGATATTTTTCGTCGCTGAGCTGATAATGCTCGTCCGTCGCAAGCTCTTTTACATAATAGCTGCCCAAAGGTAGGTCAGTCCCTACGGTCGCTCTGCCGTTTTCATCAAGCGTGATGATTTCAAGCAGACCGTCTTTCGGAATGGAAGTGCCGCTTGCGGACACAAGCTCCTCATCGGCGAACAAGCCGAAGCTGATATTTTTGATTTCTCCGTTATTGCCGATACCGAACAGCTTGTTTGTCTCCAGCGCTTTTTCAAGGCTGACCTCAACCTTCTGCCGTTCATTGACAAAGGAAGTCGCCGTTTCGGTCACGGCTACATCCTGTCCGGTGTAAATGAGTTCTACGGTATGGACTTCACTGCTCAGCACCATTCCATAGCCTGCCTTGACCTCTTTTACCTCATATTTTCCGAGATAGAGTTCCTTGCTTTTTGCAAAGCCGGTTTCATCGGTCGTAACCGTATCGACCAGCTCGCCCTTGCTGTACCTCAGCGTACCGTCTGGCGTTACCACATCTTCGGCGGCACGGATTTCATAAACGGTATCGGGAAGCCCCTGTGTTTCATAGATCGGTTGATAGATAACGGGAAGCTCCTGCCCGTTTTCATCTGTCCCGCCGCTTACCAAAACGCCGAAGAATACCTCGCCCGTCTTTTCAATGCTGGTCGTGCCTTTCTGCGGCATATTGGTCTTTTCAACTTTAATCACTGTTACCCCGCTTTCCTCAGAAGAATTTTCTTCCGTTACATCAAAATAGACGGGTGTGGAATCAAGGACATATCCATAAGGACTCTGTACCTCAACGATAGAGTAGCCCTGACCGTATGGCAGCTTTTCCGGCGTTACGAGCGAGCCGTTAGCGTCGGTATAGAAAGTTTCAACGGTTGTCGGGGTAGGATAGGTAAACTCCATCGTGATGAGATTGCCGGACGAATCATAAATCTGGAATCCTGCACCCGCATAGGGAATGGTCTTGCCCGTTTCTGCGTCCACCTTTACCACTTGGATATAACTTTCAAAATTGCTGTTGTTAATCAAATAGCGGTAAGTCTGGGCGTCCTTTGCGATGAACACATCAAAATCATCCATCAGCTCCCTGCCTTCCCAGCCGGATACCTGATGGACGGTATATGTGCCGTAAGGCATATCCTTTGTCTGTGCAAAGCCGTTCTCATCGCAGATGAGCGTATCACGCTCGGATTCCTTTGCGTTCGCAAAAGAGCCTGCGGACTTGAGATACACTTCAAAAACTGCGCCTTCTTCGGGCGTTTCAATCTGTGTTTCGCCATCGTCCGTATGTTTGATAATGGCGATATTGCCCTTGATGACCTGTTCGTTTACATCATTTGCGGTCTGGTTATGCTCAATGGTATAAAGCTCCGGCTCTGCGCCGACCTTGTGGACGGTCGGATCGAGCAAATAGCCCTCGCTCGGCTCCAGTTCCTTAATCGTCCAGTCCGCACCGCAGATATATTCTTTTGTGGTAAACTGACCGTTTTCATCGGTATAGTATTCGTCAATGAGCTGTTCGCCCTTGAAAATCCCGTATTTTGCGCCTGCAAGCGAGGCATTGCCCTGAGCCGTTCCCGTCTCAGCGTCGCTTTTTGTGACGGTAACGGTAAACTTCTTCAGGATATTTGTGAAATTGCGGGTAGTGACCTCATTCCACTTGACGGGTGCGGTCTGATCTGCGGGAATGACATAACGGATTGCGGTATCCACTTCCTCAATGGTGTACGGCGTTGTGCCGCTGATCAGCACATCTTCAAAGGTCGCCACACCGTTTTTATCCGCAACCGCATACTCGTCCACGGCAATGCCGGAGAGCGATGTGCCGTAAAGGTGGAAGGTCACGCCCTCATTGAAGTTATCCTCCGAGGATTTGATAACCTCAATATCGCCACGCTTCAGGGTATTGTTGAAGTTGACGGTCGCAACCTGCCCCGCAACTACGGTTACTCTGCGGGACTCCTGCGGCTCGTATCTTTCATATTCCTGCTCGGTTACGGTATATACTCCGGGCATTAGGTTATCGACCTGAATCTGACCGCCGTTTTCTGTCTTAACGGTTTTATCAATGCCGTTGCCCTGAATACGGAAGGAGATACCATCAACTTTTCCGTCCTCGCTGGTTTTGACGATCTTCGCCGAGCCGTAGGAAACCTTTAATTTAAGAAATCCCTTAACCGGATCATTGACCGTCTGAGCGTAGGTTACGGTATCCTGCACACCGCCGTTTGGTCCATAGATACCGTCCGTCCAAGTGATAACGCCTTTTCTCTGCGCCGTTTTCTCTGCGGTAATCGTCAGCTCGTCGCTCGGCGCTTTCTCGGCAGTAATCGTCAGCTTGTTTCCGCTTACGGAGAACTGAACGCCCGAATCATTGGACGAAAACTTATATCCCGAAAGGACATTGTTGCTGTCCGTCAGCGTAACCGTGTACTTAGAGCCATCCCATTCAAGCTCGATTTCCTGTGCGCTCCCCGGTGTTTTGGAAAGGAAGCTCGGCAGCTTGGAATGCTTCTGCACACTTGCCGCCATTGAGTTGTAGTAGCTCATAATCTTGTCGTAAAGAGGGTGGTTAGGACTGATCTGATTCAGAACAGCGTCCTTGCCGCCTGTGCTGACCTTGTTGAAGTTCTCGTCACGCTCACCGATCACGGTTTCCCAAATGAGAAGCTGTGTAGCGACTGCGTGAGCCAGCTTATCGCCGCCCTCGTTCTGAGAACGCCACGAGGTCGAGATTGTTCCCGTGTAGCCGTACTGGAAGATACGACCGATGAACAGCTTAATATCGTCAGGAGAAATGGTGCTGTTATAGGACGAAGGGTAGTTGTCCCAAAAATCCTCGCCCTTTTTGGTAAAGCTGTCTCCGGTCTGCTGCGGGACGCCGATCTCAATGCAGTAGCAGATATTTCCGTTGTACGATCCCATCGCACGGACAGTTGTATAACGGGAAGTGCCTGTTTTCCAGCCGTTCATAAGGCTCAGGTTACTGTGTCCCCATTCGGCGTTGTAATTTGAGTCCCCGTCACGGGGATACGAGATAAGGTACACATCGTCCGTTTCCTCTGCGGCATAGGCAGTCGTACCAATCCCTACAAGGGAAGTCACGCACATCAGCGCCGCAAGAAACAGCGACATAATGCGCTTTGGTTTCTTAATTTTCATCTGAAATCCTCCTTGAAATGAAAAAACGCACCGTTTTTTCGGTGCGTCCTCAAAATGGAATATTAAATTTAAGCGTAGCCGATATAGATGTCGTAGATTCCGTCAGAGATTTCCTCCGCCCAAATCCATACGGCTGTAATTTTTTCGTCAGCCTTGTACCTATCCAAGCGGCTGTGAATATCTCTTTCAAGATATTTGCAATGCGCTCCGGCACGGATCGGATTATCCCAACAGTAAACCGCCTCGCTGTCTAACAGAAGCCCCACGCTCTGAGCGTAACCTTTTGCAAAGGAAATCCAGTAGTCAATGTCAAAGTCAGTTTTAGTTTCGCTCGGTGTTTCTTCCGTTTCAGGCGGCGCAGGCGTTTCGCTTTCCTTTGGAATATCCGGCTGCGGTGTGGATACGGAATGTTCGGTCTTATCCGCTTTATCGGGTTGTTCGGCGGGCTGTGCCGCCTGCCCGGTTTCAGAAACAGTCTGAGGCTGTTCGGTGCTGACCGTATCCGTTTCCGTCGTTTCTTCCTGCTTTTCCGGCTTTACTTCCTGCACGGCTTCAGGCGTTGTTTCAACCTCCTTGCTTTCCTTTCCCGCAGGCGCTTCGGATTCAGAGGTGCTTTGAACACTCTCCGAAAAAGAAAACGGCTGCGGCTTATCTTCATTCGGCGGGGCATTGTTGCAGCCTGCAAGCACGATCAGCAAAAGAGCCGTTAAAAAAGCAATCGTTTTTGTTTTCATTGCGCTTCACTCCTTTTCTGCCGCCATTGTAATGCGAAACAGCGTTTCAGGCAAAGGTGTGAAACAAAGGTTAATCTTACATCATAGGGCATACCTCCTGTGCTTTGGAATGGTGCGTTTTCCTGAGATAGATTGAGTTAGGTGAGATAGCTGTAATCAGGAGAGATAGATTTATTCTTTCGGATAGTCAGGTAGTTTCAGGGGTTGGAGTGTGAGGAAGGGGAAGAAGAAAAACACACTCCGCCTTACCTGCTGTCACGCTCGGCACGGTTACGCAAAAACTTGTTGTAATGCTCCAGCGCCTTGCAGACATACTCCTCCGTTTGGTTGATGGGGATATTTTTCGGGATCAGGTTTCGCACCCTGTCCCCACGCAAAACAATCTTCTCACGCTGATTCGGCTTTTCCTCGCTCATAATCGCAGAGATCGCCTCCGTAGTCAGCTTGCCTTCTTCAAAAAACTTTCGCATACGGATCGCCTGATCGTGGGACGGGGTACAGTCGTTTAGGTCGATTTCGTCCACCAAATCCCTCTGGCAGTCCTCGTTCAGATAGGACAGCTCAACGGCGGGGCGCATTTTAATCCTGCCCTCGTCTACAAATTCAAGCAGTTCAGGAACAAGGTTAGTCAAGCGGATATATCGCTGTATTTGCCTTGCACTTTCTCCAACACTATCAGCAAGTTGTTCATCAGAACGAGTACCGATTAAATTTGCGCCCACTGGGCACAGATTTTCTTTACTCGGTCTGCCTGCCTGTCTTTTCATAGCGTCAAGCCGCATTTTATATGCGTGAGCTTTCTCTGATGGGAGTATCTGCGACCGTTGGAAGTTGCTTTCGACCATTAAAATCGTCGCTTCATCACGGTCGAGGTCTACCACCTCACATCTGAGCGTTTCAAATCCGGCAAGCTCACAAGCCCTTTTTCGCCTGTGTCCTGAAATAAGCTCGTATCTGCCGTCCTCCTTCTGCCTTACGGTAGCGGGAGTAATCACGCCACGCTCTTTGATACTTTCCACGAGCTGAAACATATCCTCATCTTCCCGCACCTGAAACGGGTGGTCGGGAAAATCGTCGATTTCCTCAAGCGGAATATCCCTGATTTTTGACAGCTTCGCTTCATCCCTTTCCTCCTGAGAGGAAAACAGCTCATCGAGCGTGTTCGTGGGCAGCGTGAAGTCGCTCTTTCTGCCTGCCATCGGCTAACACCTCCTTTGTGAAACTGGCGTAAGCCTTAGACACCGGACTGTTCGGCTCATAGGCGTAGATACTTGTCCCTTTAGAAGATACCTCTGCGGCTTTTACGGCTGCCGGAATCATTGATCGATATATCCTGATATGGCTGCCGAAATTTTCCCTGAGCGCTTCTACTGTGCTTTTCGCAAGATTTGTCCTTCCGTCCACAAGCGTCAGAAGAATACCGTCGATTTTCAAATCGGCGTTTGTATGTTTCCTCACTTTCGCAATCGTCCCCAAAAGTTGCGTCATTCCCTTAGCGGGAAGATACTGCGCCTGAACGGGGATAATCACGCTGTCCGCCGCCGTTAGAGCGTTAAAGGTAATCATACCCAAGCTCGGCATACAGTCAATAAGGACATAATCGTACTTGTCTTTTACAAGGCTCAGATAATTCTTCAGGACGCTCTCTCGGCTCATCGCCGTTACAAGCGTCATTTCCAATGAAGATAGGCTGAGATTGGACGGTACAAGGTCTACTTTCTCTTTGTGTTGAAGGATACCGTCAAAGGGATTTTGCTCCTGCTCCGATATGATTGCCTGAAGCTTCTCTGTCAGCGTTACGGAAAGACTGTCGGTATCCCTCCAGCCGAGGCAGGTCGTTAAATCGCCCTGCGGATCAGCGTCAATCAGAAGCACCTTTTTTCCTTGCATAGCAAGTCCAACGCCCAAATTAACCGTAGTCGTGGTCTTGCCCACACCGCCTTTTTGATTGCATACTGCAATCGTCTTGCAGTTTGACATCTCCGGCTTTACCTCCTTTCATAGATTTCACAGCCTGCCTCAATAAGAGGCGGCTATGTAAAGACCGCAGTATTTGTTCTCAACGCCCCCTGCGGAAAGCGATTCGCTTTGTACGGGAAGCGCTAAGGTTACGGTTTGCGAAACCGTATCATAGGAATCTCACCTCTGCCGGGTACTCCGCCAGCTCCGTAGAGAAGTATCATTATCATTCTGACTGTCATTGCCGTTTCAGTAGCAAGCTGAATTTCAGGTCGGGGATTCTCGCTCGTTCTCCGTATATCAATAGGAAAAGTCACGGCGTACCCACCTTCGGGCTATTCATCAGAACTAATGTCCTTAGCGCCTGTCTATTCAATTTTCAAGGTACTTTGAAGGGGGAAATCCCCTGCGGGAAAATAACCCCTTCACTCATTTGGACAAAGGGGGTCAAAATGCACACCCAAAATCGCCCCTTTTCCGAAAAAAATTTGAAAAAAATTTTTTCGACCTTGAAAATTGCCCTAAAAACGCAAAAAAGCCGCCTGCTTCTCCGTAAAGAAACAAGCGGCATAACTGCGGTTTTATTCAGATGTATTGCACGGTCATCCTTTTCTTTCGTGCTTTTGTAAATTTGATAAGGACATCATCTACTGCGTCCGTATATCTGCCTTGTGCTATCAGATTATTTTTAAGGGCGATCAACGCCTGCAAAACTTGTCCGTACTCCTCGTCATCAAGATAGATATGAAATTGCCTGTCTTTCATCAAATCGTCTCCTTTATTTTTTCTGTCCTTTTCTCCATTCAAAAAACCTCTGCCGGATAAACGCTGTATCCTCATCTTCATTCGAGGTTATGAAAATATGTAAGCTGCGAAACGCTTTTTTGATTTTCATAGCGAAGTCTATTTCGCTGTTGCCTAATGTATAGGGGATTTTAATCAGTTTGATCTCCCGCTTCCGGCACAGATATGCTTTCAAGGTTTCTACATTCTCTGTCCGACTAACCGTTTCAATCGCCGCTTTTTCTTCAGGCAAATAGATTTCAAGCGGTATGCCGATAATCTTATCCGTATCCGTCTGTACTTTTATGCGCTTCTTCGCTGCATAATACATAACTGCCAGCTTCGGAAAAACCGTCAGATAGTCTTTTTCACACACCTTACAGCCTTTCCCTTCAATCGCTCTTTCTGAAATTTTAGCCTTCCACGAGTGTCCGAGTGAACATTTCCACCACACGCTCTGCATTGAGTGCCTTGATATTTTGTTTGGGGAAATATCTTTGTTCTTTTCGTAGTCCCATTCCGGAAGAAGATGTGCGTCCGTCGTTGCTAAATCATTATACCCTGCCATAACCGCCCGATCCGCACAGACAGGGCATACCGTTCCTTTTACACGGGCATAGACAACGGACTGCCATTCATACCCGCACTCTCTGCACTTCCACCAGACATTTCTGCGGGACTTTTCGTTTATCATATCAGGAGTAAGAGGCAGATTACGGTCTGACCATTCCTGTGCAAGCTGAGGATGTGTCGTAGCGAAATCATTAAATCCTTTCAGCAGAAGTTGACCGCTGCAATAAGGACACCCGCTTCCGCCTGAACGAGTGGAAATGAGCGTGTTCCATTCGTGACCTTTGCTGCACCGCCACCATACCTTCCGATTTGCAAAGACCGTAACCATATCAGGCTTTAGTGGGTAATTTCTCTCAGACCACTCAGAAGCGATTTGAGGGCGCTGTGAGGCAAGGTCATTAAATCCTACTAAGATTTTATTATGGGAGCAATACGGACAGCCTGTGCCGTTTAACGCCCTGCTCTTAACTGTTGCACTCCATTCGTGACCGCATTTGCCTTTCCAAATCACTTTTTTATGGGAACCGACACTTACCATTGTCGGCTTTAATGTCTTGTTTTTACTCGACCATTCGGCTGCAAGTTCCGGCTTCAGCGTTGCTAAATCATTGATACCCTCTACAACTCTTGCACCTGAGCAGATCGGACAGTTCTCACCGTTTGAGCGAGCCTTAATACTGGTCTGCCATTCGTGACCACAAGCTCCTTTCCACCAAACTATTTTATTTGATCCGTATGTGATTTTATCAGGCGTAAGCGGTAAGTTTCTTTCAGACCATTGTTCAATAAGCTCAGGGTGTACCTCTGATAAAAGATTACCCATATCAAATCCTCTCCTTCCTTTGCTTTTATTATATGAAGAAAAGGTACTTGTCCCAAGTTTGCGAATAAGCGTGTAAATAAAAAATCCCTTTGAGAAAGGTTGTTCCTCTCTCAAAGGGTAATTAAACTTTTACTTAGAATTATCCTTTTTTTATAACTAAGTTGTAGTTGCTATCATAATGCAGTCCAAGTTCTCTACACATTCTATCATTCACCTTATCTAATGCTTTCTTATATTCTGCATACTGCGGAGATAGAGCCATCAAGTTAGGAATGAATATATCGTTATATCCTTTATCTTGGAACTCTTTCTGCATTTTTCTTTGTGCAACAAACGACGGGTGATATTTCATAATGCCAGTTTTTATTTTAGCACCTTTCAATACCACTTCTTTTAATCTTTCATATTCGCTTTCACTCATATCACGATAGTAGGAAATCATTTCCTCTGCGGTTCTTGTTTCTTGAACAATTCCGTGCGCCATCTTCACACCTAATCCCATAATAAAAGGAATTTTCAATGTTGTATTATCACAATACTCTAAGATATTCCGTAAGGCTTGTTTCTGCTCCGGAGTCTTTAACCTTACATTAAGAAATGGTTTGAAATGATTTTTTAAATATTCTCCCCATTCTTTTCCCGGTAACAAAGACTCAATCGCATTTTCAACTGTTTGATAATCAAGTAACTCATTTGCTTTGTCCGCATTACCATCATCTATAAATTGCTTCAAAGCTTTGAGTTCTGAGTCTTGTAAAACTTTTTCCTGCAATTTTTCTTGATAAATACGAAGAAGAATGCTTTTATCGCCAGTTTTCAAAAGGCTCTGTATGTCTTTAATACCAATACCGAGTTTTCTATATACTGAAATCTTTTTTAAAGTTTCAACATCTTGTGCAGAGTAGTTACGATACCCATTGCTATCTTTATCTACTGACAACAATCCTTTTTCTTCATAATACTTCACTGCACGCTTAGTCATTCCGACTTCATTTATAATCTCATTCAATAACATCGGATACACCTCCTTGTGATGATAGTATAAGCGTGTACGCTGCGTACAGGTCAAGAGTTTTTTTCGTATTTCTTCTAAAAATGGGCAATCCCATTAAGGGACTGCCCATTTATTCCGTTAATTATGCGATTTTTTTACCTCTGCACCGATTTTGACATCGATTGGTGTAAAATTGGTGTATTTGTGTAAAATCTGAGCTTTTCAGAAAATGAAGTACATCCCGTTTTCACAGGCAAAACGGTACATCTTAATACAGTTTTGCACCTGCCGGAATACGGTCATCAACCATCAAAAGGTTAAGACCTTCTCTGCCGTTTTCTTCGTGTACTGCCGAAATCAGCATACCACAGGAGTCAATGCCCATCATTGGACGAGGCGGCAGATTTGTAATAGCGATACAGGTCTTTCCGACCAGTTCTTCCGGCTCGTAATACTCGTGAATACCGCTTAAAATCACTCTATCTGTGCCTGTACCGTCATCTAAAACGAATTTAAGGAGCTTTTTGCTCTTTGGCACAGCTTCACATTCTTTTACCTTTACAGCTCTGAAATCAGATTTTGAGAATGTTTCAAAATCTACAAACTCCTCAAACAGCGGCTCGATTTTCACATTGGAAAAATCAATTTTCTCCGGTTCTGCTTTTGGTGTATCAGGAGCTTTTGCAGCTTCAGAATTTACACCAATTTCTTTCTTTACACCATCTAAGGGTTTCATTGTCGGGAATAATAAAACATATAAAAGGAATCTTTTTCAAATGTCTTCATATCCCTACGAGTCTGTATTTTCACAAGTTTGAGCAAAATTTTGCATTATGGGGAAATCACATATCTCTACTTAACTGTGCTTAACTTTTGGTAAGCTGTTGTTAAACGATTGTTAAGTCTCGCATTGTCGGCTATCGTTTTCTTGCACCTAATGGATTGCAAACATACTTACGTTCTCCGGACTGTTTTTCTTTCAGTCCATCGAAGTATTCGCCGAGTGATTTCATTTCCATTTGTTTCAGCTCTTTGGTTGCGTCTGCATAGATGTTCATGGTTGTCTCTGCATCTGCGTGACCCAAGATTTCCTGCATCGCTTTGATGTTGACACCAGCTTCGCACATTCGTGTTGTGAACGTATGTCTGAGATAGTGACAGCTGAATGGTGGAAGCGTAAGCCCCATCTTGTCAAGCTGTTTGAAGTTGCAATCTCGGATAATTCTTTTCAGTGCTTTGTTGAGTGTTCCCTGATGCTGAACATTCCCAAAACGATTGATAAAAATAAAATCTGTATAGCCGTCAATCTTTGACTTGCATACCAAATTATTTTCTTTTTGATACTGTCGTTCCATTCGGAACATTTCCTTGACAATCGGCAACATCGGAATGGTTCTTTCCCCTGCCTTTGTCTTCGGAAGGTTTACTGCGAAACCACAGGTTTCTTCTCCGGCACGTCTTCTGTCGAAGTACACCAGCGTGTGATTGACGCTGATTGCTTCGTTCTCCATGTCGAGGTCGCACCAGCGTAAACCTGTTACTTCTCCGACACGCATTCCGGTGTAAAGCATTACCATAAAAATCGGCTGCCAATGCTGATACTCTGGAGTGAGTGCCAGATAATTTTCAAAAACTTCCTGCTCTTTCACGGTTAAAGCTCTTCTTTTCATAATATCACGTTCCCTTGCTTTTTTCAATTCTTTCAATGCTCCGTCTGACGGATTGAACCTCATGTATTCGTCTTCTACACCAAGTTCCAGAACCTGATGCAGGACTGTGTGTACACTGTCCACCGTACTGACTTTCAAGCTTCTTGTTTCTGCAAGGTAGTTGTAAAAAGCTCTGACATCTGACTTTCGCAGGTCGTCAATTTTTGTGTTTCCGAAGTCTGGTTCAACAAACTGTTCGTACATATAGCAATAGTTCGTGAAGGTGTTGACTTTCAATCCACGCTTCACCTGTTTCCATCTGCAATATAAATCGTTGATAGTCATATTCTTGCTATCCGGATTTATGCCGTCCAGCATATCCCTCAGAACATCGGTTTCTTTTTCTCGCAAATCTTCAAGCGTCTTTCCATACACTGTTCTTCGCCTGCCTGTTTTATCACGCCAGCGAAATTCATATGTGCCGTTTGGACGCTCGTATTCTCCTTCTTTGAGAACACGTCTTTTGCTGTCTTTTCTTCTCTCTACTGCCATTTTTTCTTTCTCCTTATTGACAATGAGAGAACAAAATATGAGCTGTTATCCGAGATGTCTCTGTTCTCTGATAACAAGTAAATCATACCATATTTTGCTCCATATGTCTATGCAACTCTTTGTTAAATCGAATACGCTTTCGCAAGGTATTCGTCCAGCTTCTTTCGCTTTATCAGACGTTTGCTTCCGTTCCAAAGTACAAAAGAGCAGTTATCATCATTTGACATTTCTCTCAGTTTGTTGATGCCGATACCGCAATATGCACTTGCCTCTTCCAGTGTCAGATTTGTTTTTTCCCATAGTGGAATTTGAATTGCCATAGCAAGTCTCCTTTCTATTTACTCTGTATTATATCCGTTATTTTCATTTACAATATATCAATTTCCCGAAGCACTGTCAAGAAGTAATTTACATAAGTCTTTATAACAGAAAAATTCCCCGAAACGAACAGTTCCGAAGGCTTATGTGACTGCAAAAAAAATAAAACCGCTGCCAGCGAGACAACGGTTCTACTTCTTACAAATATAACGATGAATAGCATACAAGAGGTGATTAACTTGTATACTTCCATGTTTGTATTATACCACCTTTACGAGTACAAGTCAAGCACAGTAGTGTACATTCTACCTTTTGCACAAAATGACGACTTTCTTTTTCATCTTTCTTACAAGTGTTGCATTAAAGATAAATCTCAGAATCAATAATATAACCGCATTTACATTTTACAACGGTTCTGTTATCTTCCAAAATCACTTTCGGGGTCATATTGCACTTCGGACACGTTGTCGTTACATATCCGTTTTTCTTCATCTCCGCTACAGCTTGATTTGCAAGCATAATGGGTTCTGTTAAATTCTGTTTCTTCATCTGAGTATCCATAAAGAACTCCTTTCATAAAACTATCTGTTTCTTTATCTGTTTCCAAAATATTTCCGCTTTCTCTTGCTCTCTCTTTTGCATCATTGATAAGGTCTGCACGTTCTTGTTGGGAAAGGTTTGGAGCATTTTTTGCTGCGGTAATACTTGCCCTGCACTCATCTACCCACTGGGGCGTAGTTCTGTCTGCATTTTCCTTTCCCAAATCTGCTAAATATTCATTTCTAAACGCTCGATGACCATAATATTCATGAGCAAGAACAGCAGCTACACTCATTACATCTCTTGGGTGTGTTGAACCGTGGTCATTATCTGGGAAAACATTTCTTGTCACATATATTTTATCCTGAACACAATTGTAACAGGTGCTTCTATCCATATGTGCTTCATCATTAAAGATGAATACAGATTCATCAGCTCCAATTCTTCTTATTTCTGATTTTACAAAATCAATTTCTTCCTTTGTCAATGGCTCTCTTGACACATTACGCATTCCAGATGACATTAGTTTGTCATCTGAATGAGAATGTTCAAATAGCTTTTCTTCATTTTTCACACGCCAACTTTGGAAGGGGGCTTTTTTTCGTGGAGCGTTTTTTTCTCCAGCTTTTATTTTCTGCTTGACAGGCTCACTATTCTGAATTTTCTTCATCATATCATATTGTTTCCCAATATTTGTGACATCAAATCTGCTTACACATTGAGCAAACCACGGAAATTCGTCTGTCAACTTTTCAACAAAGCGTTCTACCTGCGTTTTACTCATTGGCTTATCAGAAGAATAACCAGACAATTGCCTGTGTGAAAATCCGTTTTCTTTCATGAAAGTTTTTATTTCTTTGTAAGCTTTCAAATATTCCAACGGATTGTTTGTAGTGCAATAAACTTCTTTCAGTTTTTTTGTATCGAGGTCGAAGTTAATAGCCTTTCTCATTTTACCTGCCATGATTATTTACCATATTGGGTATCGAAATCTTTGATTTCTTTGAGAATATCTTCTGTACTGTTATCGCTTGCATCATACCATTCCATTTTTTTCAGGTACTTGGCAAGCCAGCTATCATACAGGGAATTTGCAACAATGCCGACCTCACTGAAAGAATCTTTTCCTTCTTCAATGACAAAAACAAGCTCTTTGTCTGTATCTGATACTTCCTTGAAGTTGCAATCTTTGAAAGCATCTCTTACAGTTTGGTATATTGCGTTTAGGTCATGCTGTTGAAACCGTAGTACCTTATCATCATCAATCACAACTGTGATTTTGTATAAGTATTTCATACTATCTCTGCCTTTCATTCGCCACTTTTGATTTCTGCTCGTATCTGCATCAAAATGAAGCCCAGTCGATTCGCCCCAGAACCGTTCACTGTTCCCCAAATCCTATCGCCCCATGTGTTGCCTTCTTCCAAATACGCATCACCTGTGGCAAGCAATTTATCTGCAAGTTCTGTGTTCTGCGTGAACTTTGCTCTGACGATTTCTTCCATGATTCTGACTTTGACAGTTTCCCAATCCTTCCGCAAATTTACTTTCCTACCCAGCTTCTTTGCTTCGGTTGGATTCAGTTTCGTGAACTGAATTTTTTCAGAATCGCTCGTGCATTTCTGTGCCTGAAAAGCTGCTTCGTTGTTGGTGTAAGTCAGTTGCTTATATGTTACCGGACATTCGTAGAAATTACTCAAAAAGAAAAAATCTCCACGAAATTGTTTGATTGCTTGTTCCATAAGGATTCACCTCATTTCCGTTACAAGTATTTCTTATATATTTTTTCACAAGCGTTTGGATAAGATGTTTCATGCAACGGATTATATAACTTCATCATCAGCTCTGCCGGAACTTTTTGGCTTATGGTTTTAGAAGGAATATTATACTTCCATTGCAACATAACATAAACGTGTGCAACCCACTCCAGCAGGATATTGTCATATTCTGTATTATCAGCCTTTGGCTTGCATCTTGTAAAGTCAATAGAGTGCATCAATTGTTTATAGCCCTTGTTTAACGCACTCCAATTGCCTTTATCCATTTTCTTTCGTATTTCTGAATGTTGCATATACTCATCAATCATCGAACACAAACTGTACTGTTCGATTTCATTAAGCTTCAAAAATAGCAGTGTATGAACGTCTTCAACATCTTCCAGATACGAGGAATCATACGCTTTATTATCTGTCATCAATTTCAAACTCATTCCTTTCGTTAGCACGTTCTTCCTGTAAATAGCACCCATATTCCTTGTTGTATTCATATTGAGTGCTGATTACATCTTTCACAGTCAAACCAGCTGGTTTGAACCCATCAATCTGAATGGCGTATTCTCTGTTGTGCAAGAATTTTCCGACTTCTCTTCTCGCCTTTGCGTCAGCTTCACCATAATGAGAATCTTTGTCCATTGAGACATTTTCATAGTCTTCAAAACAAATCCGGTCAAATGCTTTTTCACTTTTTATAAACACCTGTTGTCCAAGATTGCCATTCCGGAACATTCTATCAACTTCGTCAACAGACAACTGATTTCGCAAAAAAGACTTCACTACATTCATGTAGCTGTCGTCTGCACGATACCCAATTATTACATCGGCTTTTGAAGTGTCAATCTTATACATTTCCACAAGTTTGTCTGCAACTGCCTGTGTAAATTCGTCTGATGCACCTCGATGATTCGTTACCTCTGCAATCCATGCGAGTGTTCCGTGTTCATCAAGATTCAGGACGTTCAGTCCATCAAGGTCTATCGAATATTGATTACACACCGCAGATTTATCAGAGCCGTTTACCCAAGCCCATTCTCTTGCTTTTTCAATATCCTCTGTTGTGTAAAATCCGCTTCCGTAGTCGTTATCCTCTTTTCCAACTCCGTACAGTGGTTTCTTTAAGATAACATCACTTCCGTGATATAAAATCTTTCTCATACGTTATCCTTTCTGTTTCAAAAAAACGGAATCTCACAAATGACTTTCGCTTGAATCTGGTCTTTCTTAATATATCCAACTGCTTTATCTCGACTGTCCGAACTGTAATTGCGATTATCGCCCATAACAAAATAGCAGTTGTCTGGAACAGTTATCGGATATTCAAAAGCACCCTCATCAAGATGCGTCATTTCTTTGATGTAAGGCTCTACAAGCGTTTCACCGTTCACTTTTACTGCTCCAGAATCAAAATCAATATCCACGGTATCGCCTTCTGTGGCAATCACACGTTTAATCAATACGATTCCGGCATCACAGTCTGTAATAATGACATCGCCTTTCTCCGGCTCTGCATGGCGTAAACACAGCAGTTTCTCACCATCAAAATAAGTATCGTTCATCGAATTGCCGCTGACGGTTGCAATTTTCAACACGCCAAAGAATAAGAATGCTGACACGCCAATGATTGCACCGTAAATTGCAGTATTCTTAATCAGACTTTTTGCTTTGCTGTTCAAAAATAACACTCCTTTAAGTTACAAGGACTTCTCAGCTTCTGCGATTTTATCCAGTTTTTGATTGATTTCATCAACCTTATTCGCAATATCCATAATGTCAAAATGTGTGGTCGTGAATACGATATAATCACTGACACGCATCGAAAGAGCTGCTGCTCTCTTCTTGATTTCTTCAAATGCCTCTGGCGTAATTCTGATATTCAGCTGAGTGCTTCCTGCTTTTTCTATTTCTGGTTCTGAGTTGCTTGCTTTACTCATTGTTTTTTCTCCTTTGCCTTTGATATTGCTTACGTCTACGCCTCGACACTCTGCCAGTGCATTGGTTTTGTTCAAGGCATCATTCAGTAAGCCGGATACGTTGTTCAGGTCAAACGAAAGTGCCGTATACAGCACATATTCGCTGATTGTAATGCCGTATCTTTCACATGATGTGCGAATTTTTTCATTGGAAACAGCATCAACATAGACGTGCATACGTTTTGTCTTTGCTCCTTCCAAGTAGCGGATATTTTCTCCAAAAAGAACATAAGCTCTTTCCATTCTGTTTCCTACTGCCATTCGTTCTACCCATCTTTCTGCTATGATAGCTTATTGTTATGTTAAATAATTATAGTCAATCGTGTACACAAAAGCAAGCGACCATATACACGACTGAATGTTCGTCATTTGTCCAGAAACGCTTCTGCTTCCTGATATGCTTCTGGATTGTTCCAGATTTCCAAAACTCTGCTCATAAATTTCTCTCGGCTCTCTTTGATGCCAAACTGCTTATTTACATCATACACCAGCCGAAAGCAAGCAAAGAAGTCATGCGATTTTTCATAAGTTTCTCTTGTAATAGCCATTGTATTCACCATATCATTTGATTCCTTTCATGTATTTGTTTACAGTGTCCAGCATTCCTTTTCGTTCTACAACGCATCGGTAAAACATACTGTTTTTATTTCTGGATTCTGATTCATACCAGTTCGCAAGGAACACTGCATCTTTCAAAACACCGCAGAAGTCGTTCTGATTCAGATTGCAGATAGAATCTCCATTTGCATTATTCACAATAACACAAAACTCTGGAGCAGGCTTTTTCACTTCTGTGGTTTCTATTTCAGCTGTTTTCTTCCTAAACGGATTCTGGAGCGTGACCTGCTCTTCCGTTTGTCCTTGCAAAATCGTCATCATGATTTGCTTCATTGCATCAGGTATTTGAAGTTGAAATGAAATTTCCTGCTCATTCCGGCGTTTTTTTAAGTATGTTAAAAAATCTCTTGCTCGTTTGGAAACAGCCCTTTGTGTTCCATTTCCCCAACGAACAATGTCATTGAAGTCAGTGTACACAAAAATAGGCAGTGTGTGGTCTTTTACAAAATTGAGCAGGATTCCCATTGCGTTCACTCTGCATTCCGTTTCGTTTCCGGAAATTATTTTGTGAATTGCTTTTGGTGTACCCTGTCCAGACACTAGCAATCCTACGAAGTGCATTTTGTGGGTGTCTTCGGTGTAAATACCTGTAAGATAGATTGCAGCACCTGCTATCATGTTGTATCACTCCATAATGATTCGATTAAATTCGTCAGCACTGTCAATGTTGCAAACATGACCGCTATGCTTTAGAATTACGATTTTTGCACACGTTGCTCTTGCTTCATGCACAGCTCCTTTCAGGAAGCATTTGTCCCATTCACCAAGAATATATTGGTTTTCCTGATGACGTTGACTTGAAAATTTCGACACCAGCGAGAAATGTTCCTTAAAAACATTCATATACGCTTTGAACTCATATTTGTTGAGTGCTTTTGCACATTCACAAAAAAGCTTCCGGCTTTTCTTGCTACATCGCATAGGCATCAACACCTTGCTAAACACTCTATACACAAGCGTGAACGGCAGCTTATTCCCGATTATCGAAAAGACATCGACTGTTCTCTTCAAGAAATTTCCAACATCACCAATTGCACCAACAAGCACTGCATTTTTCACATACTGAGGAAAATACATTTCCATGTACTTGATAAATACTGTTCCAAGTGAAACTCCCATAAACGAAGCACTTTTGATTCTGTATTTATCTAATACGCAAATGATTTCTTTGGATATTGTTGATAAAGATGAACTGGGTAATTCTGTCAGTTTGATATTCCCATCAAAATGGCTCGGAAGATTTATCGCAAGAACATTGTATTTTTCTTGCAACACAGGGATTTGCTTTTTCCATACCCTGTGATTCCCACCAAACCCATGAAGCAATACCATGTATTTTTCTACAAACTTGTTGCGACAAGGAAATATAACATGATGTAACATAAAATGTTTTCATTCCCCTCTTTATACAACAGGTTCTGCTTCCAGAACAGGTACGTTCGCACGAATCATCTGTGCAAGCCCCTCTGCACCACCGTAGTAGTCAAAATCAGCTTTTGTCATTTTGATGTTGAGAGAAAACATCACAGGAGCATCATCACGCATAGTTGGCTGTTCGGTCGGTGCATTTCCCTTTGCTTTCAGTCCGGCTTCCATGCCTTGCTTTGCCAGTGCATCTGCTGCCTCGTTCAGCACATTATCAGAATGTGCTTTCACCTTGACGAACCCAATCGGGAAATACTGTCTTGCCATTGCAATTCTTTGCTGATAGTCCTGTGTTGCAGGTTTCTTTGCTTTCCATTCGCTGTCAGCCCATTTCTGCAACCCTTCGTAATCGTGGTACACTGTAACAGATTCCACATCATGAAGCTTCTGATTCATCTTAAACAGCAGACGCAGAGCTTCCAACACCCCATAGATTTCTCCGGCAATATTGCGGATTCCATCTGTATCTTCGCCGTAAAAAGAAAGCTCCTGAACCGGATTAAATCCGAAGGGAGTTTCTTGCAGAATAACTGCACCAGAACCCCAGACACCATCTTTATAAGAACCGTCCGAATAAATTGCATATTTCATAATTATCGCTCCTTTATATAGCCTTGCGATTTGTTTCTTTGTACTTATAATTATAGCACAGTAGTGTACAAATGTCAAGTCACTTAGATAATTCTGCATATAAAAATCCATGTGATATTTGTTACTGTTTTTGTGCAAGTATACAAAAGCCTGCTCCGTTACAGAACAGGCAATTATATTACTTCTCTCTCAGCAAAATTTCTGTTGCCTTATTGATTTTCTTTGCATAATCATCTCCAAGCTCAGGGTGAATATCTGGGTGAAACATTCGCATCAGTTTCTTTTGCTGTTTTTTGATTTCATCTGGAGAGCATTCCTTGTTTTCCAAGAATAAAACGCCTCTAGCCCATTCCATGTCTTGCTCTGTCGCAGTCTTCTTTTTCACAGATTCTGCTTCCATTTCCTTTAGCTTTTGAATGTCTTGCAGTTTCTTCAAAATCTGAAATCTGGTATCATCTATCATTTGGTAGAATAAGCTGCGGAACATCGTCAGGCGTTTGGGTTCAGTCACGTCCAGCATTTTATCTTTTTTTGTGAACTCACAAGGCTCGTTCTCAGCTGCAATATATTCCGTTGCAACATTATCTGTCACAACCTTCACTTTAACATTGCAGACAACCTTATTGGTATTCGTACCGATGTTGCGAATATCTGCACAGTAGATGCCTGTTTCTTTCAGCTCTGCGATGCTGAAAATATCTCCAAGGTCTGTCGGTTCGCCATTTTTTTCGTTTTTGCTAAAGCAAAACATACTGTGAACGCTGTCCAGATACATCGTTCCATAAGAAGATGTATTGCTGAATATTTTCGCTTTCTCTTTTGCCTGCTCCACAAGGCGAATCAGATAATCTGCATCACAGGACTTTAAGTCAATGTGCATTGGAAGATACTGACGGCAGGCTTTGCAAACGCAGCCGTTATATGCTTTCTTTGCAAACATTCCAGCGTCCTGCTTGCAGATAATACATTCTTTCATTGGAATCTCCTTTACAGAACATTCTTATTAGGACTGGTGCTGACATCACAACCGCACAGGACAAATTTGTTTTGTGCCTTGTCTGTGATGATTTGTTCCTCTCCGTTGACAGTGATTTTTCTGGAGAGCAGGTTTTGTCCATAGTTCAGAGCGTGACGGTCAAGGCATTCGTCCAGAATGTTTCTGGCAGTTCGACCGTTGCCGAATGAAGAAAGTCTTCGTTCTCTATCACATCGCACCTCAAAGTTGTCAAGAGCTTCCTGCGATACGATATAGCCTTTTCCGTGAGCCATAGCCTGAAAGATGTCTTTCATCTCTGTTGTGCTGTAGTCTGGGAACTCCAGATATTCTTTGATACGGCTCTTAAAGCCTTCGTTGGTGTCCAGCAACCGTTTGATGTCGTTTTTGTAACCAGCCAGAATGACAGTGAACTTGTCACGATTATCTTCCATTTCCTTAATGAGCGTTGCAATGACTGCTTTGCCATATTCCGCTGTACCGTCCATAATAGCATACGCCTCGTCAATGAAGAGGACACCGCCATAGGCTTTCTGAATCAGCAGCTTTGTCTTTGTGTCACTCATCTCTCCGGCTTTCAAGAAGTTGCCATCAATTTCGACACATTTATTTTCTTTTATGTAACCATACTTATAGAGGAATCCGGTTATAATTCTGGCAACCGTGGTTTTACCAGTACCAGCAGAACCATAGAACACAAAATGTCTGCCGTTCATGCCATACTCACTTCTGGTCTGCTTCTTTTCCTTTTTCTCTTTGGTCATTGCTTCACGTTCAAACTGCATTCTCGCAGCCATTTCAGTGACTTTCTGCTTCACCAGAGGCAGTCCAATCATGTCCTGCAAATCTTTTTCCGGATTTTTGCTTCCTTCTTTGACAATCTTATTCATGACACTGGTAGGGAACAGCATTTCCATTTGCTGTAATTTTTCCTTATCCATCTGTTCACGTTCTTTCCGAGTAAGTGTTGCATAATTGCTTTTCTTACTGTTGCCGAACTCATCGTATTCATTGTCCTGAATTGCTTTCTGGTACATTTTCGCCAAAGGCTTTTTGAATACACCCCACTGAACCAAAGTGATGAAAAACACAATGCAGGAAATCAGCGGAACTTGTATATCATCTACCTGAAACGTACCGCCAAGCGGAATGATTGCAGTGTTCTTCAAACGAATCATCTGATATAAAAACCAGACAACTGCCACAATCGGAGCAGCGGTACTGAGCGTACTCAACAAAATTGTCAACGGATAACTGGTCTTCTTCTTTTTATTCATTGTTTTACTCCATTTCTGATTGATACTTGTCATATGCTGGTTGAAGCTCTTTGAGAACACTTTCATAATCCCTGCATTTTCGTATATCCTGTTCCATGACAACGCTGTTGAAATGGTCTGCAATGGTATCACACAGGGAATGAAAAATGCTATCAAGATGTGGCGGTGTCCAGATGTCAGAACGGCACAGGAATACACCGTCAAACGCATAGTTCTTTTCTTCTATCTTTGAGAGGTTTTTCTGAACGATGCCACGAAATGCCCTGTTTTCTTTTCTGTCTTTGTCTAAGCCGAACATCTCCAGCGACACCGGATTTGCAACCCAAGTAAGCCCCATATTATATTCTTTCAGAAGATGGGAAATCCAGTTGCCACAGTCAAGTTTTTCATTATCATTTACAATGTCATGGTGCATATCTACATTGACAAGTCGCAGTTCATCGTCTTCTGAAACTGTATCATGCACAAAATCATACGCATGAACATGACTTTGAGCAATCATTACAGGACAATCCGAAGATTGCTTTTGCAGGATTCGCTTGATGCAGTCCAATTCATCAGAAAGCACTCCAACAGAGCGTGTCAGAGTGCCTTGCTTTCCATCAAGATAGTGTGAAGCCCATATCAAGGTAGAAAGTTCTGTGGAACGGTCGATACCGTCAGGAAAGCTTTTTATCGCTTCTTGTGTCGCTTGCAGGAAATAATCAAAATCAATAGAAAGGATTCGCTTAATCACGTTCCATATCCTCGCTGGTTTTCTGAGCTTCTTCATATTCGTTGTGAATAAACTCGCTGTAGCTTGCGTATACAGAGCCGTCCTCGAATCCGTATTCCTGTACATACTGGTCGAAGGTCATTTCTTTTGCCTCTTCACAGTTCTCATAAGCTGCTTCTGTAGCAGTCATGGTCACGTCATCTATATGGTCTGCAATCCATTCCTTCTTGTATTCTTCATACGCATTGAACTTTGTGGCATCAGCATACGGCGATTTTTCAAAGAAATCCGAAAAGTATACAACTCGCAAGTCGTTCTTTCTCCCAAACTCCAGTGCTGCATTGCCTGCCCAGTTTGGAACGCCCTGCTTCTCCATTTCATTCATCATATCTTTAATAGACAAATCGTCTTGCTTTACTGCGTTTCTCAACTCATTTACATCTTCTTTGGTATATCGGGTAAATCCGCTTGTGTTTGTTCCGTCCTCAATTGCTCTTACTGCCAGTTCTGCGTTTTTCAGCTCGATATTGTCCAACTTCAAGCAGTGTTCCCAGTACATTGCTCCTTTCAAGGTTTCCTGAACTTCTGGTGTGACCTCATAACTCTTGTCGCCACAGTACAACATATAGTTTCCGTTCTCGTTTTTCATAAAGCAAGTCCTTTCTCAGGTGTCGGCGGCATTGATACCACTGATTTGTATATTATTACATTGCATAATTCAGCTCTTTTTTGAGCTATCTTACATGAATTATTATAGCACAATAGTGTACAAATGTCAAGCAATAACTGTTGTTTACTCTGTAAATTATCCGTTATGTTTTTCAATTACATTTGTGCAAGCATACAAAAAAGCCACTCTCTTGCGAAAGTGACTTTAATGTTGAAGAATATGCTATTTTCAATTTTTCAGGAGCATGATGTCGTCAGCAGCATAGCCTGTATCATTTTTTGCATAGCGAATGACAAGCGTATTTGTGCCATTGCTGTATGCAGTGAAGTTGTTGCCAATATCCTCAATTTCTTTTCCGTCACCAAGCAGTGCAATGATTTCTTCCTTGCTCATACCAACATGAATACCTTCGCAGAACTCTACAACATAGTCATCTTCTTTTGTAAAGAAGTCACTCGTTTTGAATCCTTTGACAAGATACTTGTCTGCATCAGCTTTCCTCTGGTCATTGGCAGGAATCAGCTTGCCGTCCTTATCGACTACTTCAATGGAAATGAGTGTCTTGTCTTCTGCTTCACTTTCGTCTTCATACATATTACCGTTGAAGTATAAGAAGCTGTAATCACATACAGAACCGCCCAGAGCCACGTTCAGTTTCATTGTCTTTACAAAGTCAGCCAGAGAAATATCATCATTCAGATGAATCTCTACACCGTTGACAACTGCCTTTGACAAGTCAATATTCTCGGAAACATTCTTCGGCACATCAGGCACAAGCACAGTTTCTGTAGTTGTAGTAGTTTCCGTGGTCGGTGCAGTGCTTTCTGTGGTAGATGTTGAAGTATTTCCAGACACCGTTGTTGTAGTCTGCTCTGTAGTCTTTACAGGAACTTCTGTTGTACTCGGCTGTTCTGTCGTTGCAGCCGTGGTCGGCTTCTTTGTAGTAGTGGTAGTCGGTTTCTTCGTTGTCTGCGAAGGCTTTTTCGTTGTTGCTTTTGTAGTTGTCTTTGTAGTAGCCTTCGTGGTCTTCTGCGTAGCCTTTGTTGTCTTTTTTGTGGTCTGAGCAGGTGCGTTGTCTACAGTCTGGTTATTGCTTGCAGGCTGTGTCTGAGCTGGCGAATAGTTATTTCCACCATTGTCACTGTTTGTATAAGTCACATTCTCTGCATTCGATTTCGGTTTGTTGTCAGAAACCGGAATTGCCACATACGGCACATTGCTGTTAGATGAACCGCCGGAACTGCTGCCAGCCGAACCTGTTGCAGAACGTGTGGAACGGCTGTGAACAGCAGTTACGTTTGTTCCATCACTCTTAATACCTTTCCCTGTGCTTGTTTTGGTAGTTGTCTTTCTGGTAGAAGAGGTCGTTGCTGTGCCACTGGTTGTCGATGCCTCTGTTGTACTTGTGGAGCTGGTGTCATAGTCGCCCTGCTCTGCCACAATTTCCAATTTGTTCTGATTTTCTGCTTCTTTGGCTTTATCTCCGGTAGTGTCACCGCACCCTGTCATAGAAGCACACAGGCAGGCAGCACAAACCATAGATGCAACCGTTTTCCATTTTGCTCGTTTCTTCATTGCTTGATTCTCCTTTACTTTATATTACAATAGACGAAGTGGGAAATACATCTCACTTCGCCTACGGCATTCATTCGTGCAGTGTTCTTTCTTACATCACACTGTCCTTTCTGGTGTGAGGACTTCCTCAATTGCGAATAGATATATGATTTATGGCAAGCATTCTCTTGTTCGTCCACAAGGCAGGATTTCCTGCAACAAGAGTTACTTTGTCATCATGCCAGCAGGCTTTTTCTCAGGCTCAGTTCATTCTGAATAATGCAAAATAATTCATATGCTGCATAGCAGTCTGCCAACGCCGTATGTGCATCATTATGCGTGATGCCGAAGTGTTCCGATAAAGCTGTAAGTTTATAACTTTTCAGCCGGAACAAGCTTTTTGCAAGTGGTAGCGTGTCGATATAAGGATTTGTAAATTCTGCCCTCGAAGAGCGATAGACTTGCTTCTTCTTTGCAGAAACAAATCTGCAATCGAACCCCAGATTGTGTCCAAGCACCACTGTGTCATCTCCGATTGCTTCCAGAAAGCTTTTCAAAGCAACATTGATAGAAGGTGCGTTCTGCACTGCTTCATTCGTGATGCCTGTCAACTGAATGATTTCCTGCGGAATTGCTTTTCTCGGCTTTACAAGCGTGTTAAATTCCTGCGTTACCACGCCGTTCTGCACCAGCAGACCGCCAATGTTGATGATTTCATTATAATCTGGAGATAAGCCAGTTGTTTCAAGGTCAAACACCACATAGTCTTTGATGTTTGCAGCTTCCTGCTCATTGAGCATTTTTCCAATCACGATAATCAGTCCTCGTTTCTCAGTAGGTAAATGTCGTCTACGACAGGTTCTTCGCTTCCTTCTGGAGCAGTATCATATTCGATTAACAACGTATTTGTGCCGTTATTGTACGCAATCATGTCGTCCAATTCTGTTCCAGCACCAAGCTGAGATTCTACAGCACTCTTTTCTGTTCCAGTTGTGATAACTCCGCAGAAATAGACGTTGAAATCGCTTCTTGTAAAGAATTGACTTGCATGGACACCTTTCAGCTTATAGATGCCGAAGTCTTCCATTTTCAGTCGGTCACTGTCTACGATTTTTCCATCATAATTTTCCACTTCCAGAGATACTTCTGTGCAGTCATCTGAACTCTGTGGATTCAAACTGTACATCGCACTGTGAAAGGAAAAGCTGCTCTCAACCGATGTTGCACCAAAACTGTCACAGGACAGCCCTGTATCGCTTAATACCTTTTCCAGACTGGGAGCTTCATTCAAATTGATAGTTACTCCGTTGATGGTCACACTGCTCATGTCCGCATCTGTGTTGACATCAACCGCAGGCACAACTGGATAGATGGTTTCGTCAGCTGGTGAGTTTTCCTCGACCTCAGCATCTGAACTCACTTCGCTGTCGCTTTTGCTTGCAAGCGTTTCCTGCGAGGCGTTGATGTGAATTTCCGGCTCACTGGAAGAATCATTTTGTTTGCCACAGCCTGTTACCGAAATCATCATGCACAGTGCCAGAATCAATCCAATTCTCTTTCTCATTCTTCAAAGCTCCCTTCGGATTTATATTCACTGTACGCATCATACATTGCGTTGATACGTCCGTTTACATTCCATGCGTGGTTTGTACCATTCACAGAGCAGTCGCTGTATACCGTCTTCTGCTCGCTGTCTGATTCATTGTTGAAGAACCAAAGCAGGAATTTCCCGATATTTTCAATGCTTTCTTTGTTTTCCTGCATTTCAAGCTGGTGACAGAAGTAGATAACATTCACAAGATTTGTTTTCTTGACAGCCCTTTTCAAAACCGCTTTTTTGCCGTTTTCTGCAACATACTCCAGTACGGAATCTGTAAAATCCAGAAGAGCCTGCATTGCTTCTATCGTATTTGCATCGAAAGCCATGTTTTCATAACTTTCTTTGATATTCTTTGCAGACAGTTCAAACTGCTCGTCATAGATTTGCAGAGCTGTTTTGATGACAACATCTTCATTCTGATAGCCTGCTCGTGCCTTATCTGTCATGTACTTCATAAACAGGTCGGACTTTGCAAGCTGAATTACCGCTGGCAGGTTCTTTGCCTTGATTCTGGACTTTTCAATACCAGACAGGACTTTACCGTTATTCAGCCGGAACATCATCTCTGCCAGTTCATCATCTGTTATATCAGTGAAGAAATACACTGTCATTGTGTAGCTTTCAAACGCTTCTCTCGCTTCTTCCGGCAGTTCTTCGTAAGTCATGCCGTTCAGGTCAACTTCATCACCATTCCAGTCGTACCAAGGCAAGGACAGACCAGTCAAGGCAAATTCGTTGTGATAGAATGCTCGAATCGCTTCGCATCGCTGCTTGCCATCGAAGCAGTCGAACACCTTGCTGCCTTTCTTGCAGCCTGCCGGAGCATCAATATCTGTTTTAATAGTGTACATCGGTGGCACTGGGTAATTATGAATCAACGATTCAATGAGCAGGCTCTGCTGAACCACATTCCAGACGTTTCCTCTCTGAATAGCATTGTCGAATACCATGCTACCCTTTGTGACTGCCTTTGCAATCTGTTTCGCACTCCATGCAATGTTTGCCTTAATCATGGGCTATCTCTCCTTGTCTATTATAGCACATTGCAATATCATATTGCAATTTACTCTGTCTATTATTCGTTATTTCTTTGCAAAAAAATATTCTTAAAATGATTTCAGCAAAGAAAAACCAATGCGTTCCACATAGTACGCTTCATTGTCAACCACAACAACATCGCTGACAGAAAGTGAATGTCCACAAAAATCTTTTGGCAGGTTGACGTTAAACCGAATGAAGATTTCTTCTAAAATCGCATTCATGCCACAGGTCAATGCGTCTTTGGGAATCCGAAACGAATAAACGCTGTGGTATACGCTTTTCTCCAGACGGAGCATCTTCTCTTTCCATTCGTTTGAACCTTGGAACATCATTTTATGCTCTGCTGGCAGCTGATAAATTGTTACCTGTACTGTTTCCATTTGATTTACTCTCCTTATCTTTGAATCACTATACTTAGTATAGCACAATAGTGTACAAAAGTCAAGCGTAAATCAAATTTTACTCTGTAAATTATTCGTTATCAAAACAAATGATTTTTGTGCAAACATACAAAAAGAGCAGGAACTTGCCCTGCTCTCTTGCTAATATTACATTGCTTCCAGATAATCCGATTCAAAATAGGCATCTTTCACTCTGCCTTTTGTGATTGCTTTTGCGACTGCTCGCATGAACTTTCTTCTGTCCGGAATCACAACGCTGTACTGTTCATTTGTTCTTATGTTCCAGACGATTCCCTTATTCAGTCCGAACGCAACCATATAGCAGGCACATTGCAAGAAATGCTCATGGGACAATTCTTCTACGAATTTCAGTTCGTAGACTGTGTTGTTTTTGATAACGTCTGGTCTGCCAACAATGTCGTACACATTCTCGTTACCATCAATAAACTGCATAGAAAAGTCTTCCTGCACTTCTTCTTTGCCTGTAAACTCTGTTCGCAGACGATTATGAATCAGGGAAAGTTGTTCCTCTGTGAGAAACGGCGGCTTTACCTGATAGTAATAACGGTTCTGGTATGTTTCGTATGCTGTCAGATACAGCACCTTTTCTTCCAGTGTTGCATCTTTTTTCAAATTCAGAGGCGGTCTGTCGTCAGCAATATCCATTGCATACCGAATCTGTGCATCAATGTCATAGTTTTCAAAGAAGCTTGCTTCCTGATAGATGCCAATGCAAGGAGAAAGGTCAATCATGAAATCTTCCGAATCCACATCAATCATGGACTTATCTGTTCTTGCTTTCTTTCTTTTGCGAATCAGCTGATAGCACTCTTCCACATCTTCTTTGTATTTGAAATCGAACATTTCACTTACCTGAAAAGGACGCTTGTACTCTCCGTTTGTCGGAACAGGTGTCGCAACGATTTCGTCCGGAAGCACATCGCTGAACGGTTCTTTTACAATGATGATTTTTTCTTTGCCTCGGCTCATAGCAACACAGAAGATGTTCCGCAGAATCTCATACTTTACGTCCGGATAGCCCATTCTGACAGACCAGTAGTCCAGTGTATAGTCAAAGACAACACAAATCTTTCGTTCCAGCCCCTTGCTGCTGTCAAAGGTTGTGAAGATGGCTGTAGACTTATCCGGAATCGTTCTGCCTGCATTGTCATCAGAAATGCTGGCGTAAACGGTTTTCTTGTTGAACTTTTCCGGATATTTGTCCTCTAAGTCGTTCAGGACACTTGCCATTTTTCCTGTTCTTGCCCCCAAGCACAAAATGTCAGACGGCTTCTGCTTTGCCAAATACTCAATCACATCGCACAGCTCCATTGTTTCCAGCTTGCAGTCTTTGTTCACACCGTTGATTTGCTTTCCCCAGATGTCCCCAAGACGGCTTGCAAGGTCACTACAAAGACGGAAACACTTTGTAAAAGTAACTGTATCATACCTTCCAAGAAACTGATTGATAAAGATAGGCACATTCAGTGTTGTTTTATCGTAAATCTTCTGCTTCATATCACCAACAGCAACAATCTGCACCGCCGGATTGCTCTTCTTGACACATTCCAGCATCTCTGCGATTTCCTGTTCGATGTCCTGATATTCGTCAATCACCAGCAAGTCATACTTCGGGACTTTGATTTTTGTCTTGTTCTTCAAGAAAATCTGAATCAAATCAGAAATGCCAGCAGATAAGTGTGCGTTTTTCAAGCACATATATGCAAATCCGTGATAGTTGGTAACAGTTACGTTTTTTCCTCGAATTTTATCTCTTGCGTCAATCTTCAAAAGTGTGTTGTAAGTCAAATACAGCACCTTTTTGTCTGGTATCTCATTGCACAGCACCTGAATTGTTGTAGTTTTACCACTGCCGATGCAGGCATCTACCAGAACATTCTTTCCTGACTTTGCAAGAGCAATCATAGATTGCTGCTCTTCGGAAAGGTCAGACAGCTGCATAACTGGCGTTGGTGTCCACTTGTCGAAACGGCTGTCGGCAGTTCCTTTATAGTACCACTGCTTTTGTCTAGCGTCCCATTTCGCTCCAAGAGCCTTTACCTCATCTTTTTCTACATAAGGCACTTGCAGATAATGAATTGTATTTTCCCATGCCATATGCTGTGCCACCTTTCCTTTCAAGAATATTATAATATCATTATAGCATAATAGTGTACAAATGTCAAGGCATATTAAGGGCTACTCTGTAGATTATTCGTTATATTTTTCGTAATTATTTGTGCAAGCATACAAAAAGAGCAGGTTATCTTCCTGCTCCTTACAATTCCTGTTTCAAAGAGATGCCGAGCTTGTGAAACCGCATTTTGATTTCCTGCACACACGCTATGCCGATGCCTGTACAGTTCAAAAGTTCTTTTTCACTGTATTGTTTCAGAATCCCGATGGTATCAATATCGTTGGATTTTAATGCTGTCGATGTCCGGAAAGAAAATCCAGCTTTCAAAACCGATGTATTTAGCAGCGGATTGGTTTCTGTCGGATTTCTTCTGCATCGGACTGAAAAGTATTCATCTTCCATAACACCGCCAAAATCCCGAACTACTTGTCGGATTCGCTCTTTTGTTACGCCGTACTCGTCAGCCAATCGTTCCAACGTATAGAAGTTGATATATCTTTTTTGAATGATTTCAGCATTTCTCTCATCGGTTCTGTGGAAGGCAGATTCTATCACTTCAACAAGCACATTATGTTTTTCCTCGTCCAAGTCAATTCCGATTCGTTCCAGCATATCCTTCTGGAACGCTTTTCTACACAGCAGAGTGTTAATCTGCTCTTTACCTGTCATGTCAATTACCTCATTTCTCTTTGCTTTTGCGTATAAGGTTATATTTAATTATAGCACAGTAGTGTACATTTGTCAAGGTGGTGTGTGCATCTGCTTGTGTAAAAGATTTGAGAACAGGATATGTCGTCTTTTGTACAGGTACACAAAAAAAGAGCAGCGAAAAAATCCACTGCTCTTCTGCGAGATTGCGATTGATGTAAACTTAATTCCGAAGCAAGAGAATTGTCTGAGCGTAATCCAGTGTGTCCGGTTCTCCGTCCAGAACAATAATCGACTTCACAGTTTCGTAGGTAACGACCATCGTTGCTTCCGAAGTCTTGTAAATGACAACTGGGTGTTCATCATCTTCTGCCTGTCCAGCTGTGCCTGCTCCCAGTTTCTTTTCAATTTCTCTTCGTTCTGTTCCAACAGTGATGCCACCGCAAAACGTGATGTATTCCGGCTCTTCTTCGTTATATTCGCTGAATGCAGAATCATTTGTGTAGCCGATTCCCTTTATCAGCATATCATCGGTAATATCCGGATTGGAAACCTTCGGAACGATTACGTTGCCTGCTCTGTCCAGCAGTTCCATGACGTAAATTGGAGATGTCGGTGAACCATAGAAGGATAGTCCGTAGAAGTAAAAGTCCTGATTTCTCTCAACCTTCTTTGAGAAGCGATAAGATGTTCCTGTATCGGAGAGAATCATTTCTGGTGTAACCTCTCTGATGTTATATTCATTGCCATCAATTGTGAAATCGCCCAGACCTGCTTTCACATCATTTGTTTCGTCCACATCAGGCACAAGAGGCAGGGAAGCCTGCTCAGAACTGTATTGTGTGTTTTCACCGGACGAGTTGCCAGCTCCTGTGCCAGAGCTATTAGAACCAGCAGTGGACTGCTGATTGCTTTCTGTTGTAGATTCCATTGTTGTGACAGTCTCTGTTGTAGATTCCAAAGACTGTGTTGTTGCATCTGGAGTTTCCGTATCATACGGATTGACTTCCATTTCCTTTTCATAAGCATTGATGCCGAGCTGTTCGTCCGTAGCACCAATACTGGAATCATCATTGTTTGCTCCACACCCAGATAGTGATGCGACTGCAAGAAGCATTGCAAAGATGATTGCAAATCTTCTATGTTTGGATTTATTGCTGTGTCTGTTCATGAGATAGCTCTCCTTTCTCTTATGCTTTCATTTAGTTTTCGGTATTTTCAGCATCGCCGATGGTGATTTCTTCATCAAAATCATCAGCATTGTCATTGCTGCTGTTACTGAATGAAATGTCGCCATTATCAAAGGCGTTGTACATTGCCTGCATAGTGGTCATCATAATGTCTGCTTTCCATGTGTCGCCGACCTTTACTGCAAGCATAGTTGGTGCATAATCTGTCAGACCTGTTTCATCGGAATCTGTTTCCTTAAATTCCAGCGGAACAACGTATGCGGCATCAACTATATAATCAACCGGATTGCCGTCATCGTCCATTTCCTGAATGAAGTCGTTCAGCTCCTGCAATTCTTCTTCATTCATCAGAACAGCTTCGCCGTAAGTGAAGCTGTCGGGATTGCCATACATATAGCCCTCTCCGCTTTCTGCTTCGCTGTCCTGTTCTGCTGCCATTGCCAGAATCTCATCTTTGGTCAGCCACTTTCCTTCATCGAGATAAGCATACAGGTCAATGTTGGTGTAATCGCAAACTGCGTTCCAATCCATCTGTCCATATGCTTCGTAGCCTTTACCCACAAGCTCAACAGCCTGCTCCGGTGTGATGTCTCCTGTGTACACAGTCGCCTCAGCCGAAGTGGATTCTTCCGCAGAGGATTCCTGCGAGCTGTTTTCTGCTTCGCTGTCAGAATCAGTCTGAGATTCCAATTCATCGTCCTGAATCGCTCTTACAGATACCTCAGAACTGGAAGTCGATGAATCCTTGCCACCGGAACAGCCAGTCAGTATTGTTGCACCCATGCTGGCAGCAGTGATGCAGGTCAGAAAAATTGCGATTGCTCTTGTTTTCTTCATGTACAAAAGTCCTTTCTGTGTTAATAGGTAATCGTGTTACCATAATCTATTTTCTTGACGGAGCTGATGTTTGCTTCGAGGTCAAGCCCATTCCAGTTGTAGTAGCCCCAGCTTCCGCTGTAAGCCACACAAGAAGGTAATTCTTTATCACTGTTATAGATAAATTCTACAACAGATTTTCCATTGCCAGTTCCACCAAACCAATGGAATCTGCCGTCCAGAATACCGTCACCGTCAGCGTCTGATGCCAAGCCTTTGCTGTCACAAATGGACACAGTAAACTGTGTTCCGTTTTCCAGTTCAATCAGAAATCTGTCGCCAACAACGCCGTACCAAAGTCCCATTGCTACACAATAATCGCCATATTCATTTCGGCGAATTGTGGTGTCTGTGATAGGGTCTTTTACTGAACCTGCAATTGCTCCAGAAGACGGCATTGCAGTCAGTCCGGAAGCACGTTCTCCAGTGAAACAATTTGTCCAGCCCTCTTCGGTCTGATACGTCTGAATCACATTGACTTGTTCCGTTTTTCCAAGAACCGTTGCAGGCGTAACACAAACATCGTTCTCTGTTTCACCGTCATTCAAAAGAGGCGTAACGGAAATTTCGTACTCAGAATTTTCCCGAAGTCCGGTCAAATACCAAGTGTCATTTGCCTTTTCAAGGAACGTGATGTTTTCTGTGTATGGAGCGTAGGTAGAAACATCAATCTTGTAGTTTCTTCCATCTTCTCCGTCCCACGTCAGTTTCAAACAGGAAACTGAAATTGTGCTTACGGTCAAGTTGGGAATATCCGGATTTTGTGTCGGTGTAAAGTTAGCTTCAATTGTGCTGGCTTCTGTTTCCGCTGTCGTAGTTTCTGTTGTTGTCTGTGTTGTGGCAGCAGTCGTTTCATGAGTGGTCTGCTTTGTTGTCGTGGCTGCTTTTACCGTTGCTCTTGTCGTCTTTTTGGTTGCGGAAGTACAAGTTGCTGTTGGTACTGTTGCAGTCTGAGTAGCAGTGATTTCTATTGCATCATCTCTGTCTGTCTGAGCAGCTACATTCGTGCCAAGTGCAGAATGGATTCCGACACCAAGCATGGCACAGCAACCGATTGCTCCGATTGCAACTCCTGTATAAATCATCTTACGCTTCATCGGTATTTACTCCTTTCTCATTGCTTGTCTTTCATATGAGTGTTTCCCCTCTGTGCTGTTCAATCCAGTGTTCCAGTTCAACAGAATCCACACGGTAAATGCGACCAAACCGAATTACCGGAAAGCCGTCAGAGTTCATCAGCTCAATTGCTTTTTTTCTCCCGATATTGAAGATTTTCTGAACATCTTCCACACTATAAAATCGTCTTTTTACATCTGTTTCTTGCAAAGCTTTTTCACCTCTTTCAGCATACAGTCAGCAGGATTTTTGCAATTGCCAGAACCGCCAGATGTGCAGGATAAAAATATCTGCAAGTGACAATACAGGCTTTACTTTTCAGAATCTTTGTCAGCCATTTCGGAAGAATCAAGCACTTATGCTTTTCACTGCACTGTGCAAAGAAAAACAGAATCAGCAACAAAAATGTTGCCAGATAAACTGTAATGTTACTTCCCATTGACAAGATGAAAATTCCCATCGCAACAATCTGCCACAGCCACTTGCAATGCTTTCTGTTTCTTGCAAAATTGAACAGACCAACGAGCAGGATTCCTCTCCAGCTGTAATCAACTTTGAAATAATATGCCAGTGCAAAAATCACACCAAAAACAATTCCTGTTCCGCAATTCACAGCAAGCTTTCTCACTTTTCCAGTTCCAAAAAACTTGCTCCAACATTTCTGATTACTCTGCAAATTATCCGTTATTGTCAGCATTAAAAAACAAAGGAAGAATGTAAAAATCGTATTCTGCCCTTTGAAAATGTCCATGCTGATTTCGGTCGGGTTTTGCAAAGTTAATGCGAGGTCAAAAGGAATTTCAGATACCAACGCAAGCACTATCAAGCGTATCAGATGTCGCATTGGATTTTGTGTGTGATAGAAGCTTTCTACAAACAGAAAAGCAAAGATAGGAAATGCAAATCTCCCGACAATGAGACACCACAGTTCTGCATTGTCGCTGATTACTCCGGTACTATACAATACCTTTCCCAAGTGGTCTGTTACCATTGTCAGAACCGCAATGATTCTGAGCAGGTAATACCATTCTGTTGAGATGCGTTCTGGACGAGTGGCAGTAATCGCTTTCTGCTCTGTCAAACGATGCTGCTTTTTCTCCATACGGATTGAACTTCTTTTTCCCATATGATGATACACTCCTTTTTATAGTACATTATTTATTATAGCCGTTTCATCAATCAATGTCAACCGTTACTGAATGTTTATATCCGTTATTATCAAGAAAAAACTATAAAAGCACATAAATGCACAATAAAGCTCAGTAAACAGAAGAAACCGTGTAACGCAGTGATTCAGGCAAAGAAATAGACTATAAGTATACCTTGCTATACCTATAGCCTATCTCATACTACAGCTTATCACCTTTACCGTGTTGAGTATCTGGAGATTTCACAATGCTTTTCCACGATACAGTGTTGTTCTATGCGACTTTACTACCTGTTTTCACGGTTTGTCCAGCACTCGAAGCACATCTTTCCCTTCGATGTACTCACTCCCAGCTCTTTATATTCTCCGCATACACAGCACTTACCCAGCAAGCTTTCCCGATACCATTTGCCATCTTCTTTCTGGATAAACTTGTGCTTATAGTTCCGCATGATTTCCGGAACATTTCCGATGTACGTTACCACTCTTGCTTCGTAAATTATCCCACTGGAACAGTCCACGAAAACCACATTTTTGTTCTGTGCCTGAACTTCTTCCTGCACTTTACTCAGAAGCTGTTCCAGCTCTTGTCTTGACATTGCGGAAATGATTCTGTCATTGCTCTCACAGTTCTCGTAAATGCTTCTGCCATTGCAGCTTGATTTCTTCATAATTGCTCTCCTTTATCGGTCAAATGAACGCTTACAAGGTTCGGTTTTTTCTGCGGATTCTTCTGCAAAGTCACGGACTTTTTCTCGGAGTTCTCTCTCATGGCTGTTGTCACAAACCAGAATTGTGATGTCCTCATCGTTGAACACTTCGATGATAATGGAAAGCACAACTTTCCACGGCATTTTGTCAAGTCCTGCTCCGATTTTCGGCATAGCCAACATCTTGATTCTCTGCTCTTTCGCCTGCTCTCTTAAATCGAATAAAGCGTTTCTCATGGTTTCCTCAGTCGGCTTGTGGAAGTAGTTTCGTTTCGTCACCAGATTGAATACTCTGCCGTCCTGCACACAGAAGCCCTTTGTCCAAGAGCCGTCCCATTCTGCAATCACGTTGCCGTATCTTCTTTTCAGATTTTCCTTTACATTGAAGTGCTTATTGAACTGAACCGCAATGCCTGCTCCCATAGCAAAATCAGCACTGATGCACTGCACCAGATAGTAGCTGCTTGGCACACAAAACAAGTCACATTCTTCATATTTGTAAATCATGTTTTCTCCTTTCAAGAATCAATCGTACTTCCACTCTTTTGACAGACATCTGTACCAGTAGTAAGAGCTGCTTTCCTCTGGAATCGACTTTGGCATAGAAGTTGCAAATCCATCGTCTGAACAATAAATTTCCGGATTGTCTGATACCTTAATAGCCAATCCGACCAGCTCCAAATCGCCCTGAATCATGTTCAGAAAATGGCACAGCTGCAAGTCATTCAAATTTCGGATTTTATCTAAAATTGTCATAATTATCACCTCTCATTTTTCAACAAAATCAAACTTTTTGTATGTCATGTAGTTTCAGGCATATCAATCTCAATGCCATTCAATATCGTTTTTTGTTCAGCTTGAAGTGCATCATATAATTTATTGAATGCCAAAGCTGCATCGAGTGATAATTCGGATATTGTTCCGTCCTGAGAACGACAGATTTGAGAATGAAGTTCACTGACATTGCGATACAATGTTTTTGCTGTGTACATCAATTCTGTGATGGTTTGTAAGTTCTGAAAGTCTTCGGTATTCATGCCGTAAAAAATATCAAAATGTTTCATAACAAACACTTCCAATCAATGTTTCATACCGCTGGCTCTGCATCAACAGGCGGTTCTGCATTAGCCACGCCCTGCATTGCCTGCTCCATCTTCTGCCGCAGATAATATCGCATATCTTCTCTGATTGCCTTTGTTGCAACGATATGCTTTACGTCTGATGCAACCTCAGTCATCATGCTGTCCACGATTTTCTTTGCAATCAGCTGTTCGATATTTTCAGTCAGATACCGCTTGATTTTTTCCATATCAACGTGCTTGTAAACGTCTTCGATAACCTCGTCAGGCAGCATAAACTTTTTGAACTGCACAGTGTTATACCGTCCGATGTCATGGACAACAGCATTCTCCACTGCTTCTACGATTCTTTCTTCAAATGTCATAATCATCGCTCCTTTGTTTTACTTCTGGTCAATGGTCGGTCTTTCTTCATAAGCGGAGCAGGTCATCTTCATTTCTCCGCTTGTCATATCAATGTTTGTGGTCTTCGGGATTGTACAAAGGCACATTACATTGTTCTTTCCATGTTGCGAAATAACCATTCCGTTGTCCATGAGAAGAACCGTGTCACCGCTTGAAACATTCGCCCACTTACATTTTTTACAATTCACATTGAACACCTCTTATATTCATTTTCGCACCGCAGTACGGGCAATACGCAGTTTCCAAGGTTGCAAAGAAAAAGCTTCCGCAATTTCCACACACCAGAAAGCTTCCCATGAGTGTTTCACGCCGTCCCCATTCTGCATGAATCACAGGCTGAATATCTTCCACTGCCGCATTGTCTATCTGTTCCAGTATCTCCAAATCATTGGGATAAGACTTGCGTATCACAGCTTTCAGCTTGTCAGCATCAATATACCGGATAGTCTTGTCTTCATACGGTTCAAGGATTTTAGCAAACGTAGAATTTTCAAGAAAAGAATTGTCGTCATCTTCGTCCTCTGGTAGCACTTCACCAGAAACGACTTCATAATAGCAGTCTGCCCTGCCATAAAGGTCTGCCTTTCGTGTAATCTTGATTACATTTCCAGTGTATCGGCAGTTGCCACCAACCCTATACTTTTTGCCAACCTCAATTTTCATGTGCTTTCTCCCTTACTGCTTTCTTTAGTTCGCTTCATCTTCCAAGACACTTACAGCCGGAGCATTGGCAATATCATCAATCACCTTTTCCAGAAGCTTTATTCGTGCATCTGCACACTTCGCTTCTTCTCCTGCTAAAGCATTACGGAACGCCATCAGCCGTTTCAGCAATGCCTTTTCCTTTTCCAGCAGCTTTTCTGCATCAATATACTTACTCATTTTTCTTTCTCCTTTAATGTCACTTTACGCATTCGCTACAGCTTTCGCCCAGCTTGTCACATCTGCGATGCACAAGTTTGCTTCTCTCAGTGAGAACTCTGCATGGTATGCAGGAGCATTTGCTTTTGTTTCTCCACCGAAGAAGTGTTCCTTTGCAAGCAGGCGGTAAACGTCATCTCGCTTCTCAACGTGACACAGAAACATCTTCCTCTCTGCATCTACGTCCATGTAAATCATGATGTCCTCGCACCGTCTGACAGCATCTTCAATCCGCTTGCTGTTGCTTTTTGTGATAACGAATTTTCCCAGAGTGTTCCGGTACATATACGATACATTTTTCACACGATTGCTCATACGATTCACGCCTTTCTCTCGGTGTCTTAACGACCTTACATATACTATTTTATCATATCTTACAGTAGATATATTGTGCTTTACTTTTCTGATTGGTAAACCTTTTGTAAACATCGGAAATTGCAGTGTAATTATGATTCGCTGTACCCATTGTTTTTCAAGAAAGAGTTTGCAACGTCTTCCTGATTCTCAAATAACAAATGCGGTCTTAGACAAGGCTCTGCATAAGGGACATTGAGTTCGATTGTTGCATCTTCGTCCACTTTCTTTATCTTTGAAATGATAAAATCGAAATCGTCATAACAGCAATCTCTGAACAAAAGAGATGGTTCTCCTCGAAACAATTCCATACAGCCAACATTCACCAAGCCATAATCACTATCCATGTGTACCCCATATATCTTTGACTTTTTAATGTTTGGATATAGCAACAGAATACGATTATGCTTCTTTTCAGCATAATGCGTTTTATATCCATTTTCTCGGTAAAGGCTTTCTATTCTTCTGAACGTATTCATGTTTTTCCTTTCTAAACGATGCAATGTGTGCTGGCAAATAAAAAGTGGAATAAATGCTATGTGCATCACTCCACTTCTCGTGCTTTCATATTCTCAAAAAAGTTGAATGTGTTTCAGCCCTTTTTCAATGTCAAAGTCCGGATAAGGCTCTCTCTTACTCAGATTCCGGAGCAGGTCTTCACATTCCAGAATGTTGTTCATAAGAACCGACACATCTTCCCTCAATTCTGCCAACAGCTGATTGGGAGATGCTTCTCTCCATTCGCCCCACCGTTGGCAAGGGTTACGGTCTATTTCAGAATGGTCTTTTCTGGCGTAGGTGTCTGTCGCAATAGCGATTCTCTCAGCAATTTCAGCAACGGTTTTATCACCCTCATTGGCTACGGAATAATTGACCGCAAAGCTGTCTGTCTGTGCTGTGTTCTCCGCAGAGAATGCAAGGCGGTCTGCTGCCAGTCTGCGTTCCCATTCGTCTTTGTCAAATGAGCCACGCTTTTTTGCTCTCTTGGTGCGAACTTCTTCTGATGCGTTTACTCGTACTACAAAGCAATCGTATTTTCCGAAGTAAGAAACATAGTCCTTTGCTCCCTGCACATCTACGATAGCCACATAGTCCTGCTCTGGATTCAACTGCATCTTTGGAGTGCCATAATACCAGACATCTTCCTTGCCGTTCCAGATAGTGTTGTAAGAACGATACTCAAAGAATCGTCCCTCAGTGATACCTTTTTCAAATTCCTTTCTGGAGATAAAGTTGTAGTCCTTGCCGTTGACCTCTCCCTTACGCATAGGGCGTGTAGTAGTTGTCACGATTTCACGGAATCCGTGATTCGCAACCAGTTCTCTCAGAATTGCATCTTTGCCACTTGCAGACATTCCTATCAGTATCGTCAACATAAATCATTCCACCTTTCTATTTGTTCCTTACCGTTGGTTTTCGTTTGTTTTCGTTTCTTTCAGACATGAAACTCAGTCTTTACAAGCCAGTATGTTTCAGCCTTTTCGATGCTCTTCAAGCGTTCTGCCTTTTCTTTCTTCTCACACTGCTCCACGAGGTTATCCAGTTTCGCTTTGAGTGCAGCAATGCGATTTCGTGTGCTTTCCGGTCTGAGGTCTTCACCACAAACAGGGCATTTGTTTGTGCGAAGATATTTCAGTGCAATCTTTGAAGTACAGTTCTGACACCCCACTGTAGCACTCTTGTGATTGGCAAAGTGAAAAGCCTTCTGCAAGTCCCAATACGCTTTTCTTGCGTCCGATTGTCTCTTTTGAAGGTTCTCCAGTGTCTTTGACGGAACAAAGTTTTCATCACGCCGATACATTACGGCAAACTGTCCGTAAAAAGCGTTTCTGCTTCGTTCCTCGATAAACTGCTCTGCTTCTTCGTAGCTGTCAAAGCATCTGTCTTCAAAGAAATGAATCCGTTCCAAAGGAGAATGATAATCTCCATCTTCTACTGCACGAGCATTCACTTCTGCATAAATTCTTTTCTTACTCACGGCTGTCGAAAACGTATCATAACAAACTTGATGTCCCATAACTTTTTACTCCTTCGCATCTCTATTTGATATATCCATTATAGCACAGTAGTGTACAAATGTCAAGTGCTTTTAGCTGTTTACTCTGTAGAATATTCGTTATGTAAGTGCCGGAATATTTGTACACCATGCCGAATAAAACAATAAAAAAGCCAGTACCAAAACGATACTGACTTATAGCGGTTATAAATCTATTTCATAGCTGTCTTTTTCAGCTGTAAGAGAATGCTCAGTAGGTTCTTCTTTGGGTTCAGCTGTTTTTGGAGCAGGCTCTGACTTGTGCTGAGGTTTAGCTTGATTGACGATATTTTCTTGATACAGTTCTTTTACCTGCTCAAAAAGTTGTTCAAAAAGCTGTGGTGACATTTCCTCTGCTTTCTTACCTGTTGCCTGCTCAATGATTGTGCGTACAGCTTTGTCTTCTTCTGAGAGAGAATTGTTTGGAATATCCGTCTGAACTGACGGTTGAGAAGGAATTGTTTGAGATATATCCTGCTTTTGCTCTGGCTTTTTGTCTTTCGATTGGTTGTTATCTGTTTGGGGTTTTGATATTGATGAGCCGTTCCCAGAGCCACTTGACTTGTTGTCTGGCTTGCTTTTGAACTTATCTGCAATGCTATGAACCACATCACGCATTTTGATGTACAACGCCTTCAATGGCTTTCTCGGTGGTATCGGAATATCGAATGTGATTTGCCTTGTTGCTGTGGCGACATATTCTCCGTTTGACATTGCAAATTTCGGAGTGTTTATGTCATTCTTTCCACGAATAGAAAAGGAAACCGTTGCGGTTCTGCCTTTCGTTTCATATTCCAGTTTCAGTTTATCTATTTGAGAGATTTCGGCTTGAATTTCTGATACTATATCATCATTAGAGGTCTTCGATTGTTGTTTTTCAAGAATTTCTTTGGCAAAATCAAAGAGATTTGCCTGTTGAATTTTTTCATACAGGGAATCTTGAAGATTGTAGTATCGTTCCAGAGCGTTTTCGTCATTGTTTATAATGGCTTTTTTACGACTATCTGCAATCGAATCAAGAAGTGCTTTTATTTCTTTCTTCTGTTCTTCTTTCTGCTCCAAAGCAAAGAATACTTGTTCTTTTGCCTGTTGCCTTGGTAATAATGTTGAATAATTGATTGTGTGTTGTGATACTGGAGCATCTGGATTTCGTGTACAAAATTCTCGAAACAACTTATGAGCATATACATCATTTTTTAGATAGCATATTTGAGTATAGGTTTTATCTTTAGGTTCTTTTTGCATAATTGCAAGAACTTGATTTGATTCTATTATCTCATTGCGAACATCAGCTTCTAATACAGTATTGGGTCTATAATAGCCGTTTTCATCTTCGATAAATCCTAAACAACAATGTTGACCACCAACAAGTATATCGGTTTCAAGATTCGGGCGACCATGATTATAGTCTCCAGACATTCTGAAATTTCCGGTATAATTAAGTGCTTTCAAAATAACTTCAAGCTTCAATTCAGTGTTTTCGTCCCTATAATCAAAATTTGATGCTATTTTATATTTTATTGCATTGTTGAAAAATTCCTTTTTATCAAATCTTTGATTCCCCGAAGTGTCTTCAAGTCCTGTCAGGTGAAAGAAGTTGCTTTTTGTTGCATATATTTCCATATACGACAACATTGGAAACAACTGTATTTTTCCCTCTTCAAATTGACCATATATCACAAGCAGGTTTTTTTCGTTGAAATGCTGCTTGTAGTATTTTGCGGCATCTCCTATCTTTTTCACTGCTTTTTTGTCAATGGTAGCTATAGCAAACACAACCTTTATATAAAATTTAAGAGGGTGGTGAATTACCGCAGTAATACTACCACCCTCTAGTGACTGATTTTACCGTTGTCCGAACCAACAACATCGACCCTTATGTTCGACAGTAGAGCGAAGATTATTTCGTTGCTTCGCCAACGCTCTGTATCTTTCGCAACAGAGTTGGTCACAACTGTAACCACCGGATTGAATCGTGTCAGCCCACGCTAATACTCTTATTATACGCTAAACCACAAGAAAAATCAATAAACTTTCATTATGCTTTTAAGAATATTTCGTGAATCAAGATGATGAATAAAAGAAAAAACCACCAGCAGGATTGCCAGTGGTCTTTCCTCTATTGAATTTTTGAAGGATATGTCTTAGATTACTTTGTTACAGGCAGGGTGTCGATATAACGAACCAAGAACTGCAACAGTGTAGTTGCATCGTTGGCATCAATCTTGTCATCAGAGAAGGTGTTTGCATTGATTGCTGCCTGTCCCTTCAAAGTGACAGTGCCAATTACGGTCTTGTTGAGCATAACTGCATCTGCAAGGTCTACCTTACCGTCCAAGTTCAAATCGCCATACAGCGTTTCCTTCGGAACACCAGTGCCTGTTGCTGTGGTGGTTGTACCAGAGCCTGTTCCGTCAGTAGTGTCGCTTACAGTAGTCACGCTTTCGCTTGCGGTAGTAGTTGCACTGCCGTTTTCAGAAGTCTGGTCTGTACCTGCTCCTGTAGAGGTGCTGTTGCTGTCCATAGTGGACGAAGTGACATCGGTCGTAGAAACAGTTGTCTCTGTTTCAGAACCGCTTACAGAGGATTCTGAGCCGTCTGTGGTGGTTGTCACAGCAGTGGTAGTTGTCTGCTTCGCAGAAGCGTTGATTACCAGTGTGCCAGTCACCTTGTCGTAGTTTTCATCATCGGGAGTATATTCCCATGTCAGAGTGTTGTCGCCTTCGGTCAGCTTCTTTACCTCATCGACTACCCACGAAACAGAACCACTCGGTGTGTCCTTACCCAGAATCGGGTCTGGCAGGTCATCTCCAGCTTCGTAATTCTTGTCCGGAACGCTGACTTCCACATTCTTGACAGTTCCCTTTGCGATTCGGAATGTCAGGAGCAGGTCAGCTGTAGTGCCGTTTTCTGCGGTTACGGTGTAAGTTACCTTCTTTTCTCCGGATTCCATCGGAGTACCGTTCAGCTTTGTGTCGTCCAGTTCGATGCCCTTAACAGCTTCACTGCCCTCAGCCAGAGCAACAGACTTCACACCGCCGACCTTGCCGGAGTTCTTCACATACCCAGCAATGTTGATAGGATTCATCTTTTCTCCGTATGTCAGGTCGATTGTGCTGTTTTCTGCGGTCACGTCCAGAACAATATCTGTTACAGTACCCTTTTTCAGGTCGTTCATATCAACATCTCTGTAGCCGTCCGTGATTTCACCGACATTTATAGGGTGTTCCACAACATTACCGTAACTGTCGTCTTCCTCTGCAAGGAAAGTCAGTCTGTAATTGCCAGTAGGCAGCAGAACATCATACTTGCCTTCCTTAACAGCATAGCAGGCTGCACCAGCTGCATAAGCTTCTGCCGGAGAGCTGTACTTGCTGTCGTAGATGTAAATTTTGCCGTCTGTTGCGTTGTTATCTTCCACATAAGAAGGGTACATTTCTTTGAACGTATTCAGGCGAATCCGCACAAGGTCTGTGCCATTCGTCAGCTCATAGGTGCAGTCAGGCAGGAACAGCTTCTTGGAATTGTCTGCATCGGTGGAGACCTTTACTGCTGGAGCATCTTCCTTGCAGTCACGCAGTTCCTCGGACTGGATATTGTAAGAGCCGTTGCCATTCAGATATGCAGTGGAAACTTCCCGAATATCCTGTGTCCCTTCCGGAGCTGTCAGCTTGTAGTCAGAATCGTGTGTTGCAAATGCCAGCTTTCCATTCAGGAACATGGCGAAGTAATCGCTGTCTGCATCGTCAAACATCTTCTGCACATCTTCTGCTCCATACTTGGAATCGGAATCGACCAGCAAATTGCCGTCCTTATCGAAAGAACTGTTTACTGTGAACTTGTAATCGCCCTTTGCAGTATACAGTTCCTGCAAGCCAGTGCTGTACACGCCGTCCTGCTCTGTAGACTGGTCGAAGCTGTTCGCAGAATCTTTGTTTTTCAGCTGGTCAGTAATCAGGCTGAAATTCCTTTCAGAATCAACCTTTCCGGTTTCTGCATCTGTAATGCCGCTGATGTCATTTGTGTCGAAAATCGTATCGTACTCAGTCTGGTCATCTGTTACCGGAGAAGTCAGTCCCAATTCAGTGTAATACTTGGAATAGCCATAGCTTTTGATGAACTTTCCGATATAGTCTCTGTCGTACTCTGTGTTCGGCATCATGGTGTAGCCATACGGCTGTCCGTTAGAAGTGAATCCAGCGATGTAAAAACCACTGCTTTCCAGCCTGTCGTTTGCATAGCCAGCATTGAACTCAGCCCCTACTGGAGCACCGCCCTTAGATGCAGCCACGATTTCCGGCTTGAACTTGTAATACAGGGTGTAGTCCGTCTCATCGTTCAGATTGATTGCAAACGCATAGCCACCCTTGACGGTATAGTCAATATTTCCAGTGTCTGCGTTCTTAAAGTACAACCCTTCAAACTTCGGTGCTGCATATGCAACAGAAAAATTCTTTTTGCCAATGCTGGAGATGCTGTCCCCAGCGTTGTTCAGACGATAAATCTCCATATACGCACCATTTGCACCACTTGCATCACGAATGTCATCAACAGCCATCAGCAGTCCGGTATCGTTCGGCACATAAGTGACTGGCTGTCCGTTGTACATTGTCATCATGCAGTCTGCATTGCTGGTAAAGTAGCCTGTCAAAGAATTGCCGTCTTCATCGAACACACGATAAAACTCATTGGTCTTGGTCTTGCTTGTTACCATAGACAAATCCAGCGGAACGGCATTTGTGAACAGGTCTGCAATCGGAGTGTAACTGCTGCCACTCTTAGCAATGCGAATCGGAATCAGCATACCGCCAATCTTAGAACCGCCATGAACCTCAGCAAACACAGTGGTGTAGCCTGCCTCGTACATCTCACCCAGAATGGTGTCGCAGATAACACGGTTTGTGACCTTTGCTGTGTACTTTGAGAAGTTCTCTGTGGCAATAATAGAAAAACCGATGCTGAACTTGTTGTCCTTGACATTGGTGTCCTCGTAAGAATACTTTGTCAGGCTGTTTTCAAATGCCATGTACGGCAGGACAATGTTCATGTCCGTGTCCTTGACTACATACACACCCTTGGAAAGCGTGGCTTCTGCCGCCATTGACTTGTCCGTACCTGTGGTTGTATAGTTCACTGCACTTGCTGTCATTCCAGCAAGCGAGGTTGCCATACAAGTAACGGCAGTCAGCACCGCTACGCAGGTCTTCAATTTGTTGTGATTTGTTCTCATTGGAAAAATCTCCTTTGCAAAAAAGATATTTCGGCTTGTTTCAGCCGTTCGTTTGATTGGAACGATGTGGACTTGAACCACTTCGAGGCAGCTACCCTCACGTTCCGTCTATCAAAGGAGAGTTTTCGCTTATAGAAAAATCATGTTACGTTTATCACTTCCTTTCAAGCCATTTTCTTCTTGCCGTCAATGCTTCTGCTTCCGAGAAAAACACAGTCGTTCCAATATCGGAGAATGGCACAACGAGAGAGAAATCAAACGTATCGCTGTGAACCAGATATAAAACGCTATAATCCGGCTTGTTCGCAATCCGTACTTTGACAACTTTGCACGGATATACTTCTCTGGCATTCTTGTCTTTGATGATGACATAAACCGTGTCGCCAGCTTTACATGGCGGCTCATATTTTGTTGAGGTCATATTATTACCTCTTTTTCTCATTGTCTTTTTTTCTATCAAGAATCTGGCAAACTTTTGCTGCGACTTCGCTTGAATCAAACTTTGCAACAATAAGCAAATCAGAAGCTTCTTGGGGCACATATAAAAACTCATGGTATTTTAGGCTAAGCCCTACATAGTATGCGTTTTCTTCTGTGCCATCGACAAGTTCCGGACAAAAAGCATCGTGCATTCTTTCTACCTTTAGCACAGCGTCTATTTTTTCCGCAACCTGCTCTGCTCTTTCTTTGGACAAGAAATAGTTGCTGTTCCGGAACAGTCTTGTCCCGATTGTTTCTGTGATGTCATAGCAACTTCTTCCTGTCGGCTCATTGCATTGAATGACATTTACACCATAGTCTCCAAGCTGGATATACCAGAACGGCTCTCCAGCACCAACACGTTGAATATCCGGTTCATCTTCAATCTCCTGCAAACGCTTTATCTCTTCTTGCAACTTGGCAATCTCATTGTTTGCCTGCTCGATTCTTTCATGTGCTTCCTGCATTGTCATACCGCATTCTCCTTACTTGAAAATTGTTCTTTCACATACCTGCGAATTGTCGGTTATTTTGATGGTACTGGTTTCTCCCAGCTCTATCACGACAGAAGCCGATTCACCGCCAAACGGCACAATGCCTTTGAAGTTATCACAGTAAATCTTTCCGTCTTTCAGAACGCCGACATTTCCACGACCATCATGAATTGTACAGCCGTCACGCAGTGTTCGGGTATAGGCGTATCTGCCAACGTAGTTCGGAATATACTTCTCGCTTTTGTACTCCGGATATTTTTCTGTCAGCTCTTGATACAGCTCCGGTGCGATTTCCTGCATCTCCTTCAAAATATCAGCCACATATTCAAGATAATATTTTTCTAAGCTTTCTCCAAATATATTTCGTGGTGAATATGAAAGAATGGCGTTTAGCAGCTGTATATTCATATCGACAATTGGAATACAAAATTCCGATGTCCCGATGTTACTCCATAACACATATCCGGACACCACTTCTCTGGGAGAATCATTTTCCTTTGCTTTTCTTGCCCTCACATAACCGCCATTAAACCAATAGTAGTCTCCAACTATCGCAAATTTGTTATGGATAGGGCTTTTCAGCTTCGCATATGTTTCATCGCCTGTGTATTTCTGACGGAATGCTCCATATTTCTTTGCACGGCTAGTGTAGCCTTTTTCCGTAGTCACTGTTCCGTTAGGGCATTTAATGCCCAGTCTTCTTACACACAAGCACTTTCCCTCTTTGTAAAGAGAACATTTGTCCGGACACTCACAGTAAATTGTGTCGCCTTGTAATGGAACTTCTTTCCCTTTGAATATTGATTTGCCACCGTACAAACCTACACAGATTTTTCCCATAGTTCTCATCTCCTACGCCAAAACAATGCGTTTATATCCGTCCATCTTTTCCGCTTCTTCAAAAGCAATGTCTTCGTATAACACGTTATCTGTACCAGACACTTCCACATAAGCGTTGTCAACGCTAACAGCATACTTACAACAACCATTGTATTGTCGCATTACAACCTCGCAATTTTTCAAGCCGTCCGGAATCTCCTGCAACTGCTGAATCAACTCATTCACAGTCATTTGTTTCATCTCCTAACACGTTTATAACTTCGTACTTGCACCAGAAAAAGCCCTTCTTTGCATATCTTATGATTGCTTCTCTCGCTTCTTCTTTGGAGTAGCAGAAACCGAATCGAACTGTCTGTCCTCTGTTGTCCTCTCCAGAAATAAGATAAATCTCTTCTGGTAGCATTACATTATTCACTTGTCCATACACCTCTTGTGGAAACTTTGCAGGATTCTGCATAGATTTACGATTGTTCGTGTCCCTTACAATATCTATTATAGCACAGTAGTGTACAAATGTCAAGTGTTTTGTTTGTTTTACTCTGTAAAATATCCGTTATGAAACAGATGACATTTTATATACATTGCACAATTCACTGCAAACAAAATCAGCCCATGCCGAAGCACAGACTGACTGTTTTGAGATAGATATGTAGGCAATTACTCTCTTACCGGAAGAGAAGCGATTGTGTGAACCAAGAACTGCAACAGAGCAGTGGAATCGTTAGCATCAATATTACCGTCCGCATAGCACTCTGCATTGTCCTTTGCCTGCTCGTTCAGCATAACAGAACCTGCGGTTGCCTTGTTCAGCAGAACAGCATCAGAGATGTCCACTCTGCCGTCCAGCGTAATATCGCCCAGCAGAATTGTACCACTGCTGCCCTGTGTGGTTACTGTAGTGGTGGTTGTGGAAGAACCCTGTCCTGTGGTGCTGGTGGTCGTTGTGCCGCCGTCCAGAGCCACGAACGGAATGTTGTTCGCAGTAGCATATGCTTCCACAGTAGAGCCGGTATAGCCATACAGTGTCAAATTTTTACAGAGGTCGAAAGCTCCTTCTGCAATCGGAACATCACTGTTTGAAATTTTTGCTTCTGTCAGAGATTCGCAGTTGTAAAAACTTTCTTCGCCAATATAAGTTACATTTGAAAAATCAAATGATTTCAGATTTTTGCAATTGAAAAACTGATTTCTGGTTACAAACCCTGTGTTATCAGAAACGCTATACAACTCCAGTTTTCCATTTCCATAGGTTTTTACAGATGTCAGATTACTCATGTTTCTGAATGACATTTCCGCAAAAATTGGAATGCCGCCTCCGCTTATATTGTGAGTGCCACCAAGAGGAAATACGTTTTTCTCGTTATTCATGTATAATTCCATAGTTCCGGAAATAGCGTCACCGTTTGCATCAACGATTTCAGTCATTGAAAAATCAAACGCTCCCTCGTTCCACTGACTTTCGTCATAGACACCAAGCTTCAAAGAAGAAAGTTTGCCACAAAAGCTGAACGCATTGTTTCCAAAAAAATGTGCTGAAATTAAATTGGCGGCTTCCAGATTCTTACAGAACGAAAAAGAGCCATCGCTAAATCCCAACGCATTGCCGAACTTTGCGGTTTTCAGATTTTTGCAATTGGAAAAGCTTCTTTCTCCGTAGTATAACTCGCCGTTGCCGATTACTTCGTAATTTGTCAGGAGCTTATTGCCGAAATTGAAGCTTTCCGGAATTTCGTAGGTATTTTCATTGTTTGCATAAATGGTCAGATTGTACGGCTTATTGTTGCTTGTAGCACTAGCAGAGTAAAACGGATTTTTACCGATTTGCAGGTTATCATTTAACGAAAGCTGAATATTGTTTGCGTTTCCACAGCCTGCGAATGCTGAATCTCCGATTACTTGCATACTTTTGTTTGACAAATTGATTTCCTGTAAATTTGAGCAGCCAAAGAACGCTGCTACACCGATGTAAATGACATTGGAAAAGTCAAACGACTTTAGTTGAACATTATTACGAAACGCTGAATTTTCTACAGCCACTTTTCCAATGCCGTCAAAGCAAACTTCTTTTACTCGACCATCATTAAACGAGTTTGTTGGAATTGTAAAGCAATTATTTGTACTGAGGTTCATTTGAAAAGTCAACTTGTAAGGAGTTCCGGTCGGAGTAAAAATGCCACTTCCGAATCCGTCACTGCTAGTTGAATCACTGTGATAGTTGTAATCATTGACATTAAACACAACATCTTCGATTGCATCACAGCCAGCAAAGATACCGTCTCCGATAACTCTCAATTTTTTGTTTGTGAGATTTACAGCCGTCAGTCTTTCGCAGTTCTGGAACGCCATATCTCCTACTGCCACAATTTTGTCAAAAGATACTTTTGTCAGTTTTGCACAGTCGCAAAAAGCTTCCGGATTGATGTACATTTCATCGTTTTCAAACTCTACCGACTTCAAGTTTGTGCCTTTGAAGGCTTCCTTACCGATACTTTTGATGCTTTCTGCAAATGTGATGTTCACATTACCGAGCTGACGAAACGCTTCTGTAGTTCCTGTCACCTCGTATACGCCACTGTCTTTTTCCTTGAAAGTGAAGTAGTCTGTCTGGTCAATGTCACACCGTACATCTGTTGCAGTGCTTGTGGTGGTTTCCACGATAGTGGGCGTTGTGTCCGTTGCAACAACAGCTTCACTGTTTGCCATATCGACCGCCCAAGCGGTCATCGGCAGTGCCTGTACACACATGACACCAGCCAACAGTAAACCTGCTGCCGTTCGTTTTAATTTCTTCATGCTTCCTTGTCCTTTCAAATATCTATCTGATTTGTTTTTTATAAAAGCTGGAGAATGGTGCATCATTTCCAGCGTTTTACCTCAGCTGATTTGTCAGTAAATATGCTGACTTTTTTACTGCTTGTTTTTGATGTCAATGCGAACATTCACATCTGCCTTTGGTTTGTAGACAATTACGCCGTCCTTCTCCAAGCATTCAGCTTCGCCAGCTTTTACAGCTTCGATTGCCTTCATGAGCCAAACCATGTCAATCATACTCCACACTTCCTTTCCAAATAGATTGATTGAATTTCTATGCCTTTTTCCAGTCTCGGCAGCAGGACGTTCTTCACTTCCTGCACAGCCTCTCTTGCCAGCTTTTCAGCCTCTTCCTTTCGTGAGAGCGTGTCCGTATATTTTCCTAACTTGCTGACAGGGAACGGAATGAGTTCTCCGTTTGTCAACTGTACATTGACAAAGAAAATGTACTGAATCGCCACGCTGTCGAAAATCATGCCTTCCTGAATCTGTTCCTCAAAAGAAAGTGTTTCTCTCCAAGGAAACGATTTTACAAGGCGATATACGCCATGTTTCCAATACGATTTCGGACTGTACGGTTCAAACATGAAAATGCCTTCGCTTTTCAGCCGATGCAATTCTGCCCGAACTTTCTTCGGATTCAGACTGCTTCGAGCAGATGCGATTTTCTTGACGGTTTTGTCATCTGCATCGTCTATCAGATAAATCGTGCCGTCTTCATTTCTGGAACAATTCCGGAAAATTTCTGCTGTTACCTGAAAGCAAAACTTGCCGTCACAGCTGTCGTGCATGGCTTCTGTAATATCCAGATAACCGCCGCCCTTCATGGCAACATACTTTCCTTCAAACCAGTTTGATGATTTCTTTTTCATGCTTAACCTCTTATTTGTGTGCTTGTGGGATTTGCGACTGCTCCACCAGAGCAACGTCCTCTTTCAGATTGATAGGAATGTACTTCAATCGTTTTATTTTGCGGAATGCAGCTTATGCTTGTCCGAAAAATTCATGAGCCATTCATGAGCCATTTTTTCCGCTTCATCAAACGTGTTGCCTGTTACTTTAAGGAAAATTGCTCGCTTGTGAAGCAGTGTACTCAGCAGAACATTATCTCTGTCTGCATCGTTGCTGACAGTATACCACTGTCCGGATTTACCGAAATACACAATGTATTCTCGCTTTTCCACTCCGTTATCAGAAGTTGTTGCCACAGAAAGAATGTCGTTCTCAAAGATTGGATTGTCGCTCCGGTCTTGAAATCCGGTATACTGGCTCACGGTTTCTCCGCAAACCACATAATCGGTGTCGTCCTTGCCACGAATGAAGTGCTGTACAGACTTTCCGGTTAAAAAGTTCTCCTTGTAATAGTAGCCTTCTACCCATTTTCTGTTGCTTTCTCGCTTTGCCTTAAATAAAATCTCTCTCATGACAGGTCAGCTCCTTTGGTTTTTAATTGTCTTTACCTTACATATACTATTTTATCATATCTACTGTAAGACATATTGTGCTTTGTTTGTCTGAATCGTAAACCTTTTGTAAATATCGAATTTTACTTGGTTTTTCGTTTAGTACAGCACCTTTCAAATCCATATTGGCAGTATGTACAAGTGAACTGCAAGAACAACTCTCGCAGCAGTGAAGCCGGAGTATCTGCAAAACCTTTTTCACGGCTCATTTTGTAAAGCGTTCTGGACAGTTCAAACAAATCGCAAGAAGCTTCTGTATCTCCCAGAATCTTTTTTGCCCAAGAAATTTTATTTCCGTCATGTCCTCTGAATGGTTCACACCATTTCAAATAAAACTCTCTGTCATCAATATTCTTTGTGGCGTGGTTATAAATGCTCACCATTCTATTGTATGCCTCGAAGCATAGCTGACTTACCAGAGCGTTCCAGTTATTGTAACTGATAGTTTCTGTGCATTGACGCATCAGCTTATAGATGAAATCGTCCTTCGGGTTCTGAGCTGGAGCAGACTGTTCCTGATTCTTCTGATAAGAGCAGGAATCATCGCTGGCATTCTCAAATGCCATGACCAGTTTCAGGTCGTTGCCGTCTTTCCGGTAAAATCCTGTACTGATGCCTTCGCAGTCCAGATAAAGCAACGGTTCACACTCAATGCCCTTGCCGTTCAGAGATTTTCTCTGATACCACTTGCCACTCTCCAGCTTTACCTTGCTTGTTACTCTACAAATCATACTGTACCTCTTCTTTCTGCTTGTTTTGCTTCGTGATAACTTATCGTCAAATTATTCCAACTGTCCACTATGGGGCAGCCTTTTGGACAACTTCCAATTGTGGTTTCTGTCATCACCGGAGAGATGCACTCTGGATTCCGGCAGAACAACCAATCGTCATATTCACAAGGCTCATCATCAAAATTTATGCCTTTGCAGGCTGCTTCAAGCATTGAGCATCACCTCAGAGATTTTTTCCATATTATCATATGCGTTGTCAACAACCTCATAACGAACTGCCAGTGTCAGCTTAAACAAGTCGTACACTTCCAGCTTTGAATTTAAGCTGACAGCAACCCGACTTCCAGTAGGCTCGCAGAAATACACAAGGAAGTCGGTGAAATCTTCTGGCTTTTCCGAGTGCCACACACGAAGAATATCGCTTTCAAAGATTCTCCTGACGCTTGTGTCATAAAATCCGGTAAATTCGCATACTGTCACCGGATTGACGAGGTAATACAAGCCTGTATCACCTTGCTGGATATAACAGTTTTTCTCACCGTCTTTGAAGAAATACCCTTCTACCCACTGTGCATTGTTCGTTTGCTTTGCTTTGAACAAAATTTCTCTCATGGTTACTCCTTTTGGTCAACGAATAAACATTTGTGGGCTGGTTTTTCTTTTAAGTCGCACCAGCGGACGACATATACTTTATTGTTCGGTTTTTGCATTATCTTCGACTATAAATTTACACTTAACTCTCCGCACATCTATTGATTCGGAATCGCCAATGTAAAAAGAATCAAAGACAGTTAAGTCAATCACAATTCTTTCACCAACATAGTTTTCGTCTACGCACATATAAATATGGTCTGTGAAACGATGCTCTCTATCACCATATCTGAATGTAAACGTCTCTCCGTCTTTGAGTTCTGAAAATGAAATGTACGCCGAAGGTGGAAAATTCTTATGTTCGCTCACCGTGTTACACCTCTGTATCAAGGACAGATTAGTTGTCGAAGACGTGTTCTTCGCAGTAATCACACCATTCCTTCTTCATGTCAGCGATAGCTTGTTTGTAGTCTTCTCCGTTCAGGATTCGCTCCAACGCCTTCTTTCCGGCAGCGGCTCTCGCATTATTGCTGGAAGAATAAGCGTAGCTCTCAGCTTTCATGTAAGCATTTGCTCTGGGGTACTTCCGCACCAGCTCTTCCAGACTTGCTTCTGGCTTCTTCGGTGCTTTTCCCTCTGCATCATCTTCGATGAAACGGCGGTAAGCAATATAGTATTCCTTCCATGCAATCGAGGCATCTTCCAGCTCCTGCAATCCTTCGATTGCATTCATCTTTTTCAGACGCTCCAGATGCTGTTGTTCTTCGATTGCCTTCTGTTCTTCAATGTAGGCAATGATTTCATCTCTATGTTCTTTGATGTATGCCTTGTCATCTTCGTGTTTCAGGATTTCTCTCCTTACGCAAAGGTTTTTGTTCGGGTTTGCTCTGATAGTGTACTTCTCCACAATTTCCGGAATAGTCATATAAGCTCCTTATCGGTTTTGGATTCCAGTTCTTTCATCAACAGCAAGATAAGAGTGTTGATTTCATCGGCAGTCAGCCAGTATATTTCACCGCCGTATCCACCTTTTCTCAGCACCTTATCAGCCAGCGTGTCTATGTGTTCTTGCAGGAAGTATTCCCGCAATGAAAAGCGGTTGTCCCACGCTTTCTGCACAATCTTTTGCATTTGCTGATTATGCTCTGCCATGAAACACACTTGCATTTTTCGTTTCATTTACTTGCACGTCCCCTCAGCTGTCCCAGACAGTCTTATCGCAGTAGTCTTTCCCTGAACCCGATTTTCCTACAAGAATTGTCAACATAGCATTATCTCCTTTCAAGAATAGACTTGTCCATAAAGTCATTGCAACCATCACAGTCGTATTTCTCCGGTACATTGCATATTTCTACATTTGTTACGCAGAAAGTTTGCTTCTGCGTCTTGTGAACATTTTATCAAGTGTTTCAGGCAGTTCTTCAAGTGCACAAAAGTTGTTGCTTTCACCCTTGTAGTCTTTTTCGCTTTTTGCATAACGCACCAAACAGCCATTCCTGCAATCACTGTGGCTAAAGCAAACAGGCATATTTCCACGAGGAATATTGAAAGATATATAAATACAAATACCGTCTGCACTCTTTGCAAAGCCCGAAACAAAATAATGACCCTTTGTAACGTTGACAGGTTCAAAACCGTATTTCTTACCCTCACGCTTCAACATATTCTTGAAAGCTGTACAGAATGAAATTGCTTCTTTGCTCATGTAAGCACCTGTATCTTCTATCGCCTTGCCATTCCACTTTTTGAATGTTTTCATTCTTACTTCTCCTTTATGCTTTGTTGCCTTTACCTTACATATACTATTATACAGTATCTACTGTAAGATATATTGTAGTTTGTTTTGCTAACATGTAAACCTTTTGTAAAGACTGAAAAGCACAAAAATCAGCCCATACCACAGTACGGACTGACTTCTGCTTTACGCTTCCTTGATTCCCTTCTTGATTTTGACAAGCATCGAAAGATGAGCAAGAAAATCTTCATTGTTTGGCACTACAAGAAAACGGCACATGAAATTTGACAGCTTCAAAGTATGCAGAGTATTTGTTTCATCATCAACAAAAATGCAGTTCTTCGGCTCTTCATGTACCATTTCCTGCAACAGCTTGTGGGACAGTTCTTCTGGAACTGCACTGCTGCCACCAGCAGAGAACAGAAAGATAATCTCTGCCATGAGTTTTGCTGCCTGCATTGTTATCGCTACAGAACTGGTTTCCTTCATGCCGTAGTTGAATCTTGCAACGCAGATAGCTTCGGGAATGCCTGCCAGAGAGATGTACACGCCTGCACTATGTGCTTCCTGCTTGGCATATACCTCAGCGATTGAATTGCCGTTGATGTACCGGACAACTTTATTGCTTTCTACAACGATACGATTCACATTAGTCATTGTTTTTCCCCTTTCTTCGCTCATAAAGCTCTGCCTTATACACGATTTCCTCAGCCGTATAATTGTCAAATACGGAGTGAATATCGCCGTCTTCTCCGATGTCGAATGCGTCAGCAAATCTGCTGTCAAAGCAGCCGTCTTTCAGCCACTGCACCAGTTCGATACTGGTCATTGGAGTATTCTTCACTTTTTGTCCCTCTTTTCTCGTTTGTCTGCCAAAATCAGCTCCACAATCAAATTCGCAAAGAACACGAATACAATGATGCCGATTACCAGCAGAACAGCTCCGGCTTTACTCATCAGGTACACTCCTTTTTATTGTGGACAATATACCAGTTTGTTTTCTTTTTTATTCCAGTACCAGTTTTCGCATTCTGCCGGAAAGCCTTTTTCATAGTGTGCATAAGCATACTGTTCTATGGCAGTATGGATTTCTCTGTCTGGAACGGCGTTCAGAACAGCCATGCAATAACTCTGGGTATTGTCCCACACAAAGATTGTCACCTTTTTTATTTCTGCTTTTTGATACGTTACATTTGCTCCTGCAATTTCAAAGTGCCACCGCTTGCAGTCACGGCAGATAGTCAGTTCATTGGTTTCTTTCACATAATAGTGATATTCTTTCGGTAGACTTGCAAAAGCGAGCTGAAAGCGTTTCTTTTTCACTATCTGATTTTTCATGCCAAGTCCTTTTCTTCTGGAGAACTTGCATTGAACTCTGCTACTCGCAGGAGCTTCTTTGCAATTTCATAGTCCTGCTCCCAGACGCTCTTCTGAATCGGCTGCACGTCCATAACACCAAGCAAAGCCAGTAATTTCTTCCAGAGGTCTGCTTCTGCGACAGGTCTGCCTTGTTCCGTTTCCCAGCCATTGTTCTGCCACTGCTGATACCGCTTCTGAATCAACACATTTCTGACATATCCGCAATTGATGTACAAAGAGACCTTTGAACCGGATTCGACTGATTCAGAAAGTGTGCGGTTCAGAGCCGCCAGTGTTGCTGTCCGCAGCATTTCTGCCTGATTACCGTCTTCCTTTCCGAATGTAAAAGTAGTTATCATTCCGCAACAACCAATTGCTCTGTCCAGCAGATACACGCTGGAGCAGACTTTTGAAGATGCACAGTTCCAGACGGTTTCTACATAGATGTCATAGTGTCTCTGTGTCATGCAGTTGCACACTCCTTTTCCAGCTCCTGAGCAGGCTTCTTTGCCAAAATCTCATCGCAGGAACGCTCACGCTGATACTTCTTGTCCAGCTCTTCCAGCTTGACAGCAAGCTGCTCCTTTGTGAAATTCATGAAATAATGTTCTTTCGTCATTTGCTATCTTCTCCTTTTAACAACATAATAAAAGCCCTCTGTTTCATCAGAAGGCTGTTGGTGTCCCCAATCGGGCTTTCACCGATACGCTTGCGGTGCATTCACCAAACCGCTTGTTCTACTTAAACTACAGGGACGCAGTGAGGAAGCGCTATGGCGAACGCTCCCTCGTTATGAATTGACTGTTGCAAAGCAAACGGAGATACTTTGCAAGTGGTGTCTGAGGCAGGATTTGCACCAGCATCATTCGCACTGAAAATAATTCCAACTGCAATGATTTACTCGAACTCAGGCATTGAGGGAGAGACAAAATCAAGGAGATAAAGAAAAACTCTCCCTCGTGATAAGGTATATGGTTTGTTATGACGCTGTTGGTGTCTGAGGCAGGACTTGCACCCACATTCTGTATCGTTTATCACTACACAGCTTCTCTCTGGTGTTGCAAATGGCTTTTGCTCCAGCTACAGTGTTTTACTTAAACTACTCAGACACAAGACGGAGAAATGGATAAACTCCGTCTTGCAAATTTATAATAAGGAGATGATACGCACCACAAAGTCAAATGGGTAAAACATTGTGATACGCTGAGGATTGTTGTGCCAAATCGCAGGAGCGACCTGCTTTTCGGCATATGACAGGCTTTCACTGTCTTGCTGTGATTTCCACACATAAAAATAAGGAGTAAGCCCCATGGTGGGGTTGAAGAAAAATAATATAGGGGTAATGGGAAAAAATAAAAATGTTTCAGTACGCAGTTTTCACCGCAATACCATTGGGAAAAAATAGAGGAATGTGTAAGGTAGCGTTCCTTACATTGTCTATTATAGCACAACGGTGTACGAATGTCAAGTGCTTTTGTGGTTTTACTCTGTAAATTATCCGTTACGAAAACTGTTGAATCTTGTGGATAACATACAAATACGCATTATTCCCCATTCAATTTCAGCTCTTTGCGAATCACGCCAGTGATGGTCGTATGCTGGGCTTTTGCCATTTCGCACAGTTTCGCATACTCTTCGTTTGTGAACAGCAGGGACAGTCTTTTTCTGGAAGCAACATACTTCTTCTGTGCCTTTTTCGCTGCTATTGTCTTCGGCATCAGATGATACTCCTTTCGCATAAATTTATCACCTTTTATCTGATTTATTTTATTCTGGTAAGCGGATAATGTTGTGATATACCATTGTGTGCTTGTTGTCACTCATGACTATATCATCATGATAATGTCCGCAGAACCATTGCTGATAGGAAAGCTTTTGTTCGATTTTCTGAAAGAAGTCTGACAGCTGGTTTGTTTTATATTGCCAGCCAAATTCCGCATATAAGAAAAACAGCTGTTTCAGAACGTCATTGCAAATCGTGTGTGTCAAAACGTAGTCCACGTTCCAGTTTGCCTGCTCCAGCGTCTGTATCGCATGAGCCATTTCTTCATCTGACGGCATTTCCTCTTTCCACCAAGAAAGTCCTTCTTTGCGGAACATCTTGTCTGTACTTTCTGCACCGCCCATTGCAAAGAAAGTCTTTCCTTGCAAATTGAAGATTTCTCCACGACAAAGATGAATGACATGAGGCGTGATTTTCTGCACCACACCGCCATTCCACTGCTCTTTCGGATATTTCCGGAGCAGGTCGAAATTCTCGTGGTTTCCATCTATCCAGAGCGTTGTCCACGGCTTATTCTCCAGCCACTCCAACCAATACCTGTCACAAGCATCATCGTTCCACACAACGCCGAAATCTCCGCAGATAATGACATAATCATCTCGTGTTAAGCCTTTTTGTTCCGGAAAACCGATTGTGTTCAGCTTGTGAATGTCGTGTTCTCCATGCGTATCGCCAGTTACAAAAATCATAAGTCACACCTCTCTTATCTTACCATGTGCAAAAGCCATTGCACTTGTCTTTCTTTGGACAATACAGACACTTATGCTTTTTCTGTGTCTGTGTCACTTCTTCCCAAGTCGGAAAAGTATAGTCCTGTATCTTTTCAAAGCTATGTATATCTCGGATAGAAAAATCGTAAGAGCCGTTTTTTCTCCGATAGAGATATGGCTCGCCTTTGATGCGGAACTTATCTCCTTTTTTCATGGAAAATTGCATCAGGTCAAGCATCTTGCACCCTCGGAATATCCACAGGTGATGCTCTCGCCCTACAAAAGGCTGTCCGTCTTTTTGTACGCCCTCTACCCGAATGTATCGGAACAAGTACCCAGAGCCTTGCTTGCGGTCGAACATACCGTATATGGTAGCCCCAAGCCCAACGAAAGCTTCTTCCAGATATTTGCGACTGTAGCCTTGCTTGTAGTTCTTTTTCATAGTACCACAGTCCTTATTCTTTGTTCCAAGCATCTTCAAATTCGCCTTTATGAATCCAGTGTACACCTGTTACATAGTTTTCTCTGTCCATACAGCATCTGTTGTATGAGCAGTCTGCACAAGGCGAATATTTTGAATCCGGTGTAGTCGCATGGCAAAGGTCTTTCATCAGCTTTTCAATTTCATCGACAGCTGTTTTCAGCATACCTTGCATCTTCTTCATATCGTCTATTGCTTGAATCGCACTACGCAGTGTTTCCTCATCAGCATCAGTTACATAGCAAACAGCATAATCAGTAGCTGTGGCTTCTTCAAGAATATCCTGCAACGCCTTTCGTGTATCAGTCAGTGTCATGTCAGACCAGCTCCTTCGTCAGTTCTTTTTCATATCAGCTTTTCAATTTCATCAACAGCTGTTTTCAGCACACTTCTTTCTTCGAGAAAAGCAACAGAGTGAAAACACCCACAACAAATAGCGATGATGCCGAAGCGGCTGCTATTTGCCAAGTGCTTTTTTCACCATCTTCAATTAGTTCCTTCTGAATCGCTGTTGTATCATAATTCTCATCATCTGTCAGAATTACTTTTTCACCGTCAGAAAGTTTGTCCAATTGACATTGAATCAGAACTGCCTGCTCCGGCTTTCTGAAAAACATCTCTTTTGATACATCAGCCGTTACCGTTTCATCTGGACTTATCCGTACTTCTGCCTGATAGGTAGTTTTGTCTTTTGTTGCCTTTTCCACATAACTGATTCCGGAATCAATTTTTGTTCTGGTTTCAGTCACAGTCACATCGAAAAGTCTGTTCATCAAAAGAGGGGACAAAAGTACAATAAGGCACATCACCAGAACTGTAGTTATGTTTATCGCAGTCATAATTTTCTTGTTTTTTCCCACTAAGTCCATCAATGGACACATGAGTATCACAACAAGAATCGAACAAAAAATAAAGAACATAAAAATTACCAGCTGCAATCCAGCGACAGTACCCATACTTGTCTTCCTTTCTTAGCAGTTCACCAAATTTTCGTTGATGAACTTCGTGATTTCCGTGTTATCCTGCATACAGGACAAACGCAGTCCGACTGTCGGATTGTTGCGACACTCGCAACTTTTTCCGGCTTTCAAATAGAACCACCAGATTCGTTCTGTCGCTCCCACAGCGTCCTTATAATCATCAACGCTACAACAGCTGAGTTCATTCATCTGGAGCAGGTTGACAGCTCTGTGAAGCACTTCTGTACCATTCACCGTTTCTCTCTTGAAAAGGCATCGGTGCAAAACGGTTCTTTTGGACGCTTTGCTGACTACCAGCACTGCATCTTTCCATTCGCCGTTGCTCTTATAAGAGCCTTCATAAACGGCATATGGTGCAGTTTGGGGAATCAGTCCGTTCCCCCACAAGACCTCTTTGACCTCATCAGCGTATTTCAACTGATTCAGTTGAACCTTTCTCTCCAGACAAATCCAGTAATAATTATCAGCCACGTTTCTTCACCTCTGTTTCCACTTCGCACTGTACTTGAAAGCGTACATCATCATTCTTCGGAACTGTCATATCAATACCGCCTTTCAGGAAATGGCGAACGACTGCTGCCGTACTTTTTCAGGGAGTGTGTATGCGAAAGCTTTTGCATAGCCGTCAAACAGCTGTATAATTGCAATAGTTTTTCCGCATTGAAAGCGAGGAACTTCCTGCTCTCTCCGTCTCCGTGCTGTCAGCATGATTGCTCCTGCTTCGAGGGACAGCTTGCCGTTTTCGCTCATCAGCTCAAATGGAAAGCCATCAATTTTGCACTTCATGCCTACATGAAAATCATACTTTTCGTAATCCTTGACAGGTGTAACCATATCAATCATCAGCTGTGGCATCTGGATAGCTTCCAAAATGTTGATTTCTTTCATATTTCCTCTCTCCTTTATGCAGTGAACCGACTGTTAATTGTCGTATACTCTCTTATTCCATGCTTCATAAGCGTCCTCTTTTGAAGGATATTGTCTTCTGGGCTGGCTCAACCCACATTGAGTACAATAAATCCCGTACCAATGTTTATCCAGCTCTGCACCGCCATAGCTCCCCAGAGTATTGTATTTTCCTTGCTTTAATCTCGCTTTACCACCGCAGCAAGGACAGGGCTTAATGACACTTTTGCTCATGCTAACGCCCCCCCTTATGTCACGTTCCAGAATTTCGATTCATCATCATTTTCTTCACTGTATTTTTCATCTATATCATCAATGTTATAGATTTCAACTTTACCCCAAATCATCATTGTGCAGTCATTCTCGTCAATGATAGCTTCGATATTGATTTTCTTGAACTTTCCCTCTTCGCCATCTTCATTGATACAATAGTGGCTTCCGTCTTTGTACTGCACCCACAGAAAATCGTCTGTATGCTGTCCGATTTTATTTGCGTATCTGATACCGTCAATGATGTCGGCAACGTCATGCAGAGCTTCTTTTCTGCTTTCCCATATCTCAAAAATCTGTCCGCTTTTTGTTTCAAGCACTTTCATTTTAATCTCCTTGACTTTCTCCGACAGATTAGCCACTGTCAGTCGGCTTACTTTTCTATTCTGTATTCAAAACCTTGCTTCTTGTATTTCAGAAACAAGCTGTTAGCTTCGTCCTTTTTTACTTCGTATGTATTCTGAACATACTCAACAAACTTTCCTTCTTCCATTGCCGGATAGCAAAGCGAATGCTTTATTTTTATAGCAAACGGATTTTCTTCCATTGTTATTCTTGTGTAGCCGTCTTTGGTCTTAAAGTTTCTCTTCATTTCAACGAACGTCATAACCTTACCTCAAAACCTTCTCCGCAGGATTGTTGCTGCCTTTGTGCTTTCTGTAATTATATTATATCATATCTTACAGTAGATATATTGTGCTTTACTTTTCGCAATAGTAAACCTTTTGTAAACATGAAAAAGTGGAGCAATCACACCGGACTGTTCCACTCTTTTTTGCTTTATGTGCTTTTATCCTACGCATGATACCGTTGCAAGGCAACATGAATCGTGCGTATTATCCGAAAAGCTTTTTACCGATTCTCAAAGTGTTTGGTCAGAAGCTCTGATACCAGATTGTCCCACTCTTCTTCGGAGTAGTTCACGCTGTACTTTTCTGCAAAGCCACTGTAAAGCTTGTTCTTGACTGGCTTTTTCGGTTGCTCCAGAACCGGAAGAAAATCCTCGTAACTTGTCACTTCCTGCTCCTGTGTGATGCGTTCCATTGCCTTTGCCATAGTACGATTTACTTTCTTTCCAGTCTGCTGAACAAATTCGTATACAGCGTCCTGCTCGTCCGCAGAGAACCCACAGAAGATTTCTGCGGTATCTGTATGAAGCTTGTCTTCGTCAATCATCTTTTTCAAGTCATCGGTCAAGTCCAGAATCTTGATGTAGCGATACAGTGACTTCTTGGAAATTGCGAACTTGTCTGCAATCTCCTGTGCTGTCATGTCAATATCGTTCCGCATTTCCATGTACCGTGCATAGATTTCTGCATACTCTGTCGGCAGCAGTCTGGAACGCTGGATATTGCACTCTGTAACGTATTTGATTGCCTCATCATCTGAGATTTTTCTCACAACGCATGGTACTGTCAGCATTTCCAGCTCCTTGGCAGCGATGTATCTGTGATGTCCGGAGATAATCTGATACTCTGCTCCGACCTTGCGAACGATAAGCGGTGTTACAATGCCGATGTCAGAGGCAGACAGCTTGATTTGAGATACCTTTTCCTCAGAGATTTTGAAAGGCTGTGTTCGCCCTCTCTGGTCTGCAAACGGTACAATATGATTCAGTTCGATGTACTGCACCGTTTCTTTGTCTTTGCCCCATACGTTGGCATATGCCTGCTCCAGAGCTTCCGGAACAGGCGTTTCAATCTCCTGTTCCTTTCTTGCCTGCTTCATTGCATTCAAATTGATTTTACCCATGTTTCGTCTCTCCTTTTCTCTGTGCTTACTCTTCGATGCGATTCAGAATTTCTTCTGACACTCTGGTGAAAGCAACGCCCATACTGCTGTTCTTGTCATCGACACAGCACTTCTGATTCAGAACTGCCGTTTCACTCTGAGCAGGGCAGAACGGAATCACCGTGTCAAAGGTCAGCTTTTCATATTCTTCACGCACACTGTCCACGATAGAAGAACTTACATTGGTACGGTTGAACTTGTTCAGCAGGATTCCCAGCACACGCAGATTCTTGTTGGTGCTGTTGTTGATAGATGTTACCTTGTTCAGCATCTTTTCCAGTCCGTCAAAACTAAACACGCCGCATTCTACCGGAATCACGATATAATCGCTGGCGTTCATTGCATTGGAAACGAGCAGGTCAAGCAGTGTTCGGCAGTCAAACAGAATGTAGTCATACTGAGCGTACACATCATTCTGCACAGCACGTTTCAGTACATAATTGCTGTCACTGTCATTTGCCATGAAAGTAGTGATGCCTGTCAGCATCGGGGAAGACGGTACATAGTCAACGCCACTCTCGCTGTGACGAACAGTGTCTGCATAATCCGTTTCCATGCCTGCGGACAGATTGTAGATTACTTCGGAAATGGTGTACTTACCGTCCTTGATATAACCCAAAGCACGGCTCGCATTGCCCTGCTGGTCAAGGTCGATTACCAGAACCTTTTTACCTTTCTTTGCAAGTCCTCTTGCAATGTTCAGAGTTGCAGTTGTCTTACCTGCTCCACCTTTTTCAGAGCATACAGAAATAATTTTTGCCATAGTTTTTCTCTCCTTTTGATAGTGTGTCAATTTGATACATTTGCATTTATTCTGTTGGTTATTCGTTATATTTGAGCGTAAAAAATCACGCTACAGTCAATAAAGGACGGTTCTCAATGGGCGATGCCAGATAGTAGTCTGACTTTGCCATCACCTCATTGTATGCCTTTTCGCCTTGGAAACTGTCAATAACAGTCTTTTCTTCTGCGGTCATGTCCTTGTAAGACTTCTTGCCGTAGGACGGTGGCAACCAACCACGGTTCTGTGCAGCATAGATGTTGAATCGGTCAATCAGCTCCGGACAAGTGAATGTGATATGCACCGTCCCTTTCTTATAGAATGTTGCCCGAAAGAATTTGCAGGCAATGTTCTTTGTGATGCCCTGTTCAAAGCTCTTTCTCAGTTCGTTTTCCAGATTGACTTCCGCAGTCATATCACCATCGAAAAAGTTCAGGATTCTTTCGATGTCTGCCAGCGTGTTGTATGCTTCGTAAGTACGAGGTTTTCCACTCCAGCTGTCAAAGATGCCATAGCAAGGAAGAATGACTTTCTTTCCGATTTTCCATGCCTTATTCGTTTTCCAGCCGTCATACAGATGACGGTTCTTCTGGCATTCCGGATAATATGCGTGTTCCTCAGTCAGGCGGTCATACATCTGTCCGATTTCTTCTTCAATGCCTACCTTGATTTTTGTGTTCATCTCCGCAAGCAAAGTGCGAATGTTAAACTCTGAAAAATCGTAGTTCGCATAGCTGGAAGTCTGTTCTCTGTACTGCTGTTGCAGTGTGCTTGTCAGCTTACCGACAAACTTCTTGTTGGAAAGCAGAGCCTTCCAGTATTTCAGGCGAACGCTTTTGACGTATTTGTTTACCGTCAAATCGTGGTCTCCTTCGTCTTTCAGCTGAATCAAAGGCTTTCTGTATTTCAGTTCGTTTTCGTCAAAAGAACTCTCCAGATACGGTTTCATTCCCTTGTACAGGCGAATCAGCTCCAGACCAGATTTCATTTCAACCTTATATCTGTTGACAATTGCCCGAACGAAGTCGGCAACTTCAATTTCTTTGCTCTCGTCCGGAACAAATTCTTCATAATGCTCCGTCTGAGCCATGCGGTCAAAAATATCCTGCTCTGTTTCTCTTTCGGGAACAGCCACTTTGATAAGAGCTACCTCAACAGCTGTTTTCTTTTCTGCATTGGCAAACTCCTGCTCCAGATACTCAATGGACGCATCGTATTCATTCAACAGGCGAACCAGTTCTTTTCTGGTTGCTGTATACGGATTCCGGATAGTTTCTGCATTGAGCAGGCAGACAACAGAGCCGCCATGCGTTCTTTGCATCTCCAGAGCTTTCAAGAGGTGCTTATCACCATTGGAGAACGGTGGGTTCATCACGATAAGATTGTACTGCTTGAATGGCTCATAAGCGAGAAAGTCTTCTCCCACAATGTGAATACCATCAGCAAAGAATGTCTTCTTTTCTTCTTCAATGGCATTCAGCTGAGTTTCAAGCTCTTCCGGAATCGCAGTATATCCAGTATCTCTGTTATACTGCTTCCACTTCCCGAAGCGATTTTCTGCATTAGGGCAACCGCTGTTCTTGATAATCTCACCCTGCTGACGGTTCAGGCTGTCCTTTCTTTCCTCGGAGAAATTATACCGAAGCACCTGTCGCAGACTGGCATCTGCTTCGATGCAATCAATATCCATGTCATGTCTGACACTCTCGGTTGCCAAAGCAACTTCCCGAAGAATATCACCCTTTCCGGCAGACGGTTCAAGGACAGTCTGCACCATGTTCCAGTCAATTCCTGCCAGCATACGCTTTACCAGCGTAGCAGGCGTTGGATAAAATTCATCGTTGTCTATGGTCTGAATCAATCTCATGGCAATATCTCCTTATTTCTTGTTTGTGTATTCGTGTACCAGCTTCTCAATTGCAGTGTAAAGTGTTTTCAGGTCATCATCAGTCATTCCGACTGTTTCAATGCCGTTATTGGTGTATTTGTTCTTGCACACCATAACGTGTCCAACCAACGGCTGACCATGTTCCATGAAACCGTACAGCAAAGATGCAATTCCATTTACCTTGCCACCGTTGAAGATGCCCTCATCATCACACACCAGACAGAAGTCTTCCAGCTTCAATTCTACCAAACCGTGTGCTTCGACAATATCAATCGTGTCGCAGTCCAAATTCTGATAGTAGAAGTCCAGTCCTGCTTCCTTGTCGAACGGCATTTCTACGCCAACCGTTCCGTTTTCTGTCGCTTTCAAAACCAATACCTTATCCATATTCAAACCTCACTTTATGTGTTTGTCATCTGTACCTTACATATATTATTATAGCACAGTAGTGTACAAATGTCAAGCATATACAGCAATTTAATCTGCAAAATATCCGTTATGTAAGTACCGGATTTTTTGTGCAGAATAACAAAAGCACCGCAGTCATTGATTGATAACCACAGTGCCTCTTGTTTTACTGTTTTTCTATATCATCGTTTTCGATTGCATTGCCTTTTGTTTCTATGAAATGTTCTTTCGCCACGGCTAAAACTGGCATTAGATATTGTTCCAATTTCATTTCCATAGTCTCAAGATAAAAATGTCCTCTTTCTTTAGAACACACAGCAATACCATTTTGCTTTTCAGGAATACCTTGAACGAAGTCAAAAATTTCTCCCATTTTTTCATCAATGACAGGAATTATTTTTGCAGCCACCTCATAAAATGTTTCGTCTTTAATTTGAATGATGTCTTTTCCGTGTATTTGATGTCCATTGTTTCGATAAATAGATACCGAACTAGCGACACTTTGTTGCAACTTGAAATCATCATTTAAGCATTCTATAATTTTGCAATCTGGAGTTTTATTTGAAAATGAAGCACCGTTATCAAATACTGGAGCAAGGCGATATTCCCCATTTTCATATAAAACGCCCCAATTCCCGTTGTTTCTGTCATTGTTGTTAATCAGCATATCGACAATGAATTGTTCCCAGAAGCGTGTTTGAATATCCGGAATTTCTTTCAGAATAGGATTGTATTTCAAATGCACCATCATATCTTCTAAATCAATGCAGTGAGAAGAAGAAGTAGAAGAAAAAGTCTCTTCTAATTTTTCAGACAGCTCTTTGTTATATATATTTTTCAAAGTCCTTATTTCTCGAAGAGAACCTTCGCTTTTGCAAAAGTCTTTGCAGGCAACAACCAGCTTGTCGTTTCTGATTCCCAAAACCGTGTCATGCGTTTCAATGCCGAGAATTTGATAGATGTTGCTTCCTATATACTCAGAAAGGGGTGCAGTTGTATATGAATCCAACGTCCCCCTCATACCCTTAGTGCTTTTAGGATACTTCACAATCCAATATTCTCCGTTTATAGTGATTCCTTCTTTGTCTCCTGCTTTTCCACCATACGTTCCATTTCTTTCGTTTGGTATATATGGATTTAAGTCCTGAATTACTGTTTTTTTCATAAAATCAATCCTTTCATATTCAATCAGTTTGTGGATAATATTTACTGCAAAGCAAATCCCATTCCTTAAAAGAAATTACATCTGGTACAAGCAGTTTCGATTGAATTTCTATGTTATCACAAATCTCATAAAATGCCATATCCATATCGTTTTTTTCGGCTTCTTCTGCCTCAACGATGAGTTCTTTTACTGAATCACTCAATTTATCATAAAATGTGGAAATGTCGATTTCTTTATCAATCCAATTGTTTTCTTTTTTCATAGTTTCAACCTCCGCAAGCTTTGTTTGAGTACAAAAGTTCTTACATTATTATATCATAGCATGTTGATTTTTGAAAGTAATTCAAGAGCCGACTTCAATGATACCCTGTTCAAACATTGCCTTGAACATTGCTTCAAATATCACAACTGGAATGGAATTGCCTGCCTGATGATATAGGGTTCTGTTCATCTTCTCACGCTCAACCTGACAGGTTGATTCTGCTGCATAGAAATCGTCATCTGAATAGCCCTGTAACCGCCAACACTCCAGTTCTGTCAGGTATCTGTATTTTCCACCGCCAAGGTCAATGACCTGTGCTGGGGTTCTGTCCTGTCTTGTGGTGATAGTGTTTGCATATTCATCAATGACAGTTGCTCGCCTGATTCCTTTTTTACCAATGGCATTGTATACACTTGGTTGTGTAACCATATAGCAATCAGGAACATCACCACTTTCAAGGAATGTTTTGATGTTCACCATTGGTTTAGTCTGCATCAGGTCAAAATTGAATTGTTCATCGCCAAGCACTGACACAGTAAAAACCCTTTCCCTTGCCTGTGGCAGTCCGTAATTCCTTGCATCTAGTATTTTGTGATTGTTGGTATATCCCAACTTCTCCATATAGGAAAGGTATCGGTTGAAGTTATGAACCATGTGTTTTGACAGAACATTCTTCACGTTTTCCCAAATCACAACCTTTGGTTTCCATTCGCCCATCTGTTCAATAATATGAACCGTTTCCCACATCAAGCTCGACCTTGTCCCTGAACCTTCATTTGCACCTTTCCCTTTGTTGATTCTTCCACCTTCTGCGGTTGCCTTGCCCTGATGTCCGGCAATGGAAAAGTCCTGACAAGGTGAACCATGAACTAAAATGTCAGGTTTCAAATTCCAACCCACAACCGTCTGCGGTGAATATTCATGTTCAGCAACAAACATTGCATTGTATGACCTGACTGCTTTTTCATCTATTTCCACATAATCAATGGACTTTACAGGAACACCAATGTTCCGCAACGCACACCTCGGTGAACCTATGCCACCAAACAATTCAAGAAGTTGTATTTTTTCCATTTCCATCACCACCTTGCATATTTTACGACCAGAGCAGGTCACAATTTGTGTCGATACACTCTTTTATCAGTTCCACAAAGTCTTGAAAACCAAGTTCCTGCCTTATCAGGTTTCCGAAGCTGTCTTTCACAATCCGAAACCCATAGGCGATGTTATTGTCATAGTTGTGTATTCGCTCATACAATGCCATACAAGCACTTCTGGAGATATTCCCAGCACAATCTGACTGGAACAGGAAGTCTTTTACACCTGATGGCATTTCACTGGCTTGCAGGATTCTGTCCATGTCTTCGTCCCACTTCTCCAGAGCCTGTTTGCGGTCATCTCCGTATGGAATCTCCATGATTTTCATGTACTGCTGCCAAACATTCTTGTCGAACAGTTCAGCTACTTTTGCTCTGAGAAAAAAGAAATTGCCATAGCCGATTTCCATTTCAGATTTCGTCTTTCTGCATTCCAATGTAATTGACATCGTTATCTCTCCGTTCCCTGTAAAAAACAAAGGACGTGGTGCTTTTCACATACGTCCTCGGAAACTCCCTCTACTCATGGCAGACGAGCGATATATTTCAGCGGACTTCCGCTGACCTTATCATTATAGCAAATCTTACAGCAGATATATTGCTGTTTGTTTTGCGGACTTGTAAATGTTTTATAAAGTCTGCATTCGTCACTGAATTTTCCGGATTTCCTTCACATAAGTGTTGGTGAGGCTCTGCACCTTTTCAGAAAACTCTGCTGCTACACGGCAACTTTCACTGATGCTGTCATCGTCAGCATCTACCAGTACATTCATTGCGATGTCAACACACTTACGCAGCTCTGTAAGCCGTGTTCTCTTTACCCAGTCAAATATCACAGCCTTATCCATTCCAGCTTCTGAGAGCAGGCTCAGAAGAGGCGTATTAGGCTTGCTGACTGTGATACCTGTAATCTGCAATCCTTTTCCTGTACTGTTTGCCTGCTTCTTCGGAACATCGCACACTGTCGTTTCTGCGGTAATATAGCACAGCACAACTTCTGGAGCATCACTTCGGAACACTTTGACTGTTTTGGAACGGTCGTACCCCAACTTCTTTTCCTTTGCATCAAGGATAGACACCTGAATGCGATTCCGGATTCCCATGCAATAGAACATATCCCCCAGAATGGATTCCAGTTCGTGTGCAATCGAATGATATTTTACACTCTTACACTGCTCTGCGAGGAAATAGGCTGTTCCAATCAATCCGATTTCATCTGCAATGTTTTCTATCGTTGTTTCTGACAGCATCTTCTTTGCTGTTTCGTAATCTCTGATGCTTGTCCACTTATCAAACAGAGAAGAACCTCTGCCTCTGCACGAATAGCCCAGTTGATTTATCAGCTTTTGATTGCATTCCATGCTTCTTACAAATTCTCTCATTTCACATCATACCTTTTCGATAGATTCTATCAATATCATATCATATCTTACAGCAGATATAATCTGTTTTATATGGGCATACTGTAAATTTTTCTGGACAACAACTTCAAAAATGCTTGCATATAAAAACTACCCAACCCACATTTGCAGGCTGAGTAGTGATTCTGCTATTTAGTTATGCAGGAATGGTGTCCGCATGAGGATTGCTGTGACATTCCCATTGATGCCTGCATTTCTTGTTTTCTTTCCAGTTGTTTTCTGACTTATAAAACTTCGGGTCAAGCTGATATGCACCGAAAAATCCAGCGGAATACTTTGCTCTGAGCATTCCTTTGGAATCCAGTATCAGTTTATTCCGGATTCCTTTGTGCCAGTGATAATTCCAACCCTTTTTGTGTCGCTTGCCCTGCTTTTTCTTGCAGTGGTAGTATCTCAGATGCTCTTCTGCAAAGCATACTGCATGAGCGAGAATCGCTTCGTGGTAGTTCCGCAAGTCAAGCACTCGGAGATTTTCTCTCTCAAAACTGCACAGCTGCTTATTTCTCACGAAGTAAACAGCATCATCATCGTCTGAATCCGGATATGCCGGAGAATACAAACCAAGGTCAGCCCCTGACAGATTTTGTTCTGCTTCCATGCGTTTTAATCGCATATCATAGTCATTTGCGGTAAGATGTGTTCCGTAATGTCCTCGGAGATAACGTGACATATTCCGGATAAACTCCTGCTCTGTTTTGCCATAAACAATGCTGTTTCTCTCCAGCAATGTTCCAACTTTATCAAAGGTCAAGCTACACCAGTAATATGCCATATTTCCACACTCCTTTATGTCAGGCTTGCTGCATAAGCAAAACACAGCTGTTGATTCTTAAAGATATGCTCGTATGGCACATCGACAATATTGTCCTTTTCGTCATGCACCACAAATGTTGCGGATTCCTTGCCTGTCTGGATTTTGAGAATTGCCCCAATCAGGCAGCTTGGCAAGCTGGGACAACACCCTTTCTTGTAGTAATATACTCTGTCACCAACAGAGAATCCCTTATACGTTGTCTTCTCTTCGCTCATGTCCTTTCTCCTTTACGATTCGATGAACTGCTTGATGTCCTGTTCCAGCTTTTCAATGTCATCTTCATCGCCGCATACTCGCATCTCCACAGGTTCAGAGATGTTCAGGGAGAAAATGCCCATGATAGACTTTGCATCGACCACGAATCTGCCGGAACGCAGTTCGGTATCTGCGTTGTGAGCCGATACCAGACGAACAAATTCCTTTACCTTACTGATTGTGTCAATGCGAACTGTGAACTTCTTTTCATTCATGATAATCACTCCTAGTTCAATTTATATCCAGCCGGATAATCCAGCATGAATTACTTATCTTCTTTTTGCTTTAACTGCTTGATGTCCTTTTTCAACACATAACTTGTGATTTCAAAAGAAACACACTGTATGATTCCTAATGCAATCAAGGCGTAAAGCAACATACCAGTTTCACCCACTGCTATGATACCGAGAACGATAAACGCTAACAGCATCAGATGTGTGGTTTCGACAAGAGAAAGCTTTTTTGTCAACTCGTTTTCTCTTTCTTGCCTTTCTTCTTCACTCACATAAACTCCTTTACATGACGGTTGCATCTGCAATGGCACTTTTGATGCCTCTGCTAATAGCGGAACGAAAACGATTTTCTTTCAGCCCTTCCACTGCATATATATTTTTTTCTACATCACGAATGGTGCAGAGGGTTTCCATGTCATAGCTGACTTGTACTGTCCCCATGAGATTCCTCTCAATCTGAAAGTAGTCCAAATCGCTGGCGACCGGAACACCATCTCTGTAGAAGCAACGGACTGCATTATACAAATCTTCCTGCTCCACTTCTTCATATGCACTCTTAGAAAGCGTTTCCAGCGTACTTCCGACCTCTCGCATACACACGATGTCAAGACACTCTAAAAGAGCAACTCGTTCAGGAAAAGATAACTTGATTTCAAAGGTTTCCGGTTTCTTTCCATACGCCCGAACTGTCATGCGAACATCTCCCATGTGATTTACTGCAACACCCACTCTCAGGTTTTGCAGGCAGCCAAGATTCAGGAGAATGTATGCCTTGTCGTACTTGTCGTAAACTCCAGCCTTGATAGCAAGTGCTGTCAGTTTCTTTGCATCAGAAAAAACAGAAAAATCTACCAATACAGGTGAGTTTCCGATTCTCAGGTCATCTGTTACCCTATCGTGCATCTGCACTACCATCGGCTTCGAGAACTCGTATTGATTCCAGTTGATTTCATGCTCCGGTTTCATGCCAAAGCTCCTTTCTTTCCCCATACTTTCTTAACAACAGCCATATCCAAGATATGCTGTGTCAGATATGCGTGAAGCGTTCCTGCTTCTCCCATGGCGATGCAGTATTCTGTCAATTCTTCCACAGAATATGCTTTCATTGCCTTGCATAGATTTCTGTACACGTTATTGTGTTCTCCATTTACAACGGTTTCCACAACTTCCTGAATTTCTTCCACTCTGCTCATGCAATATGCTCCTTTGCCTGTTTCGGCAGGTCTGCTTCCGCTTTTTCAAAAGCTTTCAGCATGATGCCTTTGACTTCTTCCATGATGTCCACATATCCGACCGGAATCAGTGTGGTACACAGCTTCTTTATTTCTTCTCGGATAATCGTAGGTCTGCCACTGTCCAGAACCAACAACTTCATGGTGTCGTTCTTGTGGTTTTTGTACCTTCCCATGAAAATACTCATGCGAAAGGGGTCGCTTGCCAAAGCTTCTGTATTCAACAGAACCGTGCCTTTTTTCATTATTCTCACCTCACCACATCATTTCCAGCACTCTGATTGACTTGCCCCGAAGCTGTTCTTCGGTATATTGGTTATGGTTAAGTCCCTTCGCCAGAATGTCTTGAATCAAAGATTCTTTATACGCTCTTGTTCGCTCTTTCTCCAGCCGAATCTTCTCGGCTTCTTCCCTGTGTCTCTTTTCCATGTGTGCGAAATAGATTTCTTTTTCCTGCGGTGTCATTCCGGCAGTCACTTCATTCAGTCCCATGCACCTTTTCTCCTTTGCTTTTCAGTCAATATGCACGTTAAACTTTCCAATCGTTGTCCATCTTCCGTTGCGATATTCTTGAAGAATATCCAGCCCGAAGACCTCTTTACCAACGACCTTCTTAATCAGCTCTTCTTTTGAATCGCTGTAAACGCTGTTTGCAATCTGACCGCAAGCTCTAAATCTCTTTGTCATCGTAATGCTCTCGTTTCTTCCAATAACTGAATCGTGATTAACTTTCATTTTCAATTACCTCTCGTCATTCGTTAAAAAACCTGTTGCATCACTTAGCCAATGACTACACCGAGAATTTCAGCAGCATGATAGATGACTTCCTCAAAAGTATCTGCATCAGCATTTTCCCAGTCGCTTTCAAGTCCTGCACGTTTGCACAGCTCTTTGCAGGCTTCCAGTTCCCAATGGTCAAGGCGATTGATTTCTTCAACCAACGCTTCCAGCGACCATGCACTGTATTCTGTATGCCATACTGTGTTCTTTGCCATGATACTTACCATTCCTTTCGGTCGTTCGTATGTGTTCCTTACATTAACTATTATAGCACAGTAGTGTACAAATGTCAAGCATATTTCAATGTTTACTCTGTAGAATATCCGTTATGTAAGTATCACAATGTTTGTGCAAAACGACAGCAATTCATTCTGTTGTCGTTGACTTGACTGGTTCTGAATGCTTCGTGATTTGATTTGTCTTCTTGTCGAGAAGAATCGTATTCTTGTTCAATTGTAAAATCGAAGCAGCATCATCTGCAACATCAAACGTCTGCAATGCTTCCCATGTGAGGTTATAGTAAGTGCATTGGAATGCGTTGTCCGTTTCTGTATATTCCCGATACAGAACTGGTTCATCATCAAGGCTGAACTCTAAGTCAAAGCAGGACTGAACGCTCTCCAGCGTGGGCGTTCCTGCAAAATATTGTGTCAGAGAGCAGTCGCTTTCCAGCATGACTGTATGTTTCGGATAGATAACACGATATGCCCTGTAGGTGTCGTTGCCTACCAGACTGTCGTTGTCATAATATTCATTATGGCTGGTAAACCGAACGCTGTATTCCAGATAATCGTCTGTTTCACCGCAGAAGATATACTCTGCATCAGCACTGCTTACAGCAATTTCTTCATTACGTTGTTTTGCAAAGTCTTTCAGCTCTTCCGCAGAAATAGCCTTCTTGACGTTTGTTTCCTCGTTAAACCAAACAGGAGCGTAGAGAAACTTCTCTTCGGTATCAGTTCCTGCACCGTACCATTCCATCTGAAACAAGTCCGGCTGACAGGCAAGGTCGTGAACAAAGTCTGTGGTTTTGAAATCGTGATTTGCAATGGAACGGAGCTTTTCATCTGATATTGATTCCACATCATTTCCAGAGTTGAAATTGATGTCAATATCCGGAGAAACAGATGTCATGGAATCTTCGGATTCCGCAGATTCTGAAACACTGCTGGCAGCAAGTTGATTCTTGTTTTCTAAAATCTTATCTCTGGCAAAACAAACGATGCAGGTGACTGTCAGCATCGCTGTCACGAGAAGAACCGTTTCTTTATTCATTTCACTTCCCCTTTCTGTTCTGTTTCAATTTTATGTATTACCGCTGGCATTTCTTCTGTTCTTACGCCAACAAAGCACTCGCTCAGCCACTTCGCTCTTCTTACTTTGTTCTCTCCGCTGCCATACCAGAAGTGCGACCAGTGAGCCTTTCTGCAATGCGGTCTGACTTTGCCGTGTCTGGAGTGCTGTGTTCCAGACGTTTCCTTTGGCACGGTACTTTCTTGCTCTTTTTTCCAAGCACGAAAAGCTGCACCAAACCGAACGCCAACGTCCCATTTCTGAATTTCAGAATATTTGTTTTTCGGCTCAGTATGCGGAGCAGGCTTGCGGTACGTTTTCTTCGTCTGAGGATTTTCTTCGATGTCCGGCTGAACAGAAGACAGGTAATTGAGAATCTGCACAACCATTGTCATCAGACCTCGGATATTTGATGTGATTTTCTTTTCCTCTCCGTTGGACAGATAGATTTCCTCTTTGGTATCTGATAAATTGCAAAAGCCCAGCTGGTCTGATACGTTACCAAGTTCAAACATATCTTTGATGAACATATCCTGATTCACTCGGTAAATGCGAATCACAACCTTTTCTTTTCCGTCCTCAAAGAGATTGTGAACATAGACAAAGATGCCTTGACAGGAAAACATCTCACAGTATTCCGGACAGTCTTCAATGTCCAGATAAAACAGCTGATACGGCAGGAACTTCCAAGAATCTTTTTCATAGAACACTTCTTCTGTATTCAGAAGCTCATGGACAAAATCGTTGTCCAGTCGGAAGACTTGCTTGTTCCAGCTCCATTTCTTTATGACTGCCATAGATTCCAGTGCATCAAACAGCTCACTGTTTGGCAGACCTTTCAGGAACGTATTGACTTTTGCATTTGGTTTCAAGAAAGAGAAGATGCAGTTTTTTCGTTTTTGCAACTCCTGTTGTGAATCCGTACTCGGTGCAGTCAGAATATCCAAGATTGCTTCGGCAGACACGCTGTTTCTGATGCTCATTTGATATGCAGAGTTCATTCTGTCACACCATGACAATGGCGTGTAAATGTCCTGCTCCTTCCGCTTCACTTTCATCGCAGGCACTCCTTTTCTCTTCTTGCAGCACGATAGCTCAGACTGTTGTCTATCCGGTTAAATCCGTACATTGAAAGCAAATACAGCACTGCGGTATAGGCACCTGTAATTCCGCATACTGTCCATGCTACCGCCCATGCAATTCGATTGCTTTTGTCAAAAAAGACTGCAATTGTGACTACTGTCAGTATCATCAAGATGAGTAGCACACTTCCTGCTGCCAGCAATCGGATTGCCAGATTGTTTTCTTTTGCTTTTTCTCCCTCGTGATACAGCCGAAATTCTCCAGCCTGACAACGAATGAGGTCATCTGTTTCTTCCGAAGCCAGAACGAAAGAAACATACTTTGTGACAAATCGGCTGACATCATGTTCTTTCAGCTTTCTTGTGCTTGTGCTTGCCTGAATATCGCAAATACGAAATTTTGAACCAGCAGAATAGATGCCTTTGTTACCGCTTACAGTTCTGGTGTTGTACACAACATCGCCCACTTCATAAACTGCTTCTTTTTTCCATTGTTCATCGCTTACATACTCTGTCAACATACGCTATCACCTCTTATTTTGCTCTGCTCAACACTTTCAGCATTGCATCACTGAGCAGATGATGCTGTTTTGCGTACAAAATCACCTTATTTTCTGGAAAGAGTTCTCCCATTTTCTTCAATGTCAGTCTTCTGGTAATGGTATACTTTATCACAAGCTTCCAGCACAGCTCTGGCTCTTTTCTCTCCTTGTACAGATATTCGTATCTCTCCGAAGAACCTGCATAGTGGTCAAACAGATAGATACGCCGTCCGGCTTCTGCACTTTCCCTTAGTTCAGAAAAGCAGAGCAGATTATTTTCCATATCTGTATGCTTCGTGCCTTTGAGAAACTTCCACAGACTGTCAAAGCCTTCTCCCCGATAGACACCCATATCCAGATGCTTCTGCACTTCCGGATTGACAATATCCAACAGAACGAGTTCCGGTTCAGCTGTTGTGAATCGTTTTTTTCGTCCGTATTCCATGTCGAACTTATTCTTTGCAACATAGAAATTGCAAGTCTTCAAATAAATCTCCAGCATATCTTACCTCTCAAAAAATCAACTGGAAAATGCGAAGCAGTCCTGCTCCGAGAACCATGCCCCACATTGTAAAAACTGCATATGTAACTGCATTCATTTCACGATTTCCTCTCCATTCTGCAATTTTTTCGCAAGTGTCAGCAGGCACTCTGTCATAGTAGATTTTGAAATCACAGTGGACTGCCACATATTGTTTTGGCAAATTTCCACGTTATAAAAAAACTTGTTGCTTACTTTACTTGTGATAATAGATACTCTGTAACGATTTTTCTGCAAATAGAACGGTTCGTTCACTCGCAGGGCAATGATGCCGAAATCTGTTACTACTCTGATGCTGTCACAGGTATCTGTTCCTGCAACGGCGTGAACACCGTTCAAAGCCTGCTCTCTGTGATTCAAATACAGTTCCTTCCCTAAAGGCGTTCCGCACTTCGGGCAGTAAGAAAACTGCATATCTATCTGGTGTACATCATCTGGGTCAAGCTCCACAGTTACCCAGTCTTCTATGCGGATATTGCATACTTCACACTGAAAAATCTTCTTTGAGTTCATATCATTTACCTTTCTGTCCATCTATCAGCTGCCACATATACGCCAAAAAGTATATGTGCTGCTGCCATAACCGCAGCCGTTACAGTAAATGCAATGGACTTCTCAATTCCACCAGCAGTCATGCTACATTCAGTAGCAATTATTCCAATTCCGTAAGTAGAAAATGCGATTCCCATAATAAAGAACACCACATCTAACACCTTGTTCCAGCTTTTGAAGAACGTATACACCAAGACGAACATAGTGTAAGTCAGCAACATCGCATAGGGCGAACCTACCGAAAACATCTGTAAAGCCTCTCTCATTGATTACATCTCACTTTCTGCTTGCCGTTGTTACATATAACACAGCGGAATTGGTGTTGCTGTATCACAGCCGGAGCAGGCAAGCAAGAATGCTCCAGCAATCATCGCCAGAATTGTCATTTTCAACACTTTTCTTAACATTTCAACACCTCGGTTCGCTTTCTTTCGTTTCTTTCGCTTTCTTTCTCTTTCTACGAGCTTTCCTGATACGATTCACGACAGTCCAGAAAGAAATCCACAGTATCGGAGAGATGATTATTGCTATTATCTCTACGAAAAGCTCCAGTGGGGAATATTTTTCTTCAACAAATTGCATGATAAAAAGTATCATCAGATTGATGAACAGCCACAATAAGACAAAAAATGCAATCGTCATAGCTCCACCTCATGCACTTATCGAAACACTGCGAAAACAGCTCTGAAAAGATGTCCTCTTGTCAAATGGTAAAATACCCAGAATAACTTTCTCATGCTTCTCCCTCACATTTCAGCTGATAGCGAACGTCCTCAATCACCCTGTCAATTTCGTTTGTGCCGACAGCTCTCAGAACTGTATGCCACTCGTCATTGCCAAGAGGTTTCAGTGTTGACATCTTCAAGGAACGCTCTTTCAGCTGTTCCTGAACCATCGTCAGCACCTGCTCCGCAAGGTTCAGAGCTTCCGGAGAAACATCTCTCGGAACGATAAGTTCTCTTTTGAACGGAACATTCTTCATGCCCTTCATTGTTCGCCCACAATTTGCACAAGGTTCAAGGCTGTATGCAAAGAAAGTGTGTTCATGTCCGCAGACACTGCAACGACACAATACTCCAGTACAGTTGCCATGATTGCCGTTACTTTTGCCTACCCAATATGCTCCTGTTTCAATCACGGATTTTCATTCCTTTCATTCCTTATCTTTTAGCCTGTCAGCGGACTTGTGACCGCTTATCAGTCGCATTACTTGCAACCGACATTTGTGTCGGTCGCAATCACTCTGCGTTGCAGGTTACTTTCCCAGAGTAGAAACAACATCATGCAGGCTGTCCGAAACCTTTGCAATCAGTTCCTTTGTTTCTGTTGTCATCGGAATGTCCGGTTCGCAATACTCATAGAATGAGCATTTCGTTCCATAGCTGGCACAATAGTCGATATAGTGCTGTGCCATTCTTACAACATTCTTTCTTGCTTCCTGATATGTTTCACTCATAGCCATTCCCTCACTTACGATATTCTTTTAATTCTCTTGCTTTCCATGTTACACCAGAGCGTTCTTTTCTCTTAATCAGCACATTCAGAAGGCTTCTGATTGCATCACTTTCTGTGTTGCCAAGAACCACAGCCGTTGCACCGCTTTTTTCCGGAATGCTGATGGTTTCATCGTAAGCTGCACAAGCATATACAGCATTTTCTGTTCTTCCACCGTTAAAAATCAGTTCGATTGCAAAAATTTTCATTGTCAACACCATGCCTTTCACGTTTCTGTGTGTTCCTTACATTATCTATTATAGCACAGTAGTGTACAAATGTCAAGTGTATACGCATATTTACTCTGCCAAACATTCGTTATGTAAGTACCAGAAAAATTGTGTATTATGACAATTCAAATGGTGATTAAGTAAATCACAATTTGAAAATATCGTCCTGTGTCTGTGGCTCTTTTTTCTGCATTCTGTCCCACAAGTTTATAGTATCATCAAGGTCAAAATAGCCCCTTGCAATGCCGACACACTCGCTGTCAGACAGCTTGTATTTGTTTTTGAAGGCTCTGCAAACCGCAATTGCATCGCTTTGTGTGTGGACTTCTCCACTCCGTGTTTTTTCTCGGTATTCCTTCCGGAGTGCAATCATATCTCTTACAAGTGTTTCAAAATTCATATTCAGTTATCCTTCTTTGAGATTTCCCAGAACAGGGAGTAGATAGATTATTGAACCTGCTGTTCTTCAATTAGGTAATAATCAAAAGACTGGAATCTTTTTCTGCGTTCCTTTTCTCTTTCTGCTTTTCGGCGAGTGTTGAACACTGCCAGAATTTCCTTTGCATCTGCTCCGTAGAGTTTAATACAGCCAATCAGAATGTAAATGGTCATTCATGATTCCTTTCTGGTAGCGGTGTATTGCCGACCTCAGCAACACATCTGTTTGCGTGTGGTTAATGATATAACATATTCACTCAGAAAAGTATGTTCTCAGGCTTTCCAGTGTAATGACACTAGCATTGCTGGTATTGACATAAGCGTCACGGTATGGCTTCTGATTCATAACGATTCGATTCAGTGTTGCTGCACTGTATGTTCCTATTTGATACAGCACCTTACAGATTTGCTTCTGGTCTTTCTTTTCCAGTTTTTCATCTGTCTTTATTTGATTTGCCATAATGCCCCACAAAGAGCAATTGCCAAACATACGGAAAGTGTAATGTACATCTTCTACAGCTACGCCCCAGCTGTGAGCGTACAGCTGGTCTGTAAAGCAAGGCGTACCATACTTTATCATGTACCATGCCTGCACATAGTACAGCATAGAGTTCAGCTTGCTGTTTGTCATGCAGATAGTAGGCTCTGCCGCTTCTGCTGCCTCTATCAGAAACTTTGCAATGGTTTTTGCCCGATAAGGCTTACGCATCTTCCTCACCTTCCATAATCTCGTAGAACGCACTGCCTTTCATTTCAACGAATCCTTCCGGACAAGTCAGAGGCTTCTCCAGATTATGTTCTACACTGCAATAGACTTTTCCGTCAGCCGAAAACAACCGAACTTCTGCCTGCAAAATCGTTTCTTCAAAGAAGAACGGCACAAACGGTTTGTATGCTCTGCAAACTCCAAGGGCTTTCAGTTCCTTGCCGAGAGAACTTGTCTTCTTGATGCCGTAATAAACGCTCCCATTGTCTTCGACTGTTTTCTTCATGAAATTGTCGTCAGGCATATCCGGACACTTCTTGATGTAGAGAATATTTCCTTTCCAAAGAGCAGGTGATGGAATGTTGTGATTGCTCATAAACGTCCTGACTTTTTCGGCTTGCTTATCGGATTCATTCCAGTAGGTCATGCACTCTGCAAACCGCTTGCTCTGTGGTGTGATTTCGTAAAACTGTTCCATTTCAATCCTGCTCCTTTGGTCGATAGGTCAGTTCCAGTAATGTGTTTCTTCGGAATAGACGCACTTTTCAATTCGGCTTTCGCATCGTGGAATTTCATCATATGACACCTTTCTTAGATAAAACAGCATAGCCTCTGCTTCTTCTCTGAAATTTATCTGATGTGTCAGCTGACGAATTGGGCGGTACACTCCCAGTGTTATAACATACGGATATTTCTGTTGTCTGTAGTTGTCAAGCGTAAATTCGCCATGCCACCCCTCTTTGCTTTTGAAGAACCAGAACGTCCCTCTGATAGCTTCTTTGGCTGGCAAATCTTCTTTTCGTTCAGCATCGACATTTATCATGCCTTTCCATGTGTTGCCGTCCGGCAGTTGATACTGCAAATGAAATTTTCTCTGATAATATCCCATCATCGTACCGTCCTTTCCTGACGCTGATTACATATCTCCCTCAGCCAAATAAATCGCATCTTGTTCTCGAATGGCTTCCAGAGATACAGCCGTTCCTTTTCCACCTCTTCTGCCTTTTCTTCTGTGAAGAACTCTGTCTTTGATTTCAAATTTTTCGCATTCGCCCTCGCCGTAGAAATCATAATTCCCATGCTTCCAGTTTTTGCTTTCAAGTCTGTGGTTAATCCAGTCCACCAGACATTCAATTGTTGCGTGTGCCGTTTCTACGTCAACAACTTCATCAAAAATGGACATCTTAAAAGAAATCGTAATCGGTCTTCCGTCAAGAACAAGCCCCATTTCTTTAGCGATTGTTTCAGCAATTTGCTTCTGGTCTCCGCAAGAAGCTGTTACAAGCATTTCAGTGATTTTCTTTTCAATTCCCATAACAGTACGCTCCTTTATCTGTTCCTTACATTATCTATTATACAATATCTACTGTAAGACATATTGCAGTTTGCTTTTCTGGTCTGTAAACATTGTATGAATCTTTACAATTGCTGGCTACAAAAAAGTCGTTCTCCCAGAGCAGGAAAACGACTGATTTGATTATTCGTGGTACGGTTCAAAATTCTGTTTCAGATACTCTGAGAGTTCGTTGTTCGGTTGCATACATAAGAAGTATGATGCAAGAATCTGTCTGCCGTTTTCGTGCTGTTGCAGCTTGTTCGGCTTCTTCTTTGGCTTTTCATCGTCCGGAAAAAATCGAAGTTCCATCGGATATTCCAACGAATGATACCGTCCATGTACGATGCGGATTTTTCCGACTTTTCCAGTTTCTTTGTTGACCACCTTTTGAGAAAGTCCGGTGGCTGTAAGAACCTGTTTGAAGTAAGCAACGCAGGAGCGTTCGTATTCGGCAGCAGCTTTTTGAAGAACAATAAGATTTCTCTTTACACTGTTGACCGCCTGCTTGGTTGCAACATCAATTGATGCAGCTGTTTCCTTCTGCATTCCGTATGTAATCATATATCGTCATCGCACTCCATTTCATCGTAATCACCATCGCAAAAGCATATCTGCATTGCTTTTCTTACTTCTCCAACGATGTCCCGAACAAAATTGTAAAAGCCTTTGCTGAACTGTCCATCAACGAACAGCTGTGGCATAGATGTCAGACGTGGCTCTTTCTCATCATTCGCCCAGATACGTTCTAACGAAAAGTTCGCTCCATACTCATCTGCCTGTATGAATGATTCGATTTGAAACCGTCCTGCCTGCAAGCAGAAAATATCTGCCATAACAGCATTCTTATGCAGGTCTTCGTGCAGAGAAATGTCCATTGTTGCAGAAACGCCTTTGCCGTTCTCTTTGTTCTTGTGATAAAAGCCACAAACAGCATCGCCTTTCTGCACAAGTAATTCTCCGTATTTTGTTTTGTGTCCCATATGCAGTCGTATCGAGTTTTCGTCAAGCATTTCTGTGTCAAGAATTATCGTATCATCAAGCGAATGCGTAAGAAAATTCTGCGTACCAAAATCACTTGCTTTCATGTCACCAATCATTTTGAAAAACGCATCTCTTTGTTCGTCTGAATAGTTTTGCATCACACACACTCCCTCTTCCGAAATGGGTCTGCATCGAAATGAGCAGGCTCTCCAGTTGCTTCTTCCAGTTGACTGACCAGATAACTTTGTCCATCTTCATCATCAACCAACTCTGATGCAGTGGACAACAAATTCTGAGAGCAAAAGCCTTCTGGATATTCCGTTCCGGCAGAATGATACACCAGAATGTTATTTTTGTTTTCTGGGTCTCGCTGAATGATTTTCTTTTCTGCCAGTGCAGACAATAACTGAATGCACTGATAGAAATTTAGCTTCTGATTCACAGCATTTCATCTCCTTTTTCGTTCATGCTGTTTATGTTCGTTCATCTATTATTTTAGCATATCTACTGTAAGATATAATTTGCTTTGTTTTGCTGAAATGAAAACATTCTGTAAAGCTTGAAGTTGCAAGAAAAAAGCACCAGTTCCGGAGCAGGAACATGATGCTGTAAGAAAAGATTCTATTCCGTAATGTCGTTGCTCAAAATCACAACGACTTTCGGATTATCGCTGTACCATTTCTCTACAGAAAGAGAAGTGATTTGCTTGTCATCTGGATAGGCAACACCGTTCAATCCGTCACAGATAATCTTTGCGATATTATCTGCATCGCACTTCTTCAACGGACGGATTTTGCCTTGCAGCATTGCTTCACGTTTCACTTTGCTTGTGGACTTGGGGATTCCAAAATGAGCAATGATTTCTACACGAATTGCATCATTCTCAGAGAATTGGAAGCCACGACTGACCGCCTTGTAGCACCAGCCAACCTGCGTTTCATAGTCCTTGGTTTCTGCCGGTGTGTAAGTGCTGCTGTTACCGAATCTCGGTCTGCCTTTTCCTTTGGGTTCGCCATCAATTTTGAATGAGATTTTCGTCTGATTCAATGAAGATTCCTTCTTCCTTGTCGATAGATTCTTGAAATAAAATAGATGTAAAAATACTCTGGAGCAGGACTGCTGCCTGCAAAGAAACGCATAAAAAAACAGAACGTCTTTTTCAACATTCTGTTTTGAGGGGAGATGCAGCAAAACTACTGCACTTCTATTATATTTGTTTTCCACTGGCACGTCAATCACTGTCGAAAATTATTCTGACAGCGTTCACAATTTTCAGAGCCATGCACAAACCATGTGCTGTGATGTTGGCTACAGTGTACAAAATGCAAGGTTGTTGTATAGGGTACAGGTATAGCAAGGTATACCTACATATCCGTTTGTCTTAATCCGGCTGAATCAGATTATCCAATGCTGACTTGTAAATCGTATTCGTCTTTTATGTTCATGACTTCACGAATCGACTGCATATGCAAGTTGTCTTTTATCTCTTTTGGCTTCGTACCGTTTTCAAGTTCAGATACAATAAACGCCTTGCGAATCGTCTTTGTAGTAATGCCTTTTGGAAGTCCGCATACTCTTGTGATGTTGCGAATTGTACTGTGTACACTCTGCATTGTCAATGGATTTCCGTATGAGTTCAGGAACAGCAGTCGGTCATTTTCTTCTCTGCATTCCGGCAGTCTTCCAATTTCAATTTGCGATTCAATCCATGACACACACTGGTCGGAAAGCGGATATTTTTTCTTATCTATTGTGGCTGTCTTTTCTTCCAGATTGATGTCTTTTGCTTTCATTGTATTGATGTCTTGGAAGCGGAATCCTGTCAGCATTGTAAAGATGGCAACCAATTCATTTACGCCATACTTCACACAGTCTTCTGCAATGCAAAACGAAAGCAAAGATTCCAGTTCTTTCGGTGACATGATGTAGGCTGTTGATACAGTTCCGGCTGCTGGAACTGTCTTTCTGATGTCTGACAAATTGAATTGACAAGTGATACCTGCTTCTTTCGCAAGTGTGAATGTTTTCTTCAACACATCTGTGATTTTATCAATGTTCACCTGCTCAAATTTCAGAACAATCGTGTTATAAAATTTCTGCATATCCTCTTGTGTAATTTCATCAATATTTTTATCTATTGGAGAATCGAAAACAGCGTTGTCAAATAGCGTTGTCAGTTTTTTGATAGTTGGTATTGCCTCTTGTGTAACAGCACACTTGAAATAAAAACGCACATAGTCTGAAAGTTTTTTCCCAACTGGTCTATACGTTTCCAAAACCGCAGTACGTTCAGCCTCTGCTGCTGCAATTTTTTCTTTCAGTTCGCCTTCGGTAGCAGCATAAATGCGTTTGGATTTTCCAAAAAAGTCCTTATCCAAATCATATACATAGTATTCTCGTGAGCCAGTGAAAACCTTGCGGATTTCCTTTGTTCCTCTACGCATATTCATCTCTCCTATCATAAATTCGTTCAGTGCTATTATACAAGATGTCAAACATTTTTTCAATTCCTAAAATTCAAAACATAAAATAAAAGTGACCGTTATGAAACACAACAGCCACTTTATATTTTTTATTTATCCGTTATTTTGTTCCGTAATCAATTCCAGTTCTGTAGTATCAGAAGCAAGAAAAAAGATGTATTTATCCTGCAAACAATACAGCTTGTAATGCACACCTTTCGCTGTCTGGTCGAAGAAGCAATTTACCTGTTGCTTGCTGACGTAAAAGTTTGCAGATGATTTCTGCTCATCAGTGAAATGATATATCGTAGAGGGCTTTTTGTCAGATGCTTTTTTCTCTTTGCTGATTTCATCAAGCAAGAACAAATGCTTTGAAGTGCGAATGCCTGAGCCTGCCTGAATTGCCTGTTCTAACTTCTTCGCAGCATTGCTCACATGAAGCAACATTGTAATGACAACGATGCCAATGTATATCATACACAGAAAGCAAAACGGCAAAATATTTTTCAAGCTTTCCAGAGAAATTTTTCCGCAAAAAGCGAATATCACAAGTGAAAAAGCAATTGCAAATCCGATAGCAATTCCAATTTTGATGCAGGCAACTTTATGCGTTCCTGCTCTCTCTTTATCCATAAATTCCTGCAATGCCTCGGTGTCTTTTATGTCGGGCGTAGCTGTACAATACAGTTTCAATTCTTTCACAGTCATTGCAAAATTCCTTTCCAAAAACAAGCTGGATTATGCTCCTTTTTTGTTCCAGCCAGCGACTGACACTTCACTCTTTTCCTCTTCTTTTTTCTCCTTTTCCTCTGCCTTTTTCTTTGCAGAAAGAGCTTGCAGAAAGTCAAGAATCTCTGCTTTGTTGTCTGCAAAAACCTCGTTCAAAAGTTTTACTGCACCCTCGCAATCTCTGGAAGTCTGCACAGAAATTATATCTTTTTCTCTGCCGAAAAATGTGTAGTTCTCTGGGTTCTTGTAGTAGTTGACGACCTCAGAAGATACCCGAACCATCTTCGGTGTCAGAGGGTCAGCAATGAACATTTTGTCTGCTGCTTTGCATCGGGAAAGAGCAACATAGAGCTGTCCGTCCTGAAAGATTTCCGGCTTGAAATTCATTGCGTCATAAGTCTGTCCCTGTGCTTTGTGAACTGTGATTGCAAATCCCAGCTTCATCGGAAACTGCTCTGCACTTCCTACAGTCACAAGCTCCAGTTCCTTATGTTTCTTGATGATTGTCTCTCCACGCTCATCTTTCAGTTCTTCAATGATTTCTTTCTCTCTGTATTCGTACTTGTTGAAGTCATGCCGTTCTACACAAACCAGATGTTTTTCTGGTTTTCCTGTGGCAATTTCAATTCGCTCCACTTCAACATAAATTTCATCACCTGAGATTCTTTTGATTGTTCCCATGCTGCCGTTCTGATAATCTCCAGACGGTTCATTTACCAGCATGATTACTCTCGCTCCTACCTTGCACTGGAAAGAATCTTCACACAGTCCGTCACTGGCGGTCGCTATCCCTGTATAGATGGCAGGAAAACTGTATTCCTTCTTCTTGATTTTGTCCAACCGTTCCTGATTCCGAAGTCTGGCTGTAACATTCTTTCCGCATACCCAAATTGCATCTTTCTGCTCTTTTGCTGCTGTATTTTTTGCAAAGAACGGAAGGCAATCCGTATCACCTTCTTTGCACTGGTCAAGTGCTGTGCAGAACGCTTTGTCTCCGTCCTGCCGTTTTACTTCGGTCAGCTTTTCAAACTGAATCCGGAGTGACTGCCAATACTTTGACTGGAACGCAAATCCGTTTCCGATATTCTTGCCGTAGTACAAGTCCAGCATCTTTTTATCCAGCGGAGGAATTACCGGAGCAAGCTGATAAAAGTCTCCTACCAGAATAATCTGAATGTCCGGTCGTTTCTGTGCTTTGCGTTCCCGATTGATAAGGTCGATGTATTTCATTACTTTATCGAACACATCAATTCGCACCATACTGATTTCGTCAATGAGCAGGACACTTGCCAGATTCAGAATCTGCATCACCTCTGCCGGAACATTTCTTACGTCAGCAAGCATACTTTTAACATCAGTTTTCAGCTTGAACAGTCGGTGTAAAGTCACGCCCTGAATGTTGCAGGCAGCAATGCCAGTCGGTGCAGCTTTCAGAATTTTCACATCATTCTGCTTACAATACTGGTCGAACGCCTTTACCAAAAATGACTTACCTGTTCCAGCGTTTCCGGTCAGAAAAATATTCTCACCGTTTACCATTCGGGAGAAGATTCGCTTCTGCTCTGCCCCAAGCTTGCTGATATAATCTTCACTCATAAATGAATCACTCTTTCTTTCAAAATAAAAAAAGCCCCACAGGGCTTCTCTGAGCCTCTGTAAGGCTTTCTCGGAATCACTCGTCTGTTGTATCGGCTATTTCCTTTTCGGCTCGTTCTGAGCCGTCCTGAGCGTCTGTAGACGCTTTCAAATCCTTTGTGCTGATAATTACTGACGGCAGAGCATCAAACGCTTTCATAATCTCAATTGGCTGTCTCTCTTCTGGGATAATCTCACAGATGCGGTACACGCTTTCCATGAATTTATCTCTGTAGAGTGTCTTGTTGATGTAAACACTACTGTCATTCAGATAAGCATTCACGATTTCTTCGATAACATTGGTTGTGATGTCGGTGGGATTTCGCTTTCCTGTGATGTAGCAGGCAAGCGTGTTTTGTGGAATTTTGGTCAATGCAGAAAGTTCACGATAACTAAGTCCGGATTTCTTCCAAGCATCACGAACTCTCTCGGAATTTATCTTCTGCAATTACTTCCCCTTTCCGGCAAGCTCTGCATCGCTGATAGCATGGTCTGCCTCATAAATAATGTTGTACAGCAGATTCATCGGACTGATGCCGTAAATGTTTGTTGTGATAGACACGATTTTTGCGTGTGCATCTTTCAGCGAATCAACCGTATGATTCACAGTGGATTCAATCCTGCCAATATCATTTGTAGAATTGAATACCACAACTTTTAAGTATCTTGAACGATAGTTTTTGTTTTCCATTTTATATCTCCTTTTTTTATTTTTTCATATACTGCTCATACCTCGCATATACGCACAGACTGCAACTGTTTAACCAGTGTTATCCTGCTGATGTGAGCCGTACTTACATCTTGCACTTACATACAAGCTGTAACAGCAAAGATATACATATTTACAAGATGCCTGCACGGATTTTATGTGCAGGATTTCAAACTGCGTCTTACAGTTTACCTCACCGAGGGTGTCTGCTACTCTCCGGAAAGAGAATTACGCATACTGGTCTCGATTTAAGGACGCTAAGTCGCCCTGATTTCAAAGTATCAATAAAAGCATCAATACATTAGTCATCTGAACAGGAGTTGCACCTGTTAAATTGCTACCAATCAGACGATAAGTAATCCGGAATCACAGCACCGTGGAACTGCTGTCCGAATTACAATAACCCAACACAAAAACGCAAAATCACGGAAATACTCACATTCTGCCACGGTGATTCAATCGTGTGTAAAAAGATTGAAGCCAACAACAGGAATCGAACCTGTATCTCTCTGTAATGCTCTGCCATTGAGCTATGTCGGCATCTCAGAACGTCCAAGCATCTGCCTGAACGTCCTGTGTGATTGCTTGTGTTATTCTCTGTGCTTATGCACCACGTCTGCCCCAACCAGAGCCGGACTGTCCGTTGCTGTTGCCATTACCCCAGCCGGAAGCATTCTGTCTCTGCTGTGCAGGCTGTGCTGCCTGAGCAGGTCTTGAACCCCATGTGCCACCAGAAGCAGCAGGTCTCTGCTGTGCGGACTGTGCTGGAGCTGCCGTCTGTGCAGACTGCTGTCTCGGCTGACTGCCAGCGGTTCTGTAGTTGGTCGGCTCACTTGCCTGCTGGTCAGGGTCGTCACCTGTAGAGATTTTGTACATCTTCATCAGAGCGTACTTATCGCCGTATGTCATTGCCTTGCCAGAACCCTTGTCCTGTGCATCAATTCCCTCAGAGAACACTGTTGTTTCAATGAAGTCTGTCGGCTCGTCTACATTGACAAAACGATACACAGTCTTCACTCTCGTCATGAAAGTGGACTTCTTTGTCACCTTGCCCTGATATTCATTCTCAGATTCCAGAATGTGACTTTCCAGAATCTCACGGCTTACCGGATAGCTGTACACACCGTACTCAACTTCCAACGGCTTTACCGCATCAATAATGTCACGCTCGGAAACTGCTCTGTAGCTGTTTCTGCCACCAGTGCTGACAGTCAGATTCTTTGCCACGACTGCAAGAGCATTCTCTACAGCCAGAAGTCTCTGAAAAATATTCATCGGCTTAGTGGTCTTTGTCTGCTTTCTCGCAGGCTTCTTTTCCTCTGGAGCAGATGCGGTTTCCTTTTTCGCTTCTTCCATTGTAACTACCTTGTTTTCGTCTTCGCATTTCGCTTCAAAATTTCCGTTCATAGTGAATACTCCTTTTTTATTTTTTTGATTTTGTGCTTTGTAGATTAACTACCTTACATTAACTATTATAGCACAGTAGTGTACAAATGTCAAGCATATATATCAATTTACTCTGTAAACTATTCGTTATTAAATAAAATAAATAAACAATGCCTGTATGCAGATTGCAACGCCCTCATCAGCATTACGGCTCATTCGACTTACACTATCCTCACATCTTACGCCTGTACGCAGATTGCAACCTTAGAGCGTTGACCCTCAAAACTACACCCTAAAACTCACATCTTACGCCTGTACGCAGATTGCAACAGCAAAGATGCACAAAACTATAAGATGCCTGCACGGATTTTATGTGCAGGATTTCAAACTGTTCATACACAGTTTACCTTACCGAGAGTATCTACCACTTTCCGAGGAAAGAATTACGCATACTGTCTCGATTCAAGGACAATGAGTTGCCCTGATTTAGTGCGAACGTCCCAGTTATTCTGTGGGAGCTTCCGGTTCGCACTGCATTTTTAATGTTTCTTCGATAATAACATCTATATGTTTCGTGCCAATATTCTGGCTCGCATTGTAATCAGCATTTTCTTCATAGCCACATTTCTGGCAGCAGAATCTCGCCTGTACAGGTCTGTTGTCAGTGTGAATGTAACCACATTTATTGCAACGCTGACTGGTAAACTTCGGGTTGATGTAAACTACCTTGATACCAGCTTCTTTTGCCTTGCTTTCGATTTTTGTCTGCAAGTCGAAGTACGACCATTCTTTCAGGAAATGCTCTGCATTGCTTGTGATACCTGTCAGCTTTTCCATTTGAATCGTACCGCAGCCATTTTTGATTGCATAATCAATTAAGGCTCTACTGTACTTGTGGTTCGTGGTATCACGGAATCTGGCAATCTTATCAGCAATCTTGGTAGCTGGTTCTGTACGCTTCTTTCTGCCGTGTCCGATACGTCCGTCACCGCAATAGCGTGACTGATTCAAGAGAGAACTCCTTCTTGCTTCTACACGGCTTCGGAAAGTTTCAATTTCACCGCCCTTGATGCTGAATCTGGCATAATCACCATTGACAGATGCCATGATAGGATAAACGACACCAAGGTCAACGCCCATGATTTTCTCAGGGTCAAGTGTAGAAATGACATGGTTGTCAAAGGAATAGCAAAGGTTCAGTTTCCACAGCTTTTTCTTCTTGTCATACATCAGCTTGCTTGCACTGACTTTGTATTCATCGTTCATCAACCGTTCCAGAATTGTCCGGACAGACTTATCTCTTACCTGCATACGGAAACGCAGGTCATCTTTGATGCCGTATTTTTCTTTTCCAGCACGATTCAGCATTTTCAGTGCAACAAAAAAGTTGCCGTTTTCATAGGAAAGCTTAATTGCTTTGTTGTGAATATCCAAAGGCTGATTTGCCTTAAAAGAGAGTACAGACCGTTCCCCTTTCAGCATTTCCTTTTTGTAATTGCTGAATGCAGTACAGGTGTCTCTGGAAGATGTGGAGAGATTGGAAGAATACAGGTCGTTTCCGTTTTTGATACGGTCGTAAACGAATCCGCTTAACGTATATCCAAGAGTATCTTTCTCCTTCGGATATTCTTCTGACTTTTTGTAGTAGTCGCTGGAGAAGTTCAGCCACTCCCAGCAGAGCTGTACGCATTTGTTCTTGATGTCTCGTGTCTGCCTCTGCAAGTTCCACAGCAATTCGCTGATTTTCTTAAAATCAATCTTATTGCCGTCCTTGTCGATTTGCTCGCTAATCAGATAGACCTTTGTTACTTTGGTCATAAATATCACCTTTTATCCAGAATATCGTATATTTGATTTTTCGATTTTTTATATTTCTTTGAGATTGCTTCAAGAGCAATGATTGCAACCACCGTGTCTGCAATCAAAAGAGTTGCCAATAAGAATACCGCTGGCAGAATAAATGGATTCTCTCTGGAGCGAACTAAGACCATGATGTCAGATACAGCAAATAAGCAGAATGCGATTGTCAGAATCAATCCGGTGAATATACCACAGCGAATGTACTTGCCCTGTTTGCGTTTGGCACTGCGACCGATTCTCTTGTAAATGCTCTTATCTTCCATCGTGTTAGAATACCAGCTTAACAGATAGAGTTCTGGTTCAGATAGTGTGAAATCAATTTTCCGAAAGTCATAGCTTTCAATATTTCTGCCGAAGCAAAAGTTGATAAATGCAGTAATAACATCCAGATTCATCTCTGTCATGTCGAAATAGTTTATGAATGTGATGTAGTCCTCTCGGCTTGCATCACCGCCTACAGCTCTGCGTGAGCTTGCCGGAACTTGCTCAATCAGTGCAGTCAGCACTTTCAGAATAGAAATTGTGCAGTATTCATCAAGCACCTGCTGCCAGTCGAACAAGTCGCATAAGTCGCACAAAAACTTTACTCTGACTTTCTGTTCAACAGGCGGTTTCTGCATTATTCTATGAATTTCAGCCAGTACAAAGCGAATTCCTTCCGCAAATTCACCTGCCGTCCGAATATCTTTGGTATACACATGATTGCTGTAATGCAGATAGCCACAATTGCCACACCAATATCCTTTGATATATTTGTCTGGTGCATCAACTGTTGCTCCGCACTTATCGCAAATCAGTCTGCCGTCTGCAAGATTCAATCTGCATCACTCTTTTCAGGAGCAGGCTCTGTCGCCTCTCCTTCGTCTTCTTTTTTGGTGCAGTGAAATCTGCTACGTTCCAGTTCCATTGCTTTTTCAAAGCCGTCTGCCTTGCCATTCTGATAGCCGTACCACACCGCACCGACCAGCATTGCGGTCACTACAGTAAACTTGATGAATTTTTTCATTCTTCCTCAGCTCCCTCGGATTCAGTCTCCGCTTCTTCTGCATCGTCTTCGTCTGTGCCGTTTTCGTACTCATCAATGGTTGCACGGTAGACTGCCTTTGCTGCTTCAAAATTTGTCTTCACGCTTCCAGCCCCAGTTGAAACACCGTCCTGCACCTTCTGATACGCTTCCAAACCTCTTTTACTAAGTAAAACACAGGAAAGAATTACGCCGATAAAAAAGCCAACAACTCCTGACGCTAAATATCCTAACATGATTTATTCTCCTTTACTCTGCTGTTTATTCGTTATTGTTAATCAAAAAAATATGATGATTTAATCATCGCACTTATCATACTGTTCCTTCTGATACTTGGGCTTCTGATAATGCTTCCCATAAGATTTCTTGCCGTGGTCTGCTTTTCCAGCCCCATGATAATTTTTACCATTCTGCTTCTTCCAAGTAGAATTTTTATCGTCCAGCGAAAGCCTTGTCGCATCAAACATCTGTATATGAGCATGGTCAGCAATTGCTTCCTGCTTTACGCCAAGCTCTTTCATATAAGCATTTTCGATTTCCCAGAACAAGTCCTTTGCATTCTTCATCAGAACGAACGCATCTGCCTTTGACACACACTTGTCGCCATACCGCAGTCCATTGAACGCTGACAGCGTTTGTGCATTATCTGCAATAAACATATGCTCCTGAATGAAGTTAGGCGAAACACGCTCTGCCTGAAACAAAAGATGTTCCATGTTGTGAGCGTACATCGTTTCCTGTGGCGGCGGTTCAACAGATTTCTCACTGATAATTGCCTTGATGCTTTTTTCGATTGCCTGAGCAAAGTGATACGCAGCCATGTTTACCATTATCGGATTGTCTTTCTGCTGCATTGCAGTTCCGGCAATCATAATGTCTGCTCGAATCACTTCCAGTTCTTTTGCACTTACTGCCATTTAACTTCTCTCCTTGTCGTAAATTGCATACACACGACCTGCTCTGAGTTCTCCTAAGAGTTCTTTTTGCAAGCCATGAATCACGTTCTCGCCTTCCACAAAATCTTTGTCATAATCGTATACCACATCATTGTAGATGATTTCAAAGATTTCATTGTGGAGCAGGATTCTTTCATATGTTCCCTTTGGAATGTCAGAACGAACCAGAACCTGCGGATTTCCCTCTTCATACTGTAATCCAGAAAGATACCAGATACCTGTTACATTCTTTGGATTCAGTGCGTGAGGGTCATTCTCTTTCCGATTCAAAATAGTCTGCTGGAGCTTCTGAAAGCGTCCTGCAAGCTTTTCTCCAACTGCCCCCTTTGAAAAGAATGGTACAGTCAGTAATCTCTTTTCTGCATCTGTCATGTTTCCCATAAATCATCACTCCTTATTTTCTTTCTCGTTATCTGATTTTTGCAAGCGTTCCGGACAGCGTTTCTGAATAAAATGCTGTTTTCCGATTTTCAGCCACCATATCAAAATACCGCCTACGATTACAAACAGTATAGCACACACGATTATGATTATCCTATCCATAACGCATTCCTCTTTTCATCAATTCTGTTCTTCAAAGAAGCCGTTCCACAAGCCAACCTTTTGCTCTGCTGCCGTATGTGCCAGTTCTGCAAAGTGGTCTGCGTGTTTCACGTTTGGTGGATAAGTGGCAGTATTGGCATACCCATTCTCCAGCAACCAGTCCTGAACCATTGTACCGTCTTCAAAGTACACATAAGCTAATGTTCTGCCATACTTGTCCGTAGGACTAACATCATACTCCACATATACAGTATCAATATCCTGAAACTTCTCTTTGACTATCTGAGAAACTTCTTTTCCTTCTTCCGTATTCTCTGTACGATAATCTGACGGAGCAACGCTTTCCGGCGTATCTACGCCAATCAAGCGAACTTTTTGTTTTTCACCGCTGATTTCCAATTCGTATGTATCACCGTCTATCACACAAATCACAGTAGCCTGCTCTAAAGAAAGTTCGTCTGAACCGCTGGGAATTTCGCTGGATTGGTCTCCGGCTTCTTCCTTTGCGTACTCTTCTCGAATTTCTTTGTGCAGTTCATCTTTGTTTTCATCATACGCTTGATATGCTGTCTTTATATCATCTATCGGCAAGTCTTTCACGATTGCCTTAGAGCCAAATTTCACAGCATCTTTCAGCGGAGACAGAAAACAAGCTCCACAAATCAAAACCGATACGCCAAGAGTAATCAGCACAGCACTTTCTTTTTGATTTCTTGTCCATTTTCGTTTTTTCTTTGCCATAGTACACCTCTTTCACATCTTTCGATGTGACCATTCTCTTTAAGCGATGTAAAATTCCTTCGCTAATACTTCTCCTTTGTATCTTCTGTTTCTGCCTGTTTCTTCGTCTTTCTCCCAGAATTGTCTGTAAAAGCGATAAATCATGGGATTCTCTTTATCCTGCATTGCAACGCCGTAGTTGTAATTTGTGATTTTTCTTGCACACAGAATTGCCAGCAGGCTTTCGTTTTTATCGCACCCATCATCAAACCGTCTTATAAAGCTCATATCGCCAATCCCAGCCAAGATAAGCAATCCGTTCAGTGAAATGTCGCATACACGACAGGCAACCTTGCTTTTATAAGCGTTATAGAAATAAGAGCAAAACATCAAAACATATTCCGAATTGCTCTTGATGCGAATGCTTTCATTGTCATCTGAAATTGTATAATCAGTCAGATTGGTATACGTTCCTTTTTCGTTTCTCATATACACCGTTATATCACTGAACGCATATCTTGAAAGCCACGTCTTATCTGTTTTGTCCACGAGATTCACTTCCTATAATTTTGTATGGTGGCAGGAGCAGGATTTGAACCTGCGTAAACTCTCATTGAGTGTTGTAATACCATATTTCTGCCGTTTCTCTGTGAATATACACTGGACTTTTGTGAACTTCTGCCGACATGAAAAAAAGGCAACATACAGGGCTTTGGGTGCTTGCGTGTTGCCCTCTTTCCATAAGGGTTTTGACGTATGAGGTTTTCATTGAGAATGTTGGTCGAGAAAAGCGGAATCGAACCGCTTTGCAGTACATCACTGCTATTCCTTATCCCCGATATTCGCCCCCTCACGAAGAGGGAGCATATTTACAGGAGGACTGTCAAATCAGTCGGTGCTGTTTAGTTGTTTCTGACACGCTTTGCTACCTTAGTTGCAAAGATTGTCATGGTCGGAATCTTATCGCCGTTCTTGTTGGTGTAGTCACCTACGGAGAATCTGCCCCAAACGTCTACAAAAGACTTAGCGTAGTCGTCCTGAACAATGTCGCACTGGTTGTCGCCTACGATGCTGCAAACAACATCAATGTAAATCGGTGCGGTATACTCGCCGTCATCGCCCTTACGATTCATCGAACACTTCAAGATAACACTCTTTTCTGTCATCTTCTGCTCGTAACATCTCAGTCCCCAGTTTTCGCAAATGTTAAAATTGTTAGCCATAATTACGCTCCTTTTTCAAAATATATTCCTGTGGCTACCGTAAGGCTTTGAACTGTTGTTCTCTGTACCTTACATTAACTATTATAGCACTTTTGTGGTGCGTTGTCAATAGGGAAATAGAGTTTAATCTGTAAAATATCCGTTATTTATTTTGTTGAAACTTGTATATTTTAACGAATCAACCGTGAATCAAGCATTCCTCATCGAGCCTGCAAGTATGTTGCATTTCCTCTTTGAGAGCATCTTCAAACGATTTTGTGCTTTTTATATCTTCATCTGCGTAAATCTGTTTTACCAGTTTTACGATTGAACTTGTATCTTTATGAATGTATCTTTTGCAAAACCGATGCCATTGGGAATTTGTCATACGGCTGTCCTTTTTGAATAAAAGAACCAGTTCCTTTCCTGTCATCGTGGTTCACTCCTTTTTTCTCTTACCTGATATTTTTATTCTTTGTTGTTCTTTTTCTTAATGATGTAGCACACTCCTGCGATTATCAATACAATCAAGATGCCGCCGCCAATAAAAATGATTCGGTATTTCATCTGACTTTTTCGCAGTTCTTCTTTTTCTTTCTCTGACACAATTACAGATTCTTCTGGAATCTCTGTTGTTCCTGTTGCTATTTTAGCTGTTGTTTCTCCAGTTTTACTGTTGCTGGAAGAATCCTTGTCAGAGCTTTCAGAAGGCAACTCGGCTGTGTCTGTTGTTTTTTCTTTCGATTGCTCAGAATCGTAGTCCAGCTTAACCTTTCCGTTCTCATAGTCGTTCAAGCTAATATTGTTTCTGTTGTTCCACGAGAAGTCCGGTTTGTCAGATAAATCTATCGGCATGATGTCATATTTCTCTGTGAGTTTTGAAATGTCAAGCTGATATGGTTCATCAATCGCATTTTCCAGTTGCACCTGTACATTGTTATCGTAGACCAATGTGTTTTCGCCCTCTTGAACGTCCTGCGTGTTGACAGTTCTCACATAATAACCGCCTGCTCTTACCTTTACAAGGAATGGTTCGTTCGCTTTCACATAGAACACATGATAAGTCCAATCGTTTCTATACTCCAGCTTTACCATAACATTTACTGGAGAATAAATCTCCAGAAAGCCTGTTTCACTCCACCAGTCCGGAATGTTATCATTGATTTCATATACAACAGTTTCTTTCCTGTCGTAATTGTCCCACACTGCATAATTCAGCACAACCGATGAATCAATCAATTCTAATTCTGTTTCGATAGAAAAAGAACCGTCCTTTTTCATTTCTGAAATTGCATTGTCATATGTTTCCTTGTTGAGATACACTCTGTACTTTGTCCAGTACACTTCATTGTCCCTGTCCATATATCGGCTCAAAAAAGAATTGAACTCCTTCTGGAGCAGGTCATAATTTTCATCTGATATATCTTTGCTATCAGTTGTAACAAGAACATATCCGGCACTTCTCAAATACTTTTCCAACGCTTCGCAGTCATTTCTTGTTGTGCATTGAATACCATTCAGTTCATTTACGCCGCCTGTCAAAATCTGATTACCGCTTAAAGAATGATAATACTTCAAGTTGTCAGGGTCAAATTCTTCGATGAATGTATCTTTCAGCTGTTCTTTTGCATGAACAGTTATTGTTGACATGGAAACACACATCGCAACCATAACGGCAGCAGCCAGTAGCCTTTTTCCAATCTTCATTTGCTATTCCTTCCATTTTCTATCTGCTTTTTTGCAAGTGCATGATAGCGGTCACTTTCCAAAAGCATAGCATTATATGCTTTTATTTTTTTCAAGCAACGATTTCTGGTAGTCCGTTGTTTTCCTTCGGTTCTGCGAACAAAGCATTCCATCTGAGCCATCATGTCATAGCGATTATAGAGAATTTCCAAAATTACGTTGATGTCGCCTTCATCGTATTTGTACAAGTAAATCTCATTGTCACCATATACGCCGATATAAATATGACGATTTTTCAGAAGGCTAACCAGCTTGTACTTTCGTAAAACCTCTTCTGTTGCCGAAGCCTCAGCTTCTTCGAGTGTTCTGCACCCAAGAACGTGCCGGAAGACACACCAAATAATATAAAGTGCAGTCTGCCTTTTGCGTTCTGCACTTGTTAGCTGTTCTTGCTCAGACTTTTCCTCTTCATCGCTGATGTGGATTTTTTCCATACAAAATCGACCACTACATTTTGCAAACCCCTTTGCGTATGTATACAGTAAATTGCAGTCAAGTTCATCTAAGTAACCCCAATCCATTCGTACCTTCCTTTCGTTATTCTGTTGTGTAGTAGTAAAGTTCCAGCTGTGACTTTGCTCTTGTCAGAGCTGTATACAGCATTCTCTTATCTACCAGTCGGTCATCTTTCGGAATAAAAACGATTACACGTTCTGCCTCACTGCCCTGCATCTTATGAATTGTGATTGCATAAGCCAGCACAAGGTCTTCTCTGTGTGCAGCAGTAATGTCCACTTCCTTCCCGTCAATCTCAACAGTGATTGTTCCCTTACCGTTGATTTTTGTAACAATACCAATATCTCCGTTGCAATACTTCTTTGTGTTTTTGACAGTCATCACTTTATCGCCAACATTGAAGTCTGCTTCTCCCTTTTTCAGATACGCATTTATCTGTGCGTTCAAATTGTTGTACGGTGACAGAATTTGTGTATCTTCATTATTCGTCATGATGATTTCTCCAATATCATCAAACCCAATCAATTCCATATGAAAACCTGCTCCGTTTCGGAGAGGCTTCTCCTGCAAAACATTGTTTGCGTTCTGTAAAATATCAGTCCCTTCTTTTTGTCTGTGATTGATTTCCAGTCGATATACTTCCAGTTCCTTCATGAAATCAAAGAACGGTTCACCATACCCAACAGGGTAAAGCTGATTGTGGTCTCCCACAAAAATCACCTTGCAAGTCGGGTCAGTCGCACAGAGCAGGTCATACATTAAAGCCGTATCAATCATGCTGCTCTCATCGACAATAATCAGTCTGTAAGGCAATTTATTTTCTGCCGTATAGAACGTGTACTCTTCTTCCGGATTCTTTCTCAAAGCCTTGTGAATCGTGGCAGCAGGCATATTTGTCTTTTCTGCAAGTCTTCTGCTGGCTTTTCCTGTTGGAGCAATCAGAAGTACATTCTTCTTTGCATAGTAAGTGGTATAACAATCAATCAGTGTTTGAATCACTGTTGTCTTTCCTACGCCTGCACCGCCTGTAATTACGCATGGAAGGCTTGTTCGCAATCCCCACAGCGTTCTGAGTTGTTCCTCTTCCAAACCTTTATCTTTGACGGAATTAAAAAAGTTTTGCACCTCTTCTTCTGTCAAAAGCTCGTATTCCAGCTTCTTTCGACTTTGAATATCATTGCGAATAAAATCCTCTTTCTTCTTCATCTCAGAATCCCATACAGTGCCGTTTTTCAAGCCATATCGTTCTGCCTGCAAACACATCATTTTCAGCGTAACCATCAATTGCTGATACGCACCTTCCTGCTCTACCGCAGAAAAATACCCAAGAAACTCTTCGATACCATAGGAGATTTTTCGCTTGTTTCTGGCATTCTGGATTATCTTGCGATTGATTGCATCTACTCTGGTCGGCTCTTTCGCATCGTCCACAACTTCCTTGTGAACTCTATCTGCTTCGCCAAACGGTAATACAGAATAAATTTCTTCCAGCGAAAGTCTGGCAGTGTTCCACCCAATCCCATCGCTTTTCAAAATGAGATGCCGTTCCAGAACAGCTTCGTATTCGTCTGGATTTACGTTTGCTCTCTCCAGAGCAGTGATATTTCTTTCGTCCAGAGTAAGCTCATAGTCCAAAACATTATCCGCTTCGTCCAGTTCCATTTGAATGAACATACCGTGATACAATTCCGGAATATTTCCTACAACACGGAAGCTCTTCTTTCTTGTGCCGTCCAAAGCAATAACAACAGCACTTCGACCATGTTTTGTGCCTCGTCCTGTTGCTTTCAGCACCATATAAGTATTCAATTAGCACACCTTTTTTCACGTTATATTTGTATTATTATCTTATCATTTTGCACTTCTCATGTCGTGTATATCTGCTTTTATATACATAGAAAATACAATCCAAAATTGTGCAAATAATCGTCATTTGGGTATAAAAAAATCCGCACAAGAAATAAGCCCTTGCACGGATTCTTTTTTGTCATATTAAGGAGTGTCTGCTTTAGAGAAATGCAGAGCCGTCATAGTCACTGTCGTCCTGCTCTTCTTCGTCCGGTGTTTCATAAGACAGTTCGTCCAACTGCCTGTAGCCCCGAAGGACTTCTTCACTGTAATCAGAAATTTTGCCGAGAATCTGTTTCACCTTGATTTCGTCTTCTACGTTTTTCAGTAAAGTGGCGTTGGACTGAATATCACGGAACTTATCTGCAATGTAGCTCCTTATCTCGTAAGCCTTGTCTTCTAATTCGTGCTGTTTCACGTTGCATCACCTTTTTCAGTTATTTTCTTCTGTGCTTGATTCTGTATCAGGCAAGCTTTCCTGCTCCGTTTCTTCGGAAGATTCTTCACTGGTTGCGTCTGTTTCGGAATTTTCTCCAGTGTCAGCAGTATCTTCCGGAGATTGCGAAACCTTCGCTTCTTCTACCACGCCGACCAGACTATTGATAACAACCATGTCTTCCAAGCTCTTTGTGATTGAGGAATCCGCATCAGAACGTGCATAAATGAAACGCTCATAGCTGTCAGAAAGCTTGTTGTAGGTAGTTGCCACCAGAATGCCGTCCTTGTAAACGATTGCCTGCTGGAGAGCCTTGTCTTCAAACACCCACTTTTCATTCATGTCCGCAGGAGCGTGGAAGAACATACTGTCTTTTTCTCCGTAGTAGAACGCAACGTCACCATACTCATTCATGAACGGATATTTCTGCATCAATTCGTTTTTCTTGATGTTTGCGTTCAATTCTGTAGCAGACGTGCTTTCAACTTCCGGAAGTTCTTCATAAGGCGTAAAAGTGCTTCTCATACCATCTTTCACAAGCTTAGAGTAGTAGAACTCTTTTACCTCACGATTTCGCATATCCACATACTGCACGGTATCAGATTTCTGCGAATCTTTCTTTTCTGTCTTTGTCGCCACTTCTGTTTTGTCGCCATTAACAGGCTTCAAAACAACAACCAGCCGTTCACGATTTGTCTGAATTGCAAAAGTGTCATCATCAACTCGCTGATACTCAAAAAGTTGCGTTGTGATGTCAGGTAACGTAGCATCTACTGTTGCAGTAGCATATGCCTTGCACCAATCCTTATCGCAGTCATATAAAATTCTGTAGTTTGCGGTTAAACCTGTAGAATTATCGCTCGACATAAGCAATGGGTCTGTGATGCTTACTCCGGCTACACTATAATCATCTTTCTCATTTCTTGTAACCTTTGCGGTAAGTCCCTCATCTCCACCTGCGGAAAAAGAACTTGTTTCACTTGCCATTTGAGAAATAACTGTGTCCCAGTCTGTTTCTTCCTCATTGAACCACTGTGTGTCTGTGATGATTGGTGTGTCCAAAAAAGTGGACACAAAATCCTGATAGCCGTCTGCTGTCCAATATGAGTTAGGACTGGTTTCTCGTACAGCGGTGTTGTTGGATTTCATCTGCTCCATAACATTCAAAACGCTATCCTTCAATGTCAATGTGCGAATCACGCCACCACGATAGTCGTTCTGCTGTAATTCCTGACCTGTTTTGTCTGTGGCATTCGATGTCTGAGTGCCTGCACTGCCAGAGCCACAGCCAACAAGAGAAAACGTCAGACCTGCTGCCAAAACAGCAGAAGCAATCCGTTTGTTCCATTTGTTCATATAATTTCCTCGTTTCTGTTTAATAAGAAAGGGGCTAACTTTTTCAATTAGCCCCTTCCGTTGTGAAGTCTTACTTATTCACCCTGTCGTTTGGGTTTTCTTTTTGAATAAAAGAATGTATGCAAGTATTTATTCACCCACAATCTTGATGGCAACCAGAATGGACTTCAACGCAGTCATAACAATGCCTGCCAGAGCCATGATAATGCCCTTGGTCTTTGCTTCCGGCTGGTTCTGCATAAAGGACATTACAACCTCATAAACGCCGTACACAACCAGTGCAACGCCGACAAAGCGAGTAATGGTCAGCAAAATGCCGATAATCTTGCCCATCATCGTGCTTGCATCGGTGCCTCCATTCGCTGTCACCTTAACATCTTCGCCGAAGCTTGCAAATGCTGTTGTAGCACTCATGCTCGCCATAGCAGACATGATGCCTGCACCAGTCATAATCTTGCGGAACAGACCGCACTTCTTTTTCTTAGTAGTTGTCATTGCTGTAGTCTTCATCTCAAACAATTCCTTTCTGTATGAAAAAATGTGTGTTAGAACAATCACAGCTTTATGAGATAAGCCGTTCTTTGTCCTGCTTATTTATCTTAGCTGGCGGTGCTGTTTGAATAACATTCCACTCATCAGCAGGGATAACATAGTCATCGCCGTATTCCTTTTTGATTTCTTCGGGGTCGTACACAAAGTCTGTTTCATTGATGTAACATTGTGTACTCAGCTTTTCCCTTCCAACCGTTCGGAGAAAATCCCAAGCAGGCATTCCATACGGTTTGAAAAAACCAAAGAACAAAATCAATCCGGCAGGCGGTATTGCAATTTCAATGCTTCCTGTCAGCTTGTAAGTCAAAAATCCTACAGCCGCACCAGCAGCAAGAAACGCCGCTTCTTTGAAGGAGAAATTGCCAATATCCTTTGTTTTGTATTTTCTGATGTCTTGTCCAATCAGAATTTCCATTGCCTTTCACTCCTTTCACTATATATATGTAAGAATTAAAGGAAAAACGGAGCGTTTCTGCTCCGTTTCTGAAAATTATTTTGTGAACTTTTTTCTTTTACGCTCCAAGTGCTTCTTTGCTCACTTGTTTTGCAACATTAGATGCTGCAATTGCTGCAAACGGTGCTACCAGATACATCAGCAAGCAGCTCAATCCTGCCACGATGTCAGGGTCGCCACCAGCACCTGTAAGAGCCGCCAGCTGTTCCGTTGTCATCGCAGTCGCAAGTGTTAAAGCAATCCGAGGCAACGCAACCAGTGCCACACCATAAAGCCCAAGTGCAAGGAATCCTTTGATATAGCGAATTGCGTTGGAGTGTCTGCCACCATAAATGTCAGCCACTGCAATCGGCAAAACAGAAAGTCTGAACAGCAGTTCCAACTTATACATCATGCCCTTGTACCACCATACCAATTTCAGTACCAATCCGATAATTGCTGTAAGCATTAGGATAATCAGCACAACAAGCAAAATGAAGAAACCAAGTTTTCCAAACATCTCCATCAGCTTTGTCATGACTTCTGCAAGGTCGGCTTGTGTTGTATCTCCGGCTTTTGCAAGATTTGAAATTTTTGTGATGAATGTATCATTGAACATGATAATGCTCGAAACAATTTTTCCGCTTTGTGATATAACTGCAATTGCAACCATCAATTTCAAAAATGGTGCAAAGAAGCTCTTCATCGTCAAATCTCTGCCTTCCAAGGCGAGCTTTTCGTTCATTTCCATCAGGAAATAGACCAAAGTAAAAGCAATGCCTGCAATAGCCAAATAGTTGTATATTTCTTTGACAATAGAGGTCATTTTATCCCAGTCTCCACCGCCTTGAATTGTGACATACTTTGCGTCAAGGCTACACGCCTGTGCAATTACTGTTGTCACCAAGTTCAGCACCCACTCAACCGCTTTTTTCATATGTTTTTGCTCCTTTCGTTGAATTATGTTGTAGGCATTATGCCTGTAACATCTTTTTCTTCATCTGTATTCAGATTCCTGTAATACAGCTCTGCATTGATTTTCTTCTTTTTGACTGCCTGCACGTCTTTCCAACGGCGATGCTCTGTCAAAAGAAGCTTTCTGCAAACGTAAGGAGTAACATCACGAATAATGACAATCTCATCATCACGATTTTTCGCAGGGTCATTGATAGCACCGATTTCATCAATGCTCATGAGGTCTACTTCGGTCGGCGTGTATGACGTTGATACTCCTGATTGACTGGACGATGTTGACTTCTGACGAATTGTAGTCTTGCCAAGCATTTTCTGAATCTGTTCTTTATCTTCCTTTAAGATAGAACCAAGGAAAATCGTTGTATCTACATTGGCAAGCACGGTTTCATGTTCTCCGTCCTTATACATCGTTTTCAGCTGTCCAATATCCTGAATTACTACATGAGAGCCGATGCGGTACTTACGGCTTGTTGACAAAATCGTTAAGAAGTTCGGGATTTCACCGATATTCTTAAACTCGTCCAGCAAGAAGTTGATATGAATAGGAAGCGAAGGGTCGCCACCAGCAAACTCATCTCCAGCCCATATGTACATCTTGTCCATATCTTTGATAAGTGTTTCAAGCGGTTCTCGAAGAACGCTGGACTTGTAATACTTCATTCCTTTTCGTTTGCCGGAAGCATCTTTTTCCGGTGAATTGAAAGCAATGTGATAAATAGAAGTGTTATTCACATAGGCTTCTTCAACAATATTATCCTCTGTCACAGTCTCATAAAACATCTTTGCTTCTTCTTCGGAATCGAAGTAATCGAACACCGGAGTTCCCACTCTGTACCCGATATGCCATTTTCCCCGAAGCTTTCGCTCTCCCAGTTCATAAAGCCGTCCATACAGCTGCGAATACAGCATCGCAATCAAGAAGTTGAACGCCTGATGCGACTGCGGAATACCAAGAAACAGATACGACTGCTGGGTTGCCATCTTGTCAATGTTGATATTCATGTTCTTGTACTTCTTATTGGTGCGAGTAATCATGTCCACTTCATAAGTGGAGAATATCTGCAAATCGACCGCTGTAGTAATCAAGATGGTATTTGCTGTCTTCTGCGGAGCAATCAGGAACGTATCATAATACAGCTTTGTTTTGTTGTTCGGGAAACGCTTGAAGAAATCGTCCAGCCGACAAGTAAGAGGTGATTTTGTTTTTCCATCATCGCTTACCTTTGCTTCCTGAACCAATTTCAAGATTGTAGAAAAGCATCTTCCACCGTTCAATCGCTGTGTTCTGCCACCTTTGATGCCTTCACAAGGAAATCCATCAAGGAGCAGGTCTTCATCTTCTTCCAGAACATAATAAATCAGTGCCGTCATGAATGCTTTTTCCGACTTGTCCCAGAAAGGGTCTCCACCGCCGGCTTCTTTGCCAGCCTTCGCATTTTTCATGTAAAGGTCTACCAGAATGTTGACCTGTGTTTCTGAGATGTTGCCATAACTGTCAAACACATTCTCCAGCGGATTATAATTGTTAGACAGCGTAAAGTCTGAGGCATTGAACAGGAATACGTTATATCCTTTGGAAAGCAGATACGGTGCAAACGAACGGAAAATATCTCCGGAAGGGTCTGTGACCACCATAGAGCAGTTTTCCTGCAAGATGTTCGGTTTGATATATTTGAACGTCTTACCTGTACCAGTGCCACCGATAACTAGCACATTCGCTGAACGGTTGACTTTCTTGTTATTTAACGACAGCCCCAAATATTCGCCTTTGTATACGCCAAACAGCATATTGTTGTCGATATAAGAGCTGTCTTGTACTTTACTTTTTGCCAAAACTTATCCTCTTTTCTCTTTATTTTTCCATGAACTTATTCTTGTACACCTTAAAGTCCCTTGAAGTACCAAGGTGAGAAGAACCATGCTCATGTCCAACGCGAGATTTTTTCTTCGCATCTGAATCCAGCCAGATAAACAAGCCAATTACGCCAAGGATTCCTGCTCCGATTGCAAATGCTCCAAAGAATGTTGCGGTGTCAAGTGGCGTTACTGAAATCGGGAGATTTTCTACTGTAAGCCAACTAAATGTGCATGACATAACACCGTTTGTCTTGCCATCTTTATAGTTGTAATAAGAATTTGCTTCCACGCCAAAGAAAATTCCGACTGCACAGCAGGCTATCAAAAACAGGAACAGCTTTTTCAAGCCGCCGCCTTGCGTTGACGGCTTTGCAAAAGACACTTTCGGCATCACAGCTGAATTTTTGTACTGCCGAGCATGAGGGTCTTTCGGAGAAGTTCGTTCCAGTTCCTCTGTTGCTCCCTTTAACGCATCGAGAGCAATTCGTTTTCCCTCAATTTCAAGAGCCTGCTTATTGTCTTCTGATTCTTTTTGCAATTTTTCATTCTGCAAATCTTCTGCCGTTGCATATCGCACTTCGTCCTCGTGAACAACGTCTTCTGCTTTTACAGATTCATCAAGGACATTCTGTACTGCATTTGTCTGTGATTGAGAATCCACAGACTTCTGTAAATTTGCAACCGTGTCCATATGTTTCGCCTGTTCCTGTGAAAAGAATCCTTTCTTTTCCATCTTGGTCATGACAGAAGTATCACAAATATTGCCGATTGTTTCGTAATCTTCGTCCTCGTCATTTGAGGCAGCAGGCTGTTGCTCCGGCAAAGAACCAGTGGCGAATATGTCTTCATAATCTTCTGTGAAGTTGCTAAACTTTTTTTCGCTCATTGATTTTTCTCCAATTTCCAAGTTTCTTCTGTGAAGTTGTCAGGTAGAACTTCTTCGATGCTCTCTGCCGCCTTTTTGATGATGTAAAGCACCAGCTTAAATGTCGATGTCTGGTCAAGTTCCAATGCACGATACAGCAATTCTTTGTGCATCTGTTCATCAGAACCTTTTGAAGTGTAAAAGACGGAAAATTCTTTGTCTTTATAAGAAATTTCCCATGCTCTGATTTTGCATTCGCCATGAAGTACATAGTCCACAAAATACATAAAGCCGATGTCCTTCGCACTCTCCACTGGTTCAGCCAGATTGCTGGAAACAACACACTGTTCTGTAATTACCATCAGCTGAGAAATTACGCCCATGTCATTGATATACAATGGTTTGTTGGATTCCTTCGGCATATAGGTATGAATTACCTCTGTGTTGGAATACAACTCATAAGACTGCATCGAGCAAATTACTGGCGTATGGATTTCTGCCAGTTCTGCTTCGATTCGCTGAACGTCCACAAATTCACTGGTTACACCATAAATTTTCCTGAGTTCTACGCCAAACATTTTGTTTTGTACAGTTTCTACTGCACATTCCACCTTGTCCAAGTTGTATTTGTTTAGGATAAGATACAGCAGTAAGATTCGCTCTTTATTGTCTTGCCTGCGGTATTTATTGAACATTTCTTCTGCCATAAGAAGCACCTCTTTCTGTAAACAGGCATAACGATGCCTCTACCCTTTATATGTAAGGTTTAAGGGAAAAACAAAACAGCCCCTGTGGAATGATTCCACAAGGACTGCCTTTGTAGCATTATTGCTTATTTTCCTTTGCGAGCTTCCTCAAATGCCTTGTACTTGTCACAATCAAAACGATAAAGCCAAGTCTTGTCATCAGGATTCTTCACATAGTAGTATGTTTTTGTTTTACCGATATTACAAAGTGACGTTGCATCGGTTCTACGCAGATAAATCGTGCCAATGTCTTTGTTCGGGCTAAGGTCTACCGTCAAAGACTGTCCTGCTTTAATGGTTGTACCATCAGACAATTCCAAATCTTCGTTCAGTTCACCAATGTAAACAACTGCCAAATCTCTCTTCATCATCAGCAGTGCTTCGTTTGAACCAGAATTGTTGATTTCATTCACATCATCTGCATCAATGTTTACATTATCGCTGCTCACCAATGCTCCAGCACCAACGCTTCTGACATGACGGATAATGTCCGCTGGCAGATACAAACTTGTACTCGGAAACTTGATTGCCTTCGAGTTATCAATCGTGTTGCTCTGAGTTGCTGTCTGTCCTGTCCATGAAGAATACATACGAATGAAATCCCATGCTGTTCCGGCAGTACAGTTTGCATTAAAGTTTCTGTCAGCAGCTACACAATAGCTCTGAACCAGACCATGATTATGTCCATCTTCATCATTGTAATGAGCCTTGCCGACCCAGCTAAGAGCAATTCTTACCGCCTGTTCTCTGCCGTCATTAAAGCTTGAACCGTACTTCTTTTTCAAAGCATCTACGATTTTATCAATGTCTTCCTGACATAAGACTTTTGCACCGAGTTCAGTCGGAATGTCAAATTCATATACGTCTTGCCAATCCATCGTCTGTCTCAAAACCGCAAGTGTCATGTTGTCACCATTCCAGCCTTCGTAGTCGTCCCAATCCTTTGTACCAAAGCAGTTTGAACCCTTCAAAACCATTTCATCAACGTCAAAGATGTCTCGGCATAGATACTGCTTATTTTCTTCACTGTCGGATTCACCAACAACATGGAAACCTTCTTTCCAATTGCCACCTTCCACATACAAGTTCAGTCCATAGCTGTGTCCCATATAACTTCCTTGTACATCAGATGCTGGTGTTTCACTGCCACCAGACCAAGCCGCATCAGAAATAGTGCCACTGTAGTTCACTTTATCCGTAATCACCTTGCCACGAATTTCATCATACCTGTCATCAGACCAATCCATCTGAACAGGGAACTGATAATCTTCATTGTATGTGCCTGCAAGTGCAAGCTGTTCGTTTGTCATGGAGAACACATTGCCTCTGGAGATAACACCAAGATGACCGCCACAATACTTGTAGGAGTGTCCCTTGCAACTTCTTGTAAGAGTTGTTGTATTATCTTGATATACGTCAATACGACCATTTTCATAACGGTATTGTTTCTTATATTGACTTATTTTAGTGGTTTCCTTGTACTCTTGCCCTGTCAAAGTGGCTGTTAAAATATTCCAAGTTTGACTTTGCCGGAGTTTTGCAAACTCCTCATCTGTCATCCCTTTATTTTTTGCCGCTTTTATGCTCCAATTTTCTTGTCTTAACCACAACAAAGCATTTCTTATTTGAGCATCACTTGTTCTTGCGTAAGCATACTCAAATAACAAATTCATGAACTGATTATTACTCCATGTTACATTCCATGACATACCGTCCCATGCAACAGTTCCTGTATAACCAAAATAACTACCAGTTCCAGCATATGTTGTATAAAACTCAATTTGTCCATATCCAATAGCACCGCCAGTGAATTTATATACTTTTCCTGCTTGATAATTTATTTTTTCCTGTTTCTGTTGTTCGGCAGGTCGTGAAGACCAACTATGATTAACATTATCTACAGCAAGCTGGTTTTTATTCGTTGTAAGATAATATCCATCAGAACTTATAGTTGTTGGCATATTTTTTGCATTAAGATAAACATTTCTTGTTTCATTACTCGTTCCGTTACCTACAGTTCGTATATTTTGATGTCCAGCATCAGCTGGTGATGTACTTTTTGTGGCAAAATCTCTGGTCATTCTTGTTACAGAATAATCGCCCTCATCTCTATAAATCTTATAAGTATCGGTTGGCAATCCATAATGGCTACGATAGTTGTTGAGTTTCTTTTTCATATCTGCTTCTGCATCAGAAGCAGAATCATACCAAGCACCGCCAGTGTTCGGCAATTCAAACGTAAATACGCCTTTACCGTTTTTTAATCTTGCATCACTCGGTCTGACTGTGTTACTTGTCCAACAACGACCGCTATGATTGCTAATCCATTCGACAATCCAATCAAAAGTAGGTTTATCGCCTTTCATGCCAGACTTTAAGCACAAATCCGATTCATTACCATTAAGATTTTTATCTGTGCTAACGGTAATATCAAATGTGTTTACATGGTTTGTGTAGTAGCGTTTACCATCAGAACCAATAATGTAAGGCTCAGGACTATCATTGGAACTGCTTTCAATTCCCACATAGAAGTCTTCTACTTTCGGATTGATGCAATAACCAAGCTCTGCTGCTTCGCTCTCTGACAAACTGTCAATCGTTTCATTTGAACCATTCACCTTTACAGTAGGATTACCCAAGCGACTGCAATACTTTACCGTGTAATCCCACGTCTGCTGATGCGAAGCAGAAAACAGCGTTGCAGTATAGTTCTGCAATGTTTTGTAACTAAAGGTTGTTCCAGAAGCATCAGCCCATGTGATGTAGTTCGGCTCAGTATCTTCTTTGCCACCAAACAAATTTTTGAAAAACTCGCTGACGTTATTTCCTAACATCTTGAAAAATCCGGTGAATCTGTTTTTGAAGTTTTCCCAGTTCAATTCCGCAGGAGACATTCCCAGAACGTCACCCAATTCTTTATCAGAATTTGCATCTGTTTCAAACTGGTACATTACATCAGTCATAGAGATAATATCTTTGATATTGCTGGTGTGTCCGCTTTCTGTTGAAGAATAGTACACCGCTTCATCAGCACTGGGACTGAGCTTTCCGTACAAATTTGCATTTGCTGTCATTCTCAGCTCTTTTTCGCCATTGTAAGCATCAAGATAAGTAATATACTGCGTGTTGTTTGACAGCGATGCCACAGCATCTTTTTGATGCCATGGATTGATGACGATTTGAGTGCCGTTTTCAATCAAATTATCGAACCGTTTCAGATAGTCCGAATAGCTCATGTCCTTAGTACCGTAAGAAACATTTGCCTTGTCGTCCCACAGTCCTTCATAATCGACAATTGTGTCTTTCCATGAGGTTTCCTGTTCTTCCAGCGATTCATACAGCTTATAGCATACAGTATCTTTGTAAGTCTTTGCTGCAAGAAAGTTGGTGAAAGATTCAATAACAGTCATCACAACAACGAACAGGGTCAAGGCTGTCGCAACAAACAAAATGCCGATTGCTACATATTTACCGATTACCAGCATCGCCTTTGAAACGCCTGCCTGTACTTTCTGCACCAGCATACCGACTTTGCTGTTCATAAACTTTGCTTTGATACCGTTGATTTTGCCTCTTGCTTTACCAAACACGCTATTTTCAGAGCGTTGCAGTCGAGCCAACTTTTTTTCCTGCTTTGCAAGAAATCTTTCGTTACGCTTCGGATTCGGTTTTGCGGCTTTCTTTGTTGTCGGCTTCTTTTTCGGTGGTTTTACAGAATCTACATTTTTCAGCCTGTTTGTCTTTTTTACATTGGCAAACTTTGCTTTCATTGCATCTTGATGCTTCTGAATCGCCTTGACGGTATTCTTTACGCCGTCAGTGGTCTTTCTTGCATATCTGTAAGTCTTTGTACCACCGCTTATCATAGCTCGCATATCTTCATCATTGCCAGCAAGCTTTGTAGCTCCAGACATACCTTTCTGAGTCAGCTTTGCGGCAACACCAATATCCAATGCTCCCCATGCTTTCGGATTATTTAACTGCATCAGTGCGTTTCTGGTGCTGTTGCTGATTCCCAGTTCTTTCAGTTGCTTCGTTGTAAGATTACCCAGTGCTGCCACGTCAAACTTGCCTGTAGCAGTGATAAACTGATAACCTTTGCTCTCTGCTCTTTTCAGGAACGCCTCATTGATTTTCAGGACATCAGCTCTTGTAATGCCACCTGCAATAAAATCAAGGTTAAGGTCTTTCTTCAAGTTCTGAGCAAACTTGTCATATCTTGCGAAAATAGCTTTTTCACCGTCAGACAGCTTCACCTTATTGCCAAGAGATTTCAGCACTTCCGCATCATCATCAGACAATTTGATTTTGCCTGTTTCCGCAGCGTGTTTCATAGTCTCTGACCATTCAGACAGCACTTTTTTCTGGTGATATACCGAGATGCTTTCGCCTCTCATCACCTTTTCCAGCACTTTTCTCTGTTCGGCGGTAAACGAAGACTTATTCTTCCGGATAAAGTCAAGCTCCGGCTGTGACAATGCAATTGTTACAGATGCTCCCAGTGCAATTGCACCTGTGTTGATGGTGTTTTTAATCTCGTCCAGAGAACCACCATCTCGGAAGCCGGACTTCGTAACGACTGGAGCAGCATATTCCTGCCGATACAGGTTGTTTTGAATGGTCTGTGCATTACGAACCATTCTCTCCTGCTTCTCGCTGATATGTTCTGTAGCAATTTTCTTCTTCTTTTTATAGAAGCCTCTTGCCTGATACTCACGGCGAATAAATTCGTCCGGATTTCTGCCACTTTTGATAAAGTCGGCATATCGCTTGTCTTCTTTCTTGTCGAAAGCGTCCTTACGTTTCTTCTCCTGCTTTGCAAAGTCAGCAAGTTCATCTTGATGTGTAGCATAATATTTGTCTTTCTTTATTTTGTACGCATCATCGTATTCCCCTTGCTTTTCTTTTACCCTTTCTTTTCTTTGAGCAGATTCCTGCAAAATCTGTGCCGACTGTGCAACACGCTTATGATGTTCAGCCAGCACCTTGCCCCTGATTTTTTCATCAGTAACAATTTCGCCGTTGATTACAACCATATCATTGCCAAAGACAATTGCCTTGCCAATGCCACGATTTTTCTGAGCCGCACCCAGTCGCATTGAAGAACTGCTCTTTTCAAATGTTTCCTGTCGAAGTGTAGCTTCTTCAAAGATTCGCTTGTTGGTCGCTACAGCACTGTACTTTGCAAGGTCGTTTACAACATTGATGCTCTTATTGACCGTTTTACCGAACAGTCCCATCTGTCCAAACGTATATGTGAACAGCTTCTGTTCTTCACTTTCGGCAGCTCGCAGTCCACCCTGTTCCTGTTCATCACGAAGTTCCTGTATTTCCTTGCTCTTATCAGACTGTCCATGAACGCCAGCTTGCTTGACATCTATATCTGTCTTTTCTGTAAAGTCTGCAATCAACTGTTCCGCAGATTTTGCTACATTTCGATAATGTTCCTGCGGTTTTGCAGAAGCACCATGTTTGTCATCAGCCTGAAACTTTTGATTCAGTGACTGAACAGCACTTTCCGTTCTCATAAAGCTTGCCTTGCTTGCCAAGCTCTTTGCTTCTAAGCCGCCGTTAGAATCCCACTCTGTACCAGTCTTCGCATGAAATTCAGTCGCAATATCGTGCATAGCATTCTGATAGTCCAGAAACATCTGCCGTTCATGCGGAGTGGTGATTTTTCCTTTTTCCTGAATCGTTTCCATTGCTTCTGCAACGTCAGGGCGGTCTTCCAGAAACTGCCCCATAAACGTAGAATCCATGCTCTTCTGAACAAACGATTTCTCATTTTCGTTCAGTCGAACCGATGTCATTTCAGGCTCTTTTTGCTGTGTCAAATTGACACTTTCAGTAGCAGAAACCGCACCGTCAAAAGAATTATTTGTCAAAGCCACAAACTCTTGCATGATTCTGCGGTCATTATCATTTCTTACTTCACCAGTTTCTACGATTCTTTCCAGTGCTTTCATGTTGTCGTAATTACTCAAAAAATCACTGTACGGAGTAGTTGGTGCTGTGTTCTGCGATTCTGCTGATGTTTCTTCAAAACTTGAAGTGTACCCAGAATAAGAAGGAGATGGTTGAGACTGACTGTCTGTATGTACAGGCTCTGGAGCTGTACTAGGCATAGAAGCAGGCTCATTGGAAAACGGATTCGTTTTTGCTTCCTGTGGCTCTGCTGTAGCTTTATCTGCAACCGTTGTCTGCTGTGATGTGAAATCTGGCTCTAAGCCTTTGGGAATGTACCCTGTGTTATCATTGTGCTGTGTCGAACCATAATCAATAGCTTCATCTGGTTGAACATCTCCATATGCAGAAAAAGGTTCTGTAGAAGACATACTTTCCATGCCAAATGAGCTGTTATAGCTGTTTTCCGGAGCAGGTGCAACAGATTCTGCCTCAACCTGAGCATTTTCTGTAGTTTCTGCCTGCATCGGGTCTGCTGCCGGAATATTCTGGTCATATACAGGCTCTGCTGTATCAGTATGCTCCGTATAAGAACTTTCGTAAGTGTTCGGCTCGCTATAGGCAGGTTCTGCGTCCGGAACAGGTTGGGCTGCTGCCTGCTGTGGTTCTGTGGTAACATCTGTAACAGCTTCCGTCATTTCCGGTTCAGCTGGCTTCGGCTTTTTTGCCTCTTCCTGTGCAGCAACATTCTCCAGTTGTCTGCGAAGGAAATCCTGCTCATCATGATTCAGCTTTGTTACCGTAGGCTGTTCCTGCTTCGGTTCAATCTTTTCACGAATCATAGCAGTTTTCGGAATTTCCACCATGTATTCGCCGTTGATTTTGACCGGAGATACCACGACATCATTTACGCCTTGGTCTTTCATGTACTGTGCAAAGTATAAAGCCTGATTCTTTGCACCGACAGCTCCGGAGAAAGCAACACGCTCATAGTCGTCCGGATTGTAACCGCCACGCTGTTTTTGTTCCTGCTGACGTTCCTCATCTTCGTAAGGGTTGTAATCAGCTTTTTTCTTTGCAGCGTCTTCTCTTTCCTGCTCTTTTATATAGTCCTCATGAAGTCTGCCGAACATTTCGTCAGTTTCTTTTTGGACTTCGTTATTCGCAATCTTCTGCAATTTGCTTGCAACCTCTGATGTAGCATTCACACCAAAGTTAAAAAATTCGATTGCCACGCAATTTCACGCTCCTTTCATACGTTACTGTTACTGTGGATTGGTAAACATATCTGTATTCAGGAAATCATCATTTGCATCGTAGTTTTCGTCTGCATCGTCCGGCTCATCAGAATAATCGCCTTCGTCTGCATCGGTGTTGATGCTGCTTTCTTCTTCATTTTCCAGCTCGTATTCAATGTCATACATTGACACACTTTCGATTCCGCAAGCAACGCTTTCCAACGAAAAGACAAATGACAGGTCGGAATCACCTTCTCCAGACATGAAAATCGGCTGGAACGCAGACAAACAGTAAGCAGTTCCTTTATCCAGTTCAGAACGACACATATCCAGTACGAAGATATAATCGTTTGCTTCGCCTTTCTTGAACTGGTTCGTGCCTCTCTGCAAAACAGTGTTCCACATAGTTCTTGCCTTCTGAGAACTCTTTCTTCTGGAGTTGTGCAGTGTAATGAATACGAACTGTCCGTTAATCTGCACGGTAGTCCGGTTTTCTGTTACGGTCTGCTGTAAGTCTACATAGTTGTATTCACCATCTTTTCGCTGTACTGCCTGCTTCATGGTAATTACTGCGTGAGAATCATGAAGCTTGGACAAGATGGTTGAAAACTCTTCAAAATCACTGTCTGTAGACAGCTCTGTCAACTTTCTCATGTATACTCCTTTCACTGGCGAACCAGATTGATTGCAACTTTATCCGCATGAACTTCGTAGTCTGCTCCATCTATGGCAATCAGTCCGGATTCCTGATATTCGGCTGTTTTTTCATTATCATTCCAAAGGGCATATTCATATGTGCCTCTGGTGTTTGGCTTTACAGGGAACAGAGAAACGCCACGCTTGACACGTTTTCCGAAGGAAGCAGGAATACAGTTTCCCTCATGCACATCAATCGTGATGTCACACTGTCCTTTGTTTTCTCGCTCTCCGAAGCAGGACACATTCATATGTCCTTCATTGTCGAATCTGGAAGAAATCATAAATTTCATACCATCAAATCCGAAGCTGACACTTGTGCCGCTGTAGATTCGTGTTTTTACGAAGTCATCAACAACAACGACCATATTCAGAGATGCAAGACTTTCTTTATATTCAGTCGGGAACACATATGCTGTCACCGTTCTGGCAACTGGCTCAGTCTCTTCCAGATGTACTGTGGCATACCACATTGTTTCTCTGTACTTACAGGTATCTGTTTCCTGCAAGTCAGCTGGGGTGTTACCTTTGTTTCCGACAATCACATCATCTCTGGCATCTGTATATGCCTTTCCAATTTTCTCTGCTTTATAGTGGTACATCATTTCTTTGCCACGTTCGCAGAGCTTCGTGTAGTTCTCTTTGGTTACATAGGTGTCTTCTACAATTCCATAGTAAACTGTAAAAAAATCCTCGTTTCCTGATTCCAGCATATTCTTCAACTTTGAGAACTCATTCTCCGTGACAAACAAATTGAATTTATTGCCACTGATTCGGAAAATATAAAAATTGTCTCTCAATTGAAGAAATGCTTTTCTTAACACACGAGAACCAAATCCATACCCTTTTTTCTCATTGCTTCTGGTCACGTCTACACTGATGCAAGCAAGATAGTATTCAGCCGTAAGATGCTCTGCAAAATCACGAAAAGCATTCTCATTCGGAAAGCCTTCGCTGTCTGTATAGAGCTTCCGCTTCGGGACTGTAATCATTGCTTCACCAGTATAGTCAATGTATCTGTTTTCCATTTGTTTTATCACCTTTTATTGATTATTTCTGGTTCTTATCTTCAATCTCTTTATCTCTAAGGGCATCAAGACTTTCTTCCCATCTGCTATAGCCTTTATGCAAAGGCGTGTCGTTGGAAAGAAGTGCTGCCACTCCAGAAATACTGAAATTTCGGTCATTTAATATCGCTGCAATCTTATAAGCGTTTTTTGGAATTGGGTCGATGCGATATTGCTCACAAACCGCCATTATTCTCTGATACTGTGATAGTTCAGCTTTATTGTTGAAAAACATCTTACTTCTCAGCTCGTAAATTTCAAATTTCGCAAGCTGATACAGGCTTGAAGCCTTCTTGCCTTCGTAAATGTCTTTTGCAACGTCCTGATGCTCACATAAGTACAGACAAACATTGGATATTACATCGTCCTTTTCAATGCTCGCTATGTCCTTTGTTAGAGGAATCGACCTTACAGCTCTCGTCAAAGTTTCTAGTATCCATTGCCACATTGGTGTCACCCTTTCTTCTCTCGTTTTCATCTGCTAACTGCTTCAAAATCTTTCCTGCGTCTTCAAGCGTTTTGCCGAGACAAAAACATTCATTGTTTTTGTAAAAGGGAACATCATTGAGGAACGCTTCCATTTCATCTTTGTTAAGCTTCATCTAATCACTCTCCTTATTCAGTTCCGATGGTGTTTCTGGAAAACACGCCAGATTAGGCTATAAGAAACGCACATCGTCCTTGCAATCTCTAGTTATTGCAAAGCCCTTAAATGTGCCACGATATATCATTGTTCCGCATAAGGAATCAGGGAACGAGTACATCATAAATTATAACACATTCAAGGGTTTACAAGGGGTATATCAGTTCAAATAAACACTGCCAATTTCTTCCAATAGGCTGTATCTTGCTTACAAATCAGCACTTATTCTTCGTCTTCTTTTTCACCATCAAACTCTTCATTTGCCTTGCGTTTGATAGCTGTTTTTCTTGCTTCATCGTTCGGGTTTGTGGACATGATGTGATACAGTTCACTATCAGTCGGAAGCTTATAGTCAATCGGAATAATTACCGAGTTGTTGTAAATCAGACCAGTACCAGAAGGCTTATCCTTGATGTAATCAATCAGTGCATCAGAGATGCCGTACAGGTTCTGGAGCTGCTGTCTGCCGATAGGAGACTGGTTCAGGAAAATGAAGAAACCTGTGTTGTTGAACATTGCAGTACCCTGTCTGGTGGACAGCAAGTCGGCAACGTCCTGTGTGATACCTGTCATGATACCGCCGTACTTACGAACACGCTTGTAGTAAGCCATTACCGTAGAAGCAGAGCTTTCTGTTTTGAAGAAATGGTGGAACTCATCGAGGTACACCCAGATAGCCTTACCAGTGTGATACTTTTCGTTTTCTTCACGGTTCTTGACAATCTTTGTCCAGATGTTCGACAGGCACACCTTCATTGCCATCTCTGTCATTTTTTCCGGCAGATAGAGCAGGTTGTAAATTGTCAGTCTGCTGTGTCCTTCAATGTTGGTGTGATGAGCAAATACGTTGTAGTTACCAATGCAATACTGTTCAACAGCCAGTGCAACCTTAGTGCCTTCCTGTGTACCGTCAGCCATCAGTTCGTTGTAGAACTCAACCAGCGTCGGACAAATATCAGTGTCCAGTTCGTCAGACTGTCCTTCTTCACAGCCATCTCTGTGGCGGCGTGTCATCTCTTCAATGTAGTCTTCATACATACGAGTGCAGGCACGATGAATTGCGTTCGTTTCATAGATGTTGCACTCTCTGCCTTTACCCAGAATAGATTCAACCAAACCTACCATGTAGTCGCACTTTTCTGCCAACGGAGTAGCCTTCGGGTCGTCCCACTCCATTGCCATATCGCAAGGATTGATGTGATACTGCGATTTCAATTCAAGGTCGATGGTTCTGCCACCAAAATGTTCTGCAACAACATGGTATTCGTTCTCAGGGTCGAGGATAATCATGTCATCGTTGCCATCGAGCAGGTTCGGGATAATCTCGCCCTTTGTGATGAAAGACTTACCAGAACCGGACTGACCGAAGATAAGTCCGTTCGCCAGACGAGAACGCTTACGGTCGTACATAACCATGTTCTTGGAAATTGCATTCGAGCCGTAGAAGTGTCCCTTCTTATCTGTCAGCTCCTGAATGTTGAATGGGAACAATGCACAGGCGTTATCTGATGTCAGCATACGGTCGATAATCACTTTGCTGTTGCCACAAAGGATTGCTGTGTTCAGACCTGCGACCTGCTGCCCAATCAGATAAGAAGGAGTAACAGAATAGTCTGCACACTTTGCTGTGTATTGAGCTGTGATATTTTTGATTTCGTCATCGTCCTTGCCGAAGATAGAAACAACCATTGTAGCGAAGAACAGCTTCTTGCCTTCGTTTACAACATCATGACGAAGCTTACCGGCATCTTCTCTTGCTTGAATCAAATCCTCATTGATAAGGTCGGTGGAGTAACCACTCTTATACGCCTGCTGAGAAGCTTTGATAACGTCAGCCTTTACAGAAGTGTTCTGCATCTTTACAAGCTGGAGAGCCTTCTTACGAGGAACAGGCTTGAACTGAATTACCGTTACCATCTCATAAGGAAGATTGGTTACGTTGGTAAGAAACGAAGTGTCCAGCTGCTGAGGCAGGTTTGCATAAGCATAGCTCTTGCAGTATCTTTCATCGTCAAGCTGAATGCACTGTCTTGTCTTTGCAATTACCTGCGGTGCAATCAAGTCCTTGACAGACACGCCGGATTTTCTAAGAGCAGGCAAATCGAGGGACAGCTTTTCGTTGCCTTCATCGTCTTTGTGCTTTGCAAAGTAACGCTCATATTCCTTGTGGAACGGAACGCAGTCAGAGCCACGAAGAATCTTCTGCATTACTGCCAGACGGTCGATTGCGTCCAGCTGTTTCACGCCGACCTTATTGATGGTCTTTACAGCTTCCTGTAAGGAAACATCTGCGGAGTTAAATTCCATCTCTGCCTGAGACAAACCGTTGGCAGTACGAATGGTAAGCATGATGTATTTTTCCTTGCTGATTTCGTTGTGACCCTCTTCGATTTTCTTGTCGATGATATGGTTGTAGTCAGTACGATATTCGTCCAGACCATCACCAGCTTCTTTCAGATGATAAGCCGCTGTGATGTCTTCCTTTGTGTTACGTTCATTGATAATGATGACGGAAATATCCACATTATCAGGGAAACGGTTCATCAGCTTTGTGTAGTTGACCAGATAATCAACCTGTTTATCTTCCGGTTCAGTAACAAAGTTACTGTCTATCAGTTTATAAAGCTTGCTGTAGTAGTTGCCGGAAATAATGATACCGTCTTCGGTGATGTAATCGAAGTCGATAATTTCCTGTGCAGTGCGAGCAATTTTCATCGGCTTTTTTCTTGCCTTTGCAGGTGTGTTTTCTCCACCTTTGGTATTCTTCTTTGCAGGGGCTTTCTTCATAAATGCCATTGCAGTTTCTCCTTTCGGTTATGCTTTTTCCTGTGCTTGTTCCTGTGAATCGTTTGCCTTTTCCTTTTCATCTTCCAGATGAATGAAGTAAGATGCTTCAATGTGATTCTTTTCCAGAATCGCACGAGCAAGGTCGTATTCATCGGTTTCCATTTTGTCCATGTAGACACGGCGACCTTTGCAGTCCATAGCTTTCAGTTGGTGTTCCAGCAGAATCAGATTTTCCATCGTTTCCTTTGGACTATCTGTCTTAATGAAAACCAAACTTCTTTTGCTGGTTCTGGACGGTCGAACCGTGATAGGTCTGGACGAGGAACGTGCAAACGATGCTTGTCTTTCCGAATCCATGTCTTCGTCCAAAAACTTTTGCTGAGGCGAAGGACGTGAAGCTTGATTCGGAAGTTCGATGATGACGATTGCATCATCTTCTATCTCAGCGTCCACAAGTGAACCGCTGTAGAAATTCACCGGAGTTGCTTTTGCAGGAACATACTTCTTTGCCTGCATTGCAACAAGTTCGTCTTTTTTCCACGAGTACCCTTGTCTGGTAATCAGACTTTTCAGAACGTCATTCTGATTTTCAAGGTCTGCAATTCTTTGCAGCAACGGATAAATTCCGATGTCGTTTTTTTCAATTCCATAATTCTTTGCAACTGTCAGCATAGAGTTCAGTTCTTTTGCCAGATGCTCCTTCTGCTCTTCCATTTGTCCGATTTGTTTTTTCAGACTTTCGACTTTCATCTGGAGAACAGTTTTGTTGCCACCGTTCGTTGCACCGTTCAAAATTTCTGTCTTATATCCCAGATAGCTTTGAACATAATCACTCAGTCGCTGGTGCATCGTTGAAAGATATTTTCGGGAAATCAAATCCTTGCAGCAGATTCTTTCGGTCGGCATTTCACCGCCGTGGTTTGCCTTCCAATCTTCCAGCGACTTCAAGCATTCATTGCTTGTGAACTGTGGCTGCTCACCTTTCAACACTGGAACAAAATCCAAGTGCATATGCGGTGTCGTTTCATCTTTGTGAACAACTGCATTGACAATGTTTTCTTCTCCAAGGTCATTGCAATAAAAATCATAAACAGCTTGAAAAAAATCTCTTTCATCTTCGTCTTTGACATCTTTCGGGAGTGTCACAACGAACTCTCCAACCACAGTTGTGTTGTTTCGTTTTTTTGCGATAAACACTTCTGACAATCGCTCCTTGACATCTTCCGGTGTCCCTTTTTTGAAGTGATAGTTTTGGTAAGTTCGTTCATTGTCAATGGATTCATTGCTGTGTACAACGCCGTCATTTTGCATACGGTTGTTGTGTAAGAACAGTCGTCCAATGCTGGCAGGCGAGTATTTACTGAATTGTGCCATTCGGTCTGCTTACCGCCTTTCCGCAGGTATATATCTATACCCTCTACCCTCTATATGTAAGGTTTAAGGGAAAAACAGCATCGTACTGCCCTATATTTTTAATATGTATGTATCTTGACGTGAAAGGGGTATGTAAAATGGAATGTTTTTGGTGGTTTATACATAGGTACAGGTATAGCAAGGTATACTTAAAGATGCTTTCAGGCTATCCTCGGAGAAAAGAAAGCACAAAAAAAGAGAACAGGTGAATTTTTCCTGTTCCCTCTTTCTGTCGGACTGTATTTCGTATTCAGCAAGCTCGTTCCTGATGTGCTTTCAGCCGTTCCACGTCATCACGCAGAGCCATGACTGCTTCTCTTAGCAACTTATTTTCTTGTTTCAGCAACGTGTTCTGCTGTTTGACCAGACGCTTTTCTTCACGATTTCTTTTCCGAAAATTCTTCTGCCGGATTGCTGTTTGCTCCCGAATAATTTTCTCTCGACAGCTCGGACAACACTCCTGCTTTATCAGCTTATACCAGTTGGTATCTGTTTCACAGCCGATGTACGTTCCGCACTGTGTACAGTAGCTGTAAATGACACCGTTGACTTTGCAAAGAGCAGGATTGTTGAAGTCGTAATCAATCTCATATCCATTGTCTGGGTACTGCTTCAACTGGCTCATCTTCGCACTCCCCTTCCGTTTTAATTTCTTCTGAATCTGGCGGTTCTTCTTCCCTTTGCGTTACTGTTTCCGTTATGCCGTTACGTCTTAAATCGCACAAAAGGTCGATGTCAGAAACAATCTCCGAGCGAAGCTTTTCTCGTTCCTCAACAGCCATATCAGTAAAGTGATTTGCTGTTTCATTCAGTGTGAATGTGTACCCTTCTTTGTTCTCGGCACTGCTCCAAACACACTTGATGTTTTGTTCGTGTTCATCATCGCACAACTGAGATGATGTGAGTAAATCTTCGATGCTTTTCAAACGATTCTGATTCAGATTCAGTCGTTCAATGATACTCATTGCCTGAACAAAATCAAGTGGCGGATATTCTTTTTCTGCCCGAAAAAATTTATACCAAACAAAGATGCCGAGAGGGATTCCATACACACAAATCACAATCAAAAAATCGTGCAGTGACATGAATGTCTCCTTTCAGATTTCACATAAAGAAAACAGGGCATCGCTTTGATTCTGCAACGCCCTGCTCTTTCACTTTGTTATTTTCTTTATGCAGTTGTGGTTAGGCGTTGTGAGATGCAACCTTTTCCTTGAAAATAGTCCCAGCATTGAACTTCGGAACAATCTTTTCCGGAACTTCAATCTTTTCATTGGTATACATATTGGTAGCAGTTCGTGCTGCTCTCTTGACAGGTGCGAATGTGCCGAAGCCAACAAAAGTAATCTTGTCACCACTGGCGACACACTCTTCAATTTCTTCCAGAAAAGTATTGATGACAGCCTCGGTCTGAACCTTAGTCATGTTGTTCTTCTCTGCTACCTTGCGAATCATTTCTTTCTTGTTCATTTTGAAAAACTCCTTCATGAAAATTATAATTTGTATAACTAAAATCTCAACTTTCCTTATTTTATGCGACTTGGCGGTATGCCTTGCCACTCTATATGTATCCTTTTCCCTTGTTTTTG